ATGCGTGCTGCTGGAGGTCGTACTGAGCGGACGATGTATCGGTTATGGTGCGGTAATCCATATATGTTTTGAAAGAAGTGTCCAAGTCAAGTTTTTCATCATACGAAACTGTTACCAAGGTGGCTTTTTCTGTAGCATAATTTGATGAAATTTCTTCGACGCATATTGCAGACTCTCGCTTACCATATCCAATATGTTTTAATACGCTGTTAAAATAGCACCCTAAACAAGCGGTGCAGCATATATTTGTAGCAACAAGAGCATAAATTGCTCTGGTTAAGTCTCTGTTCAATGTTATTCATCCTTTCATAGTATTATATCCCCTCTTATTGAGGGAATTGGTTTTTGTTACAGTTACTATTATATATTATTATATCCAATATGTCAAGGAATTGTGGATGTGGAATCAAATTTCTTTTTCGATAAAGGTTTTAAGCGGCTCTCTAAGAGTGCAGTTTTCATGAAGCCATGTGATATAGTCAATATCAGACTTTATATCAACGAATTTTTGACCTTTATACTTTCCAAAGGGCATAATGAACTCGTCAGAATTCTCCGCAGCAGGTGCCGAATAAGAGTTAACGTTGGGCTGTTCAAAAACATACTCTAAATGCTTACGGCTTGCAAGATAATCACACATATGTACAAACTGCTGTGCGGCAGTTACGGGTTTAGGGAGAACGATGTTGCTACGCTTATCTGTGTTCCAGCTACCCATATGTGAAGCGATCATACTTGCTATTTTGTTTTTATCCGCCTGCGAGATAGCTTCATTTCTGCTGTTACGAACCCATTCAGCTGCGATAACAGGATGGTCAAAAACCGTATAAGTGCTACCGTTGTCGCCGTGCTTCTTTGCATCGTGGAGTATTCCCGCAACACGGATCATATCCTTGGTATCGTTGTCAAAATCAAACTGCTCAAGTGCAAGCAGGTCATTTGCAATTCCTACAAGGGCTTTTGTGTGACGAACTAATCCTCCTGTGGATAGGGCATAAGATGGATGATACTTGCCAGTGCTCGAAGCTGCTACTGTAAAAAAGTAATCGGGAGCATCTTCAAGCATATCTATACAAAACTGACGAATATTGGAGTTTGTAATTGTGTCGAGTTCTGCTCCGAATGTTTCTGATTTTATACTCATTGTATTCTATCCTTTCTAATATGTTAATTACCTTATGTATTTATCCACCCGATAACAGGTGCGTTGTTATAATTGCCTACTTCCCAGACAAACCAAGCGTAACACTTTGCAGATGACATTCTTTTTTCTGTTCCATCTTTATTGTAAAGAGTATTACCGTCTTTATCTTTTGCACTGAAATCACCGTTCATTCCACAAAGTAGTCTGTTAGCAGCTACCCACACTCTTACGGGCGGTCTTGTCTTAAACAGTTTTGTTCTTTTGTCACTTTCAAGAAATTGTATCGGAAGAAATAGTGCAAGTTTTTTACCGCTTTCAAGCAAGTCAAGCGAATGTTCCGTCCACTCCAATGCTGTTGAATAGGGTGGATTAGTAACTATATTGTCAGCAAGAGATTTATTGCATTTGAAGAAATCAATATTACCTTCTCCATAACCTCTATCAACTAAGTCCGTGCTTACAACATCATAGCCAGCTTTAATCATAGACTCTGACAAATGACCCTCACCACAACAATTTTCCCAGATAGAGCCATTAAATCTTTCTACTTTCATTAGTTCTTCAACGGCTTTAGGCTCAGTAGCATAATAATCGTGTTCAGCTCTATCGTGGTTGGTGTGATTACTTGCACCGAGCGTAACGAATTTTGTTTTCTTATTACCTGTCCAATCTTTATTGTTGCTCAAAAATTTAACATCTCCTTGCATTAATAATTTGTTATTATTACTTCTATATCTTTGGTTTCTCGGTCTTTTTTATGATAATTACAATTTAGATAATCTCCAGATAAATAGTGAATATTATATTTATCTTTCCAAGCATCTAAAAATTCATTATCATACTTTAAATTATTTGATAAAGCCCATCTTGTTCCCTGTTCATCCAGCCTATCCAGTAATCCGTAAAGTTTCTTTTCGTGTTCAGCAGTCCAATCCTCAAAACCACGTTTCCCATCGTTATAATTACCAACAGAATTAAAATAAGGTGGGTCAAAATATATCAGATCGTTCTCGTTAAAGTCTGAAAAATCAAAATCGAAAGCGTTTTTAGACGATACTATTATAGGGTCTTTATTCTCAAATCTCTGTTTCAAAGCAAGTAAGTCCTGCCTTTGCCTGTCAGAAAAATAACTGCGATTTTTACCGAAACTACTATTATATTCGTGCTTGTTATTAAAACGGAACTGATGATTAAATGAATGGCACATCAAAGTATATAGTGTAATCCAATCTTTTCTGCCATTATTATAACTATCACGAAGTCTTTCAAAGCCTTCCTTATTTATCATACTCAAATCGTATTCTGAAATGATGTTTTCAATCTGTTTGATTATTTCATCATAAGGCGTTGAGAACAATCCCGACACAATACTTGAAACATAAGGATTAATGTCGTTATATATGTAATAGTCTGCTTCTGTATTCATTAAAACCGTTCCCGAACCGCCGAAAGCATCTACAAACATTGAAATCTTTTTAGGAAACAAAGGTATAATCTGTTTGATTAGACGATATTTATTGCCTACGTAGTTTATAGGTGATTTTATGTATTCATTCATCATTAACCTCCAATGCACTTTTTTATAAATAGTTTTTCGGTACTTCTCGTTTTATCTGTGCTTTTTATTGACCTGCTTACTGATTTTTCCCAAATACATTCAAAATCATCAGGTGCACTAAGCTCAGAAATAAGAACAATATTATTCTCAGACCACCTTCTCATATAATTCCAAAATTCATCATAGTCAAATTGCAGCGAGCAAGCAAATTGTTTTGTATTGGCATATGGCGGATCGCAATAAATTAAAGAATTGCTTGCATTAAGATTTCTATAATCAGTATTCTTAAAGATTATACCGTCAAGATTTTGAGATAAGATATTATCTTTAGCTTCCCTGTAATAATTTCTATATCTCTTACCGCCATTTTTTAATTTCTCATAACCGGATCTTGCATATCCGCCGTCAAAAAAGCGACCATTATAGCTTGCAAGAAATCCTACGTTGCCATATTCCCAATCGTCATAAAGATAATCCTTGCTGTTGAATGAACTTCTGACTTTATCATATAATTCTTTAGAAACTTCATCATAAAGCCAATCTTTATTTTGAACCCTTTGCAAAAGAGCTATTAGATAAGGATTTATGTCAGAAGCAATTCTACTTTCACACTTGATCTTGTCTATTATATTAGCTCCGCCACAGAATGGCTCAATATAATTTGTGATTTTGTTATCATCTATGTATTTTTGAATAATAGGCACAATGTCCTTCGCAATACGAGATTTACTACCCATATATTTCATTACGCAATCCCTCAATTCATACTTATCTCATTTTTGTCGTCTCTGATACGATGTGTCCAAATGGCGAACCTCAGACCATATCCGCCCTCATCGTTCTTAGTAATTTCAAAATACGATATCGTAGCGATCTTGCCTACTATCAATTCGGGGTGTTTCCAATATTCCACACGTTCTTTTTCGTTAAAACCACTGCCGCAGCCACAAACATAATGCTTGTCCTGATATATAAATTCAACGACAACTCCACCAAGCTTACCTGTGTTTTCACCTATGCCTTCGTAAACATCTATAATTCTGAGATCAGCATCTTGCATTACCTTTACTTTGAGCAAGTTATATGTTCTTTTAAAATCGTACTTGCCCTCGTTAAGGTTGATCATAATTCCTTCTTTGCTCTTATCACGGGCTTTGTTCAGATATTCAGTTATCATTTCCTTATCAGAACCCTGATACAAAACGGGCAAGAGACGCACATGGGCAAACTTGTTATCCTCAAATATCTTCTCAAGTAACGCTCTGCGCTTCCAGTATTCTATGTCGCAGGTCTGTTTAATGAAATCTTCATACCTAAGTGTATCGAACACCATATATTTGAGACCAGTTTTAATGCCTTTCTTTCTTGCCGTAGTAGTTACTATCTTGTAGTTCTCAGCAGAAGTAAGTTCTTCGCAGTTTATAGCGACAAGCTCACCATCGAAAAAAGCATTATGTATCTTCTTCTCTTTACAAAATTGCGACAAATCTGTTTCGACTTCGATAAGCCCCTCGACAGGCTGTCCTTGACGAGAATAAAATTCAACCTTGTCATTATGTATAATTGCTGCTAATCTATATCCGTCAAGTTTTTCGGTAAGGGTAAACTCACCCGTTACCTTTTCGGGCTTTTCAAAATACTTTTCTGCAAGCTGCAAATCAAATACGGGTACAAAATTTTTCCCATAAACGCTATTTACCGTTTTCGCATCTATTCCAAGCTTTAGTGATTTAGTAATAAGCTGCTTATAATAATCCCGATATTTCTCGGGCTGGCTTTCAATAAATCCTTGCACGATAGCAATATCCGTGTCTTTACCGGTATTGTTTTCGGACAAGTACACCATCATATCTCTCCAAGTCTGAATAGGAGAGGTATTATATGGAACTTGTTTATTGAGTTTTTTGGTGCTGATACCCGTAATTTCAAACGGATTAAGGAGCCATTTCAGAGTCGTCTGGAACAAAGTGTTATCTTGGTTCTCTTTAAGGATCTGAATTTTTGCGTTGCGCTTAGTAGTTGATTGCAGCTTTTTAAATATGTCAAATACCTTGTCCATCTATTTCCTTTCTCAGATGCAGCCAGAGAGCTGCACCTGTTATCTTAATTGTGATTTCAGATAATACGATAATACGCCATAAATATAAACACCGCTGAACGCTGCATCAGGCATAAACATCAATTCAAGTCCATATCTATGATTATAAGTGTGAAGAGTAGCGAGAAAAGCTTTTGGCGAAATATCCGTCTTATAGTTTTTCTGAATGATATCAGCATAGTTTGCATTCTCTATCATCAGATATTTTTTGCCGGAGAATGTAGCAAGCTCCTCTTCAAATCTCGCTCTGTTTTGAGTTATATTTCCGCTGATTTCTTCGAGACTCGCTTTGCGTTCCACCATAATCTGGCGGTCGAAATACATATCTCGGTCTATATTCAGCTTTTCATTGGCGGGAATATAGAAGCTATAATCACCGTTCTTCAGAGCTTTAACTACATAATTGATGTGATTTTTATCGAACCAATCAAGAATTGATTTGTTGACTTTTTCACGGGAATCAACTATTATTGTGAGCGACTTCATCAGCTCTTCTTTTTCCTTATCGGTATATTTATAATGGGAAAGCATTCTATCACCTCACATTCGCCCATTTTTTGAGAATAAGTTCTGTTTCTTCCTTACGATACCATTCACCCTCGGGAGTTTTACCCCACTTGGGTTCTTCGGAAATATCAATAGTTTTGATGATATCATATTGATTAAGTGGATTTGCATCAAATACTTTGGCTTTGATTTTCATCGTAATAAGTTCTCCATTATTAAGACGATATGCTGTTATTGTCTTGTTTGCATATTTCATATTGATATCAGATATTGCATAATAATTATCACTCAGCTTGGGCATTGTTGATTTGATATATCCGAGACGGACATTTTCATATGATATTCTCGTAGATAACGGCGTCTTATTGTCGGGAATAGTCTTCCAGATTTCTTTTAACGCTAAATCATAGTTGAATTTGCTATATGTCTTGTCGGTTTCTTTAGAATATTTTGCAATGATCTCTTCATATTCTATCGGAAGGTTTGCTTTTTTGAATGAAGCCCTGCCATAGAGTTCTTTAACAGCATTCATAAATTGTTCAATCTTTACGATTGATCCGAAATCTTTAAAATAATCTAATTGAATTAAAATTTCAAGCTGATCAGAACTTATTATTTTTGCTTCTTTTAAAGCTTTCCATAGAGAATAATAATTATCGAATGTATTGCCTTGAGCAAAATCATATAAACTCTCTGCTAAATTCTGACTTAAATTCTTAATCGAAACAAGCGAAGGATTGATCACTCCATTTTCGGGGTCTGCAACGAATCGTCTGTTGTCTAATCCGAATTTATATTCACCTTCTCGAATATTGAAACCTTTAAGCATTTCAGCTTTTAAAGTAGAAACCTTATCTTTTTTGCCTTTTCCTGAAAATTCTTCAAGGAGCACCTCATAAAATTCGTAAGGATAATAGGCTTTTAAATATGCACAATACAAAGAATCATACGCCATACTGAGCGAATGAGAAGCATTAAAGCTATAGCGACAACTATCTGAGATAATCTGCCATATTTGCAAACTCTTTTCTTCAGCTTCGGGTTCGGTCATATGTTCTTCTTCAATGATACGATTTTTTATTCCATCAACAAATTTACTCTTCAAAGGCTTGACTTTTTCTGGATGCTTTTTTGCAATTGCTTTAATGATACCATAGCATTCGTCCATAGGAAAACCAGCATAGTTCAGAATACTCATCTGCATTTCTTGATATAAAATAAAAGACTCTGGAAACTGTGGTGTTTGAATAAGCTTGTCAATCGCAGCAATGCCATATTCGAAATGTTCCCTTCTTTCAAATGTAGAATACATTGATTTGAAACCGGGGCGTATAGCAGCTATAAAAGCACAAAGCTCCGAAACATTAGTTGCCTTATACTTCATCATCTTTTTAGCTGTGCTTGCCTTTTCGATTTGATTAACACCAATCGTTAAGCCTTTCGCATAGATATCCCATACCTTTTGATTATCTCTTACGATATCATCAAGCTCATTTACAGTATGTTGCTTAATCCCGATACGTTTATATATTTTGTCAATAAGTAAAACAACATCGACTTTCAGCAAATCGTTTTTGAGAAATTTATAATGCTCAGCTATTGCACCGTCAATTACAGCGGTAATATACTCTTTCTTAGTCGATTCGCTCTTACATTTAATAAGTCCAATCTCTTTTCTGATGTCGCCAGCATAAAGAAGATATCCGCAAGGAGCTTTTTTCTTATCCATAATAATGCCCCAATATTCTTGGCTATTGGTTACATACTGATGGTACTGCTCATCGACATAATCATAAATATTTATGTCATCCTTTTCATCATCGTCAGCTATTTTATAAGCTTCTTCATACGCATCTATTTGTTTAGAGATTTCATTTGCAAGGTCAAAATTCATATTCTGCGCTCGTGCATAAAGCTTAAAGGCTGATTTCTTTTTGGCTGTTCCAAAGGCAATCATAGGATATGCGTGTCCCGGAGTTCCATATATTTCAGTTAAGACTTCATTCTGAGCTTCAGCAAATATTTCAGGATCCGATACGTTTAAATCAAGATCTGGAAGAGATCTGGTCTGAAGAATACGAGTTTCGGACATAAATCTTTCAGGATAAAGTTTAACAGGACTTTTAAATCTATCAAGTTTTGAAAATCCACAAAGAGTATTTGTAAAAAAACTTACTCCGGAACCTCTGCCGGTCGCAGTGATTACCCCGCCTTTTTCAATTGCTCTTTGAACAATTTTATAATCGAGCATTGGATAATCGACCATTCCTGTATTCTTATATACATCAACCTCATGCTTGACCCCTTCAAAATAAGTCTGGTATTCAGATTGAGGAATTGCTTTCATATATTCTTTGAATTGTTTTGTTATTAATCTGCTATAGATTTTATTCTTTTCATCTTGAGTTTTATCCGGATAAGCCGACGGCAGTTTAATATCATCATTCAAAATGATATCGTCGAACGTAAGAAGAATATCAGTATTATCCATCGCTTCTTGAATTTGCTCTCGTGTAAGCACATTCTGAGCAAGAAACCTGTCCATAACGGTTTTATCATCAGGATAATCCATATACCATCCATCTTCATCTTCGTAATGAATTCCTTTAGCTGTTAATATATCTTCACGTTTCCAGGCATCGCTTTCAAGTATGTAATGACTGTCAAGCCCAGCAATCATTTTTATTCCATATTGTTCAGATAATTCGAGAATATGTTTATTTAATTGTGCTTGTTTTTCAGTATTATGATATTGAACTTCAAGCATAAAATTATCCTTAAAGTGATTATGAAGCTTCAGAACAATATCGTCGGCATCATCATATTTCCAAAAAGCAATACAGGCAGATGTAACAAACACATCTTTAGGTGGTAAAGATAAAAGCAAATCAATGTCAATACGTGGAACATAATAATATCCTGTTAAGTTGGCTTCAGATAAAATGTCGTTGATTGCTCGTCTTCCATTTTCATTTCGTGCCAACAGAATAATATGACATCTTGTACGATCATTTGATGTTCTATCCTTGACCCAGCCAGCTTCTGCTCCGAAAATGAACTTTAAATCATATTTATTGGCAAGCTCGTATGCTTCATAATAATACCCTTGCCAATAATGTTCTACCGATGAAATAACTTTATGTCCAAGTTCAACAGCACGTTTGGCATATTCTTTCAAAGAAGCAGCTGAATCTGCTATGAAAATATTGGAGTAACTTGTGTGTTTGTGATAATTTTGCATCAAACCACTCCTTAAAACAAATCGTCATCATCGTTCTGCTTAAGTTCTTCCTTAGTGCACTTATAATCAGCAATATACTTGCAAATATGTTTGTATCCACATAAAACGCTGCAAAAAAACTCTGACGATTTATCAATTTCAACAGGTTCCCAGTCAATTTCATTATCGCTCTTACTTTCAAATTGCTCAATACGGTTTTTTATATAATCCAATGTCTCCTGCTTAAGTTCATCAGTTATCTCATACCATCTGACATAAGGCTTAATCGTGTACTTTTTACGAACCTCTTCGGGAAGCTTGTCCCAAGAATTACTTTTTACAGCATCGTCAAGTATCATCTCAATATCAATTTCCGTAAAGCCAAGATTTTCAAGATCCGATTCGAGATACGGTTTCAGCTCTTTAAGTATTTTGCTTCTATTGAATACCTTCTTAATGCGAGTTTCTGTTTTAGCATTTTTACGAGCCTTACCGTTCCAACTGACTTCGGCATATTTGAGCATTATCCAAGCAACATTTTTAACAGTATAGCCTTCCTGTTCTTTGCTCATTGCATAAAGTACAAGCTGTCTGCCATGGTGCATCAAATCCTTTGCCGTAAACTGTGATGACGTTTTCCAGTCAAAGATACTCAATGTGCCATCATTATTATACCTAATGAGGTCGATATAGCCTTGAAGATAATGGGTTTGATCGCCGCAATCGTATATAAACAACTGTTCTGTCTCAAATTTTCCTTTTGGCTTTACGAAGCCTGTACAAAAATCTTTCATATCAGCTATCCAGTTGTCACGAATGCTCGTACCACCGTTTCTATCATTGGGAAAATCAATTCCAAGCATATCCATATCTTCAAGCTCCTTATTAAGAGCGGGAAGTAGAGCTGCTTCAGTGCTCTCGCCGTTCATAATTGCCTCAAGGCAATCGTGGATTCTCGTACCAAGGATACTATAACAGCTGCTGCTCTGTTTTGCATGCTTGACATATGATAAATACGCCTGATATTCACACTGGTCGATTGTATTAAGCTTTGAAATAGAATACACTTTTTTCTTGGCATCGAACAATGCTTTTAATCGAGGGTCTAATTCTCTCTGCCCCATTTACAACCACTTCACTTTCTTATTTATTGCATAAGCAAATTTCTCTTTGCCTAAATCCGTTATTGATTGCTTTTTGTCTTTCTCCAGAATTTCGTTATCATCATCCCAGATATATCCGACCTTATTCTTTAAAATGGAATTATCACAGACAAGCTTACTGGCTTCATCTCTCACAAATTCTTCATCCAGCCCCTCATCGAAGGCGACGATCACTTTATCTGTCATCAATGACTTTATATATTTTGATTGCGTTTGACTGATATGACAGCCAGAAGAACCAAGAACACAATTACACCCAAATGAGGCCGCTTGCATGGGAGCCTTTTCTGACTCGCATATAATACATAAATTCTTTTCTTGTATCGTTTGATAATTCCGATGAAATCCAAAGAGCGTCAGACTTCTCGAACACGGAATAATTGGTAGCCATCTATCCTCATGAGCGCAGTTCTTATCGTTAAGTCTTCCCATTATTCCACATAATTCGCCCTTGAATGTCCAGATTGGAACTGTTATCCGATTCGTCTCAATGTCATAACCGATATTAAACTCCGACTGCACTTCAAAATTGATACCATCGTTGAAGAAAAGCATATTAGGAATATTGACAAAATCATTTAATACCGAGGGAGAGTATGTCTGCACCACACTCTCCGGCTCGGCGACTTCTTTATGGAGACTTTTAAAGAAACCTCCAAACGGAAGTTTAATATTGCTGACAACATTCGTTGCTTGAATACCAACTTTCTTTGCTATGTATCTGAGACATTCGGGAAACGACATTCCCTCTCGTTCCATTACAAGAGTATAGAGATTACCCTTACTGTTGGTGCTGAAGCAGAAGTATTTCAGCGTGTCCAAATTCATAAGGATAGACGTAGGATTATTGCCCTCTCCCCTTGCGAAACGGAATTGTTTTTTGACGGTATCAAACTTGATATTCGAGAAGCCTATATCTTCGAGAATTTCGCTGACAGAATCGGGATGACCGGATAAAAACTCTGTTATAGTAATTACGTTCATAGCTTCTCCTATGCGGCGTGATCGTTATATATCGTACAATATCCTAATTCGGTCCATTTATTAAATCTGCCATTCCATTCATACAGAACAGTCTGTTTATCTTCGTCATTACGAGTTTTATCAAGAAAGGCTACAAGATACTTCTTATCTTTATCAAGCGTTATCATCTCTTTGACTTTGGTAAGCTTTCCATTAGCATCACGCTTTAATCGATATGCCTTACAATCATGCTTCTCGCCTGTGTACTCATCGTCCCAAAGCTGACGAAGATATATCATTTCGGAATATACCTCTTTGACCTGCTTGCCATTGGAAAGGCATCCCGCATCGAGCCAGCGCTTATTCAAGGTGCTTAGTGCAAGCTGAAACGTAGTAACAACAGCTATGTTTTCCTTACTTCCAAGCTGAAAAAGCTGACGGGATTGAATGAGAAGCTGCTCCCATGTTGAGCGATCAAAAGTATCTTCAACCTTTAGGGTATCATAAATCGCCGTCTGATAGCCAAGCTTGGCAAGCTTACGAATTATCTTTTTGGTTTTTGCCATATCGGTATCAAAAAGCTTGACAAACTTAATATTGGGATATTTCTCAGCTGATATCTGACGAGCAAGTTCAAGCATTTCTTTTTGCGAATCTGTAAAATGTCCCATTTTTATTTTCTTTCTTGTCAGTTCCCAATAGTCAAGATCTTGAGTAAGAATATGTACAAGTAAAAGCTGTTGAAACGAGTGAATTTTCTGTTCGTTGCTGATTATTGCTACTTTAATCCCCTGCTCAACAAGAGGAAGAACAATACATTCAAATATAAAACTTGATTTTCCAGCGCCTGAATGACCGCCAATCATTGTCATTTCACCGAGCGGCAGCCCCATAGTAAGATAATTCAGGATATGACAAACCTTACCATAGTTCAAACCCATTTCCTCGCCTGCATCGCACTTGTCTATATAAGCCTGATCAATAACAAGATCTTCAATTACTGAGTCATGTCCCGTATTTAAGCTGATAGAATTTAGCAGATAGTCATAGTAGTCATAGACTTCCTGATTAGTCATCTTCATAAGCTTTTTGACATTATCAAGCACATTAAAGCCTTTATCGTGGAGCATCATCAGCGTATTCATTTTGGCAATCTGGTCAAAATAAGCGTCGGTGTTTTCCACATCTACAAGACTGCGAAGTTCTTCAACTGTCTTATAGCCGCCAAGCTTTTCAAAATGTTTTTTTACTGTTGGCTTATCTTCAAGAAAAGTATAAACCGAAACATTATCAAAAGCCTTGAAACCCTGTTTATAAAGCTGTTTACCAAGAGAATAATAGAAAATTCCATCTTCTGTCTTGATCGTTTCGTCATTATTGTCGTTTAAAGCACCGTAATCACTATATAAGTCTGGCTGTTTCCAAAGGCAAAAGATAAAACTTGCCTCGACTGCATTGCGACCATCGGTTAATTCTTTTGGATACTCACTTAGTTCTTTGCTCAAATATCATCACCGTCCAACCATGACGTTATGTCTCTGACATTTGATGATGCAGGAACCGATTCAGGAATGTCTATGATTTCGGTATTATGTTTTTGCTGCTCACATTTCTTATTCCATTGATATGACTTGTTTACATCGTTGATATTGTTACTAATAATTGCGAATATGTACGATATCTTACCCGATTCGTTTTTAAATTCTTTGTTGTTTGTGTAGTGCAGAATATTATCTTGCATCTTTTCAATAGTCTTGAGGATTACGTCGTAACTATAAAAGCTCAGTTCATTTAACTTCTTCTGAATATATGATGGGAACTTTTGCCCTGTTTGATACCCAAGAAAATCATATGCTATCTTTGATACAATGGCGTTGCGAGTATCAATCTCGTGGCGGTATTGATCATATACCGCCTGAGACTGATAATAAAATCTTCCGATTTTTACGAATGTGTCAGTATTCCCTTCAACGCCTGTTATATGACATTTACAAGGTCTACCCATAGGACATTAACCAAGCACTGCAAGCACTGCTTCAAGTGATGCAGTGGGGACTTCGGTGTCCTTGAAGTTCTTAAGACCGATTTCAGTCATCTTAGACTTGACGGCAGACTGAATTTCCTCTGTTGCATCGGTGAAACGAGACTTGATTTCAGCAATGATTTCTTCGTTGCGGTCAAGGTCGATTTTGTTAGTGGTTGCATTTTTTGCAAATTCAAGGCCTGCCTTATTTCTTGCTGTTTCCTCTGCTTCCTTCTGCTTCTTGATTTCCTTGTCAGAAAGAGGCTTAACCATAGAGGATTTAACACCATTTTCAAAGGCTTCTATGTAGTTTTTCGCACCATATTCGCACTTATCAACCATACCCTTGAAACGAGAACCACAGTCCACAAATCCATCATCACGGAAGTGCATATAACGCTTAGTACCTGTTATTACTCCATTTTCTATTGTTTTATCAATAGAAATTGTCATAATAACATCGGCTTTATTTGCAAATATGCCATCATAATCAGAATTAAGATTTGATGTAAGCTGCTGGTATTCGTCGCCGTTTTTCTCCTTAACATCTTTAAGCTTGGTATGTCCAATAAGAAAAATACCATATCCTGTATGTCTTAAATCTGCAAGAAGACCATCAATGAGATCTTCAACTTTTTTTCTGCCAGCACCATAACCACCAAAGGCAGCGTTCAGAGATTCGGCAGCTGTTCCCTTAATCTTTTTGTGCTGTCTCATTATCTCGGCAATAGCAATTTTAACCAATTCATCCACAGTATCAAGGCAAATAAGCTTAAACTCACGTTCTGATCGGTTCTCAATAAGATCCTCTTTAATCTCCATTAAAGTAGCCCAATCTTCTGCGGGGACAGAAATGAGCTCATCCAGTGCATCAGCTCCGGTTTCGTTACCTATCGCAATCTGGCAACCATAATCGGTTGACCCATATTCCTCAAGAAGTAAATCTCTGAATAGAGTTGTTTTTCCACTTTTACGCACACCTCTGATAAGGTGTATATAGCTTCCAATGTCACATTTTACTTTATTTTTCTTATATTCGATTGGCATAATCGTTCTCCTTTGATATTTTTTGCGAATTATCGTAAGACCATTCGCCGAAATATTTTTCTTCTGCTTCTTTTCGAATTTTTACAGCTTCAGCAAAGTCATCATAACCACCGAGGTAAATTTTGTTATTATTATATCGGATTGATGCTGTCCATTTATTTTTTTGTTTATCCCATCTAACTCCAGTTACACCGGATTTGTTATCCTTGCGCAATCCTTTGTTTTTGCTGTTTTCCAAATCTGTACAAATTCTCAAATTACTTTTTCTATTATCTAATTTATTATGGTTGATATGATCAACCTTCATATTGTCTGGACAATTTGTCACAATACGATGAAATAGAACGGCTTGATTATTTCTTTTCGATGTTAAATATCCGTTTGCATTTACATACCAACATCCATTATTTATCAGTTCAAAATCGTCACGATCAAATATATATTTCTCGTTTTTATTTGTATATCCAATACCATAACTGCCGGAAATGTCAAAATTATTACTTCCTAAAATACATCCACACGACTTTACTCTTCCCATATTTAAATCGTGTCCAGTAACAATTACCGGTTGGGGATTTCCGCAGCTACACCGGCACAGCCAAGCCGTTCTTCCATATTTGTAGCCAGCTCTTTCAATTACGGTCAGACGACCAAATTTCTGACCGGTCAAGTCCTTAAACTTGCCCATTAGAACAAGTCAAAAGCCTCGTCGTCTTGTCCCTCAGCCTTGGGAACATCGTCGTCGATCTTCTTAGACTTCTTCTCTGCCTTATCCTCAACGTCCTCAAGCTTTTCTTCGACGGCATTAGGCACATAAATCTCGTCTTCGAACTCAGACATCTTCATATCAAGTTCGACCAGTCCATCAGAGAAATCATCGCCCTTGCCGAAGTCTTTCAATACAGGCTCAAAAACTCTGTACTCGTTTACTTTATCTCCGAGTACACCATTCTTGGGCTTAAAATCGTCAAGCTCCCTGACACCAAGGTCAACCTGCATTTTCTGAGCGGGAGTAAGCATATCATATGTAAAATCAACAGCTTCAGCGCCCCTGAGAAGAACCACTTCCCAAGCAAGATGACACATATTCTTATTCTTAATGTCCATATATGACATCTTATAATCAAACAACTGCTTATGCTTTTCGTTTTCCATATCATACTTGCTTGCGTTGAATACAAGCTGCATGGGAATATACTTACTGCCCTCATCCTTGTTTATGTACTGTTTAATATATCCATCAAGATAGATTTTCTTTTCATCCTTGAAATCAGTCTTATCAATACTGTCCTTATTATAGTAGAAATCAAACGTCAGTCCGAGTCTGCTCTTTCTATCCTCTTCGACAGCGTACAGGTTCTGAAGTCTGAACTTTTCATACCATTTACCCTTCGAATATGTCTTCTGGTAATCGCCCACAGCAAGAATCTTGCCCTTGTACTCAGGAAGCTTCTCTGCAAGAAATTCAATCATATCAAACTGCGTGAGAAATTCCTGACGGCCATCAAACTCTTCGCCCAGATTAACAATGTACTTTCTGTAATTTGCAACTGTTGCAACAATATCGGGATCCTTGCGATCGTCCCAATCAATTTCAATATCGTTATTATCAGTGTCTTTTGACTTGATAATGCTTCTGGGGCTATCCGACACCTCCATAAATGCCATATTGGTGTCGCTTTCCTTGATGCCAAAGTTCAGCGAAGTCAGCTCCATAGAGTTCTTCTTGCCATTTCTCACATACTCAATTGTCTTTGTTGACAGCAAAGGCTTCTTTGAAGTTTCCTTGGGAATCGATATGTTTCCCACAAAGTTAAATCTATTATTCATTCGCATTGTCCTTTCCGAGCAAACAGTTTGCTCTTTTCTGTGTTTCTTCTATTGCCTTCTGAATTTCCTGTGGTGAATTCTTGAGCGTTATATCTACAAAGTTCGATATATCTGCAATCAATGCTGATCTATCATCACCTGTAAATCCGTTGATTTTATCCTTAATGACCTGACAAAAAGCCTGGCTGCCATAAGAAAAGCCAATATTAAACTGCTTCTGCAGCTGTGTCTTATAAACTGCTTGAAGCTTTGCGATATTGTTATCAACTGTTTCAATCTGATGTGACTTCATTGTTCTTCTCCGCCTTTTCGTCAAGATCGGGTCTGTATCTGAACTTAGGCATAGGCTTCAGCTTATGAAGATTTGCATAATGCTTTCCGTCTATAATCTTCTTTGTGTCTTCGTCACATTCGCCTGTACGGATGTACTTATCGAGTGTCTCATATGTAAATCCGAGATTCTCCTCATCAGTCTTACCGCAGAGACCGTCAGTAGGCACCTTATCGATCAGACAGCTGGGAAGCCCAAGTTCTCTGCCGATTGCCTTAACTTCCTGTACTGTAAAATCGTGGAGAGGACTGAAATCACCTGCGGAATCTCCGCCATTCTTTGTCGCATATCCTACCCAATTCTCGCTAAGATTGCAAGTGTTGGCAATTCGACCACCTCTGAGAGCAGAAATGGCACATATGACGTTCATACGAACTCTTGCAGGATAGTTGGTTCTCATACAAGAAATATTCTTGGGAGAACAGCGAAGAGTATGAACGTCGATTGCATCGTTAAACACTCTGCATATTTCATCAATGTTGATTTCGTATATGTTCTCATCAGGAATTCTGCATACGGTGCAGGCTGTATATGAATATTTGATATCATACTGCTTGCCTCTGGGGAGCAGTACGGCAATTACTCTCTCGGAACCAAGAGCCTCTGCGCACAGCTTAAGTACCACAGAACTATCCTTGCCGCCCGAAACACCGACGACGGCAGTTGTATTCTCATCGCCGTTCTTTTCAAAATACCAGCGGATCCAGTCAATAATCTTGCGTGTCATTTTCTTTGCATTGAAATCCATAATTTTTCCTCCTAAGTTTATATGTTTAATGAAATAAAATTTTCAATCTTTGTTATGTATTCTTCATTATTTAAAAAGATGAGTTCGCCCGTGGCAAGATTTACGACACAATCATCGTGTTTAGTGTCTTTATTCTCACCGTCGATTCGAGTTCGCTCGGTATTGGTTTTTATATAAAAAATATTTTTCTTACTAAAGACATCTCCTACCGGCAAATCTTTTAGCTTAATTACACGAGTTGATGGTCTTATCCCTATTTGTGCCATGATCATTCTCCTTTTTTACATATCCCATTTCCACCTGCCAGCAGAGAGTTGCCAGGGCATTACAAGCCTCAAAAAGTCCGGCTTTGTCGTCAAGAAATAAGTTATAATATATTTTCAAGCCGTCTCCATATCTGCCGATCGCCGGAATATTCTCGTTAATAGTATCGAATGGAAGATTCTCATCATGAAGAAACTGAATATTCTTTTCGTTATGGGGATTGGCTGTAAACACGATGAAATAAGGATTTAAAATTGTTTTCGCTTTACGTATCAAATTCTTCGTATGATCGCAGCATTCGCTTTTATATGGCCTCACTGTATCGTCAAGGTCATATGCAATAATCAAGCGTTCATGCTCGATATAGGCATCCCTGAGACGCTTATACAGAAAACCACCTACGAAAGCATCGTCTTCTTTTACTGTTGATGTCATCAGAAACCTCCTTCATAAAGCATATTACGAACGTCGGCAAGCGTCTGAGTATTATAGCACTTACCGTCTTCGAATACCGTGCGGAACAAGCCATTGACAGGAACTGTCTCAGATGTAAAGCCATCTTGATACTTTATCTCGCCGTGCTCCTTATAGACAAAGCACATGCCCTTCTGGGACTTCTTGAATCCCGTATCTGTCTTGGGATTCTTAAAAATCATTATGGGCTTGCCATCTACCTCACCATAAGTCGCCTTAATAGCTATTGAATATGTATCACGGGTAAAAGGCTTGAGCATATTGTCCTCTTCAACGCACATCATTGAGAAGCTGCCGACACCGAGGGCTACATTATTGCAGGCAAAACCGTTATCAATGAGCCTCTGGTATATCTGCTGACAGCGCTGAACGGTGATACTGTCCCCGTAAATCGCCTTAACGTGAGAGTCAAGTACCTTATAACCCTTACTGTTAATTGTACCGCCAAACTCTTTCCAGAGTGCAAACACAGTTTCGGTCACTATCTCAACAGGATCTCCGCTGTCCCCTCTTATCAGCATACAGCCATTGTGAGCCATAATTTCAGGCTTTAGCTGAGGCAAAATATTATTGACTACATTCCAGTAATCATAAGAATCACATACTACGCTGAAGCTGTTATTGGGATAAAGCTCAGTCAGCAGCTTACGGAGAAACGTAATCTCATCACCGTCGATAGAGAAGTTGCTGGTCATCACTGAATGTTCGGTAGATACTGCTCCGTATGCTACGGGCTCCTTAGTGCAATCGCAGTGATAATACTTTTCCAGCCAAGGGATTGCGGGCACTGTCGCTGTATTCAGAAATGAAGTACACCAACCGGCAGAAGAAGCGATTGCGCTTTCAAGACTATGCTGACCTCTGAACGAGAAGTCACCGAGAGCCTTGGCTCTGGGCACGTCATCTTCAACGCTGATGTCGTAGAACTTATCAACGATCTGACGATACCAATAACCCACATTTGCAGACACCATTGGATGCCAGAGTGAAGCGCTCATAAGACTTTCAAGAAACTGTCCGACCCATACAAAGTCAGGGTGTGTACTGCTTATTTCCAACATAGGAACGTGCATGGGGACACGGGTTCCCTCGGGAAGTGCCGATATCTTAACAGGCAAATAGCCCAGCTCGTGAAGAGCTCTGATTTTTGCGGTATCATATGTACTCTTGCCGAGAGTGCTGCCGAGAACTCTTTCATACTCAGCGCAGACCTCATCGACAGGCTTATTGAAAAATTCGTTATTGAAATATTCCACAAGATACTTCTCGATGAACGCCTGAAGTCCGAAGAAGACGAGTTTGTCATCGTGTACTCTGGACATTCTTGGTGTCATATAGGATACGAGCTTAGTGAGCTTGGGACTAAATTGAGCCTGATGGGTCATCTTATAAAAATCGCCCAGAAGCATTGGCATTATTTCATTCATATGAAATTACCTCTTATTTCTGTTATTTTGTCGTTTTCAATGGGGATTTCCAGTGTATTAACTGTATAGATATGATCAATCCAGTCTGTCGTGAGCAGTGTTCCCTCATACACAGCCTTTTCAAGATGAGTTACAAACAAATCTACCTTAGCTGCACCTGCCGCTTTAAGAGCCTGAGCTGCAAGAATAAATGTGCCGCCCTTAACACAGAGGTCATCGATTATCAGAATGTTCTTGCCCTTAATATCGGGAGCATTAACCAGCTTATACTTTTCAATCTTTCCGGTTGAAAGCTCACGCTTCTTGTTACCGTAAAAGTAATTAGTGTATTTGAGATGTTCTCCAAACGACTTGCAGGCTCCGTTGTCGGGATAGAATACGTAATCGGGGGAACTGTATTTATATGCCTCATTAACGCCGATATCGTATATGGTTCTGACATTGTTAATAAGCGCCGGAGTTACATTGGAGTGAGGTGTAAGTATTGTTACCGAATCAAAATTAAGAGAATTGATGATATCGGCAACATATCTGAGGCTGAACACCATTGAAGACATCTGCCTATCCATTCTTGAATATGGCATATATGCAATGGTCAGAGTTATAATTGCTTCATCCCAACCGTAATCAACTCTGTTTTCCTTTGACTGTTCATCAAGACACTTCTTGGCCACAATGAGCTTAAAGATATCAGCGTCCGATTCATATACAAGCTTGATTTCATTTACTGCATCCTTGACATAATAAGTTCCCATATCAAAAATGGTTTCACCATTAGGAAAACTTTTATCTCCAAAAGGTGCATTATTTATGTAAATCATAGTTATACCTCGCTCTCGTTTATGATATCAATCTGACAGCTCTTCATAACTTCGAGTGCCGCCTTATGCTTTTCAGGTGTTGATCCGGCACAACAGGAGGCGTCAACAACGATTGGCATATCAGGAAGTGCAGCTCTCACCATGAGGGCATTGGATACAACACAGATATCGGTGTCCAGCCCGATAAATTCAATTTCGTCGAACATTTTACCTTCACGAATAAGTAAGCTCATAAGATGGGTGCTGCCAAATGTGTTCTTAAGAACGATGTTCCCTTCTCTGACTTCAGGCTCCAATATTGCATATGTATTGGAGTGATACCATGCGTCAGCGACATCATCATTTATCATCCAGCCGAAAGAACGAGCGAGACAGTGCTGAACAGGAAGTTTTCTCCCCTCAAGAGTTTCAGCATAATCGTTATAATGAGTATCTTTTGTGAATAAAATTGCCGTGTTTTTATCAGCAGATTTGATTTTTTCAACTACATTAGGAACGATTGCCTGTGCTGCACCAGACCCAAGTGAACCGTTTATAAAGTCATTCTGCATATCAACCACTACGAGAAGTTTCATTCGGCCGCCTCCTCTGTCTTTTCAATCTTGCGCTTACCCTTACTCTCATAATCCTTACAAGAAGAGGGCTTTAACACGTTGATAAAATTGCCCTTTGAAGTTGTTTCGGTATATGTAATTGGCATCATGGCAGAACGAACAAAATTGCCTTCCTCAGTCTTCTTCGTGCATTTGTAACCTCTGAACTGAAAATATTTACAAGTATTACACTTACCGGAAGCATTCATTTCCTTAAGATTTTCGTCATTCAGCTTTGCGCCATCGGAGCCTTTGGCATAATTCGAAGCATTATAATTATTTGTCATTTGCAGTTATCCTTTCTAATATGTTTTGGGGTCAATTTTAGCCGCACAGCCAAAAGAATTAAGCAGCTGTACGGCAAATACTGTAAAAGATTACCTTGATGGATTTCAAAACCATCTCTCCTTATGATTTGATTTGTATATGTAAATCGCCACTATGGGTGAACGATGAACTCTGGGCATAGTTAATTTCATCACAATCTCCGACCCAATCAAACAGAATTGAATATTGTTTTTCAACACCCTCATCCAGCAACGTCACTACTATATCGACAATATCGTCATGATGGGTCAGTCTTGTAAAAACAGGTATTTCTTCGCTTGCAAGTCCAAATTGTCTATATGAGATATTAGCCCTCTTATCGATAATAATCTCAAAGTCATTTGAGATTATCACATTATCCACATAGCCATTGACGCATTTCCGGATTCTTCGTCTAATATTATTGATTTTAAGAAATTTGATATTATCTCCGTCGATGGTGATGACATCACAATTCTCAAGCCCAAGCGTAATGCGTTCAAGTTTTAGCATTGCAATAACCTCCATATCCAATATTTCTACGCTATTTTGGTACGAGAGATGGGCTTCGAACCCACACGCATTCCTGCAGCAGTTTTTGGGACTGCTCTGTCTGCCTATTCCAGCACTCTCGCATATTTCGTTAATAATATAGCAACTGCCGTTAACTATTATTAACATCTGGTGCGGGCGACAGGACTTGAACCTGCACGCTTGCGCAATAGATCCTAAGTCTATCGTGTCTGCCAGTTTCACCACACCCGCATGTTGGTCTCCCAGATGGGATTCGAACCCATCCTGTAGGGATTTTAAGTCCCTTGTCTCCTGCCTCTGGACTACTGGGAGTTATGTGCTCGTCTTTCCGAGCTGTCCGCAGCCATCTACTCTGGGATTATTATAGAGAGATCAATAGTTCTTGGCTCTCTCGGTAAAAGAATTTACCAGTTAGAATATATCCTACCATCACTGCATTATTCGGATTATATTCTGCCCAAGCGGCTTGGGCTACTACGATGTCCAGCTTCGACATCTGCCGATTCGGGGTCTTACGGCGTGACAACATTTCTTATGTTGCGCAACGAGTCGGATCCTTGCTCATCACACCCCTATACAGCGGTATTAAGGAACCCCTGCAAAACCTGCTTTTCACATTTCTGTTTTAACGTTATCTTGTGAGTTCTGGCTTCTGCACCCGTAGGCGTCTCCAATAAGCCGAAGCTGTATTTAAACTTGCCCGATCTACCCCTCGTCAGGGTCTTGATCTCATCAGGAAACTTTGTACGTCCGCATTATAATGTAACGGGCAGCGGAGCACCCGTGCGGTCTTATTTCAATAACGCCTATTCACACTACCAAAAGGATAGGACTCGAACCTATGACACCTCGGTTAACAGCCGAGTGCTCTACCAACTGAGCTACCTCTGCACGAATACCACAGTCAGACCTATGCGTACACTCAATACGCTTATCTTCCAACTGTATAACGCTGAGTGCGTTTACTGTACCGTCCATACATTATTTTGTTTGGTTGTATTACGGTCTTATTATTGATACAAGTTAATCTGTATCTCAACCACTCAGACAGTTATATTACCATACCGCAAGCTGATGTGGATTTTTTTAGTTACAAGGGTGACACTAAGATAGTCTCCGCCACGTTTTACCCCTTGCTATCATCTGTTATGCAGCACAGATGACCTTGGCCACTGAGTTTTCACCTACAAGCTTCAGTCTGCATCTGCTTATCGGTATCATTGGTGAGCCGCTCGGGTACTTACCCCAAGCAACGGCTCATATATGCACCCTTACTGACCCAAAGTAAATTATATTAAGGTGTAGGGTGCTTGTACTCGGTTTCAGGAATTAGCCATCTCTCTTTAACGACGCTCACCCGCATGATTATTGCACGGTCACTTCACCAAAAAGCAAATCCGCACTCAACATTTTGATGATTCTTTCAAGCCCCATCCTCACAAGGCATCAGAATTAAGTCTGTAAACGTTCTTCTGGCTTAATTCCTGTCACACTTGTCTTAGACGCAGAGTTGATGTCTCCTATTGTCTGTTCTCCCATTTAGAAAGGTCGGTAGTGTTCACCATGTAATTTATAAATAATTTTATGGTTTCAGGTAACGGGATCGAACCGTTATTCTTAGAGCCAAAATCTAATGTTCTACCACTTAAACTAACCTGAAATATTTGTGCAGCTTAACGTACCGCACATGAGATTTCTCAACGATAGGATACTATTTTATCTATAATTACCCACCATCAACCAGCCCCGAGGATCACACACAGCCGATGGGTTCGCCGCTTTAACCTATATCGGGGATTTCTATGAACTTTATGATTTACAATTTACAATTTGAACTTTGAAGTGCAGCAAGTCTGCCATCAAGTACGCATGTCTGCTACCATAAATTCTGAACTTTGATGTTTAAAACAATTAAGCTTTGAATTTTAAACTTTCAGCTATTATTCGGACTTTAAACTCTGCCCGAAAATATCGTAAATACTCGATATTCTTAATATCTTTAGCATTTGGAAGCTTTTGCAGTTTCAAATTGTTTTGTTCATCATTTTAGACTGTTGATGTTCAGTTGAAACCAGTTAAGTGTTTTCGGTTGACAATGGATAATCAGCTTAATCAGTAGTTAATTTCGATTTCGGTGGTTGCATTTGCCACTGTAATGGCTGCGTCCACCTCAGCTTCAAAGGAGTCGATTTTATTTTTCAGGTCTTCGATTGCTTTTTTTGTATCAATACCTTCGATGAGATCAAAAGTATTTTCATCAATATATTTCGCTCTTGCCGCATTTATAGTCTCCACCATTTCGCTGGAAATAGTGTTATTGCTGCTGTTTGTTCCATAAAGGCTAACGATATAGGCCTCACAAGCCCTTGTTAACTTTTCTCCATTATTATTCTGGAGCAGGCTCTGCGTATTTGTATATTGAGTTGTCATGGTATTGAGCAAAGCCTTCATATAATCAATACCCGTCTGCTTCATATAAATAGCTTCGGCGACAGTCATCTGTTCGCCACCGATAGATACGATTGTGGAGGCGTTTGCTTTATTTACCGCCTTCTTAATGGCATTATTCCTGTTGATAAGAGCAACTATTTTATCGTAGTTGCCCTGCATTTCTGCTCTTACGTCAGAGATGTTCTTACCATTCAGGGTTCGCATAGTATGCTTACTTACGTTACAGAATGTCGCACTGCGAATCTCTGCTGTGATTCTGTTGCTGAGCACCTTCAGCTCGGAAAGTGCCTTTGTGATTGTCATTCTTTCATTGGTCATGATGACTCCTCCTTAATTTTTAAATGTAAAATATCCAATATGTTTTCGCATTGATAAATAATAGCGAAAATATATATTTGGTGAGCCATTGGGGATTTGAACCCCAGACCAATGGTTTAAAAGACCACTGCTCTACCAACTGAGCTAATGACTCATATTTTTCAGATTTTGATTTTACAATTTATACCTGACAGAAATATAATTATGAACATTTTTGTAACTTGCAATTACATATTAAAGAACGCCATTAATATTCCACCCAGCAGCCCCATCAAGAGTTGAGAAAAGATTGTTCATTATATCCAATATGTTTTGGGCTTCTTGGAATAACGGCTCATTTCTGAACCGTTCTCCCTTGACTGTATTTATATTATATCAGATGAGTTTAAACTTGTCAAGCGATTGTGGATGTTGCAAAAAATATTTATGTACTGCCTATACAGGCAGCGGATCATTTATAGAAAACGTTTTTCCAATTCTGATAATCACGATAGGTGCTATAACCAATCTTCTTTTGATTTGAAATAGCAAACACTCTAAAATAATCCGATATATTGTTTGATGTGATCTCCTTTCCTTTCTGCTCGTCGAGATACACACGATAAAAATTACCGGATCTCATTATCCAAGTGGGGACGAGAACTTTACCATAATACTTATTATCAATATCAACCTCCATTCTGTCCCATGCTCTTCTGCGCTGAGCATGGAAATTATCGTTGATCTGGCCAAGGGAATTCTTTTTATTCTTAGCTCTTATCAGATAAATAGACTGAGCAAATGGCATAACACTATCGTTTATTACGACACTATCCATGTTTTTATACTCATTAATTATTTCAGCAAAACGATCTGATACTATAATAGTATCGTCTCCAACTTTTATACGATTGCCCTGCACATCTGATTTTTTCAGATTATAGATTTCAACATTGCATAATCCATTCCAATATAAACCATAAAAAGCCTGATACCAAATTATCATCGAGGAATCCTGTTCCATCATAACACTGCTGATACAATCCAACAAGTCATTTTCGTCCGCAAACATTTCAGTCATAATTTTCCATCGTGGATTTATATCTTCGCTTATAACTCTTTTTAGCTCATTTATGGTATCGCTTGAACAGTATCCCATCTTGGTTGCCCATTCTATATACTTATTTATAATACTCTTACTGTTAAGCATGGTGTTGGTGTTAATGATTTTATTTCTCTCAAACAAAAGCTTAAAATCGTTATAATTAAAATCATATAGGTCTTTTTTAAGAAGCTCTTCAGTGTCGGAAAATTTTTCAAACTTATACATATAGGTATTGCAAGACATGTCCGTATAGCTTCCTTCTTTCATGCTTGCCAAGAATTCCAGCTTTTTTTCCTCGTTATACATTCTTCTCCCCCATTTCTTTATTGATTATTTCTATACTCTTTTTCAAATTTAAAAAATCCAATTTAGGGAAAACAGCAGCAAGTTCATCTTCCCAGCCTGAACGATTCTGAAGTTTACTACTTAAATAAACATAGATCGGAAATACAGAATTTTTGGCAGAGATACTCTTTTTATAATCTACAAACGCATCATAATTGATATTTGCAAGTTCATTAAAAAATTCAATAAGCCATTCTGCAACTTTGCTCTGTTCCTTGGCCGTTCTTGCAGAATAATACTTATCAATAGCAGCCGCAAAATCCGATTTAAGAATAAAGCCCTGACCGACCTGAATTCCCTGCTGAGTATCACAGAATTTGTAAATACCATCAAGCTCGCCGCTGCCAATAATCTTTTTCAAAACATTGTTTCCCATAGTATATTTGTATTGAGCCACTACACTCTTATTGATGGGGGCACGTTCTTCGTCTTGATTGATGATTCTCTGAGCAGTCGCACGAGAGCCTATTGTCAGAACAATGGGCATAGTCATTATGATATTTGGATTATTCATAAGAGCATATTCGCTGCCCTTATCTCGATGCTGACCATCGATCTCGGCAATATACCCTGATTTCAATATAACTCTATCATCTTTTACCTCATAATCAGATTCGTCCGCCACGATATGCCAACGAAGAGAATTGGGAAAGAATGTTCCGTCGCTCATACACTTGCCAATCTCTCTGGCACGGTTGTCATCATATTTGATATGGCTTATAAAGTCATTATCGGAAAGCTTGGTAATGACAGTTTCTCTTTGCATTCCTTCTTTCCACTGTATAATGCCAACAGATTTCAGATTCGCAATATCCTGTATGGATAACGCTGTCAGATAATTATCATTGTCCGTAAGTCTTGCCAGTATCGGAAATGCTATTGGCAATTTGGAATAGCTTCTTTTGATATAGGCGGAATTGGCCTCGGTGATTTCCGAGGCGGTAAAAAAATGTGAAACATCAGGAATTTTCAGTGCAGCGCTGTGTTTCGACACAGCTTCATACAGCCAACACAGCACAATATCTGATACGTTTTCCAAGTCGGGATTAGACATAAGAGGACCAAGTTCTCCCCATGTCATTTTGCCGGTATCCACAAGCTCAGCGGAATAAATGTCTTGGCATACGTTAAGCTTTGTCGAAAATAGTCTTTTTAATATTGCTATGGCTTCATTTCTTTTTGACACATTCATATTATCACACTCCATATATTATGATAAAGCAGTATATGCTTGTATTTGCCTTATTATAACACATGTTTTCAAATATGTCAAGAGAAATTCAGGATTTTCTGAAAGCGCTGTGTCTTGTGCACATTGCTCTCGAAAGCTTTTAAGACAAGAGGAGTCGCCATTATCATAGCTGTCGCAATTCTTTCAAGCTGTTTATCACTTAGATGTCCAACAACTTCAATTATCTGAAACTTGTTAATAACCCATTGACTTTCGGCTTCAAAAGTCGTATTTCTTGGTAGTCCTTGAATTTCTCCGGCTTTAAAATGGGCGTGAGTTGGAAGTGTGCTATCGTCTCTTTTTGTAGTTCCCGGAAGAACCTCTACTGTAGGAGAAACTTTATTTCCAATGTTATTTGAGACAACGACGGCATATCTTTCTCCGCCCTGCTGATGCCCGATGGCATTTGGCAGTGTTATTCTGACTACATCTCCTGTTTTAACATTCATTGACAAGTTCTCCTTTCATAGAATCAAGCGGGCTTTTTCATATTTTTGCTTGGCAACAAAGCCGAAGCAAGATTAACAACATCTATTATTTCAACAGAAGCTTTAACAAAGCCCGGAAAATCAAAATTTGTTTTTACAAACTCCTCGTACATCTGTTCGTTGGGAGCGTATTCATCTATATAATAGTATGTATCTCCAAAGTTTGGTATTCCATTAAGCAGCGGAACAAATATGCTAAAGTAATACCACTGGTCATCATAGTCGAGTTCCTTTTTTAAAGTATCAATTACCAATCTTTCCCGGACCGAAAACGGAAGCTGGAACCAGTCCAACTTCATTTCTGCAAATCCGTTGTGAATATTCGTTGATGTGATAATATTCTTGCTGAATTCAAGATTGAAGTTATCGATTAATCTCATACTTGCTCGCTGCCTTTCTGATAATTTCTGTTCCATGTGTCAGGTGGAAGTTCTTCTGCCAGCATATCTGCATTTCTTTCCAGGATTTCTTTGCTGTTAGGGCGAAGGCACTTGGGGTTATTGGTTTTTTCATCCATTCTATATTTGGAACATTCCGCATGGCAAAACTCTTTTGTATCCAGCCAGTTTTGCATATATTGTTCATCGTAATAATAACCAAGACAATTCAGAAGCTTGCACATGAATCTCTTTAAATAAATAGGATCTTCAAGAGCTAATACGACTTCTAATACTTTGCAAACGTTTTTAAAGTTTTGATTTATGATTTCTTCTTCCCTTGAGTAAAATAAATGCTTTTGAGGCTGTCCAAAGAGTGTCTCAGTAAATAGGTTTCGAGCATCATAAGGGTGACGATTTGCAATTCCGTAAGTAATTTTTTCCAGAACATCGCTGTCGTAATATAGTCCAACGGCTTTTGCTTCCCTTAATTTGTCTGCTTTTTCCAATGGCAAAAACTTGTCAAGGTCAGATTGACGATAATTTATATAAAAAATATAGTATTTATCAAACAGTTCCAGATACCCGGGGCGGGGAGAAAAGGGACCACTTCTATCATAGGGATCATAAATACATTTAGCCATAAGCCTAAATTCTGAGGTATGAGAAAGCTTTTCCATTACAATTTTATCATAATAATACCCCAGAATGTTAAGGATTCTACATGTAAGCCCTTCGATATACATTGATTCATCACTGTTTTTTGCAACATATGCCATGATTCTAAAATCATGATAATCAAAAAAACGACGAACAATATCTATGTTTTCCTTATCGAGTAAAGGAGATGGAAATTGATCTCCATTAAAAAAAACGGTTCCATTAAACTCGTTGATATCTGAAGAAGAGATATCTTCATCACGACGTGCCGCAAACTCAAGAATCGTCAATGTTATACTTATTTGGAATTTTTCATCATAAATAAGCCCAAGCTCTGTCGCCTTGTTAATATTTGCAATCTTTTCTTCAATGCTACCGACTCTGGTATATTCAGCTGCGGCTATTCTGGATTCTTTAGCGGCTTCTAATTTTGCATCTACACATGTTTCTTTAACCTTTTCATGCACCACAGCGCCGCCAATACCAAGCCATGTAAAAATAGTACTTACCAATCCAAGCATTATTATTCTCCTTTCTTATTTCGCAATTCTGCATTGTGCTTTCTTGCTTCTGCAAGTCTCCTCATTAAGTCTTCACGAGCAGCTTGTTCGGCGGCTTTAGCTTCTCTTTCATCGTCGTCTTCAACCGATTTAACAAGAAAGAAAATTAAAGGGTATGCAAAAATGATAATTAGTATAATTATTTCCATATATACGCCCTCTTACACGTCCATTTCTAAGGCTTCATTAAGCTCGGAAAATGCTTCATCAAAAGCATCGGCGGCAGAATTAAGGTGATCGATATATTCCTGCATTGCCTCGCCCTTCTCGCTTTCTTGAGTTTTTTCAGACCATTTATCAAACCCTTCCTGTGCTTTGTCGGCCGCTTCTCTTACGACCGTTGCAAAATCGACTGCATCATTCATCTGGGAAAGTGCCATAATTCTATTCATGTTTTCCATTTGTAAAATCCTCCATTTAATTTAATATCAAATTGTTTTCTTTAATAATTCTCAGAAACAGCATTTTATTAACTGTCTTTTTCTGAGACGGAATTGAAACGCTGCAATTACCGTTTGAATAAATACGGTGACTGCCGTGAGTTCTAAGATATGTAAACCCATTCCGTGATAATATATCCTGCACTTCTCGCACAGAATATTCTTTTATAAGCATCTTTAGACCTCCTTATATATTTTGCCATACTAATTATAGCACACGATCTGGTCGGAAAATCGGACAGCAAATGTGTATGACAAGAAATAATTAGTTTACTTGACTTTTATCACGAAATGTGGTATAATAATACTAAAGTTGAGAATATTCAACTTATAATATGATTATATACGCTTTTGAACGTAAAGTCAAGTGTTTTTTCAAATTATATTCATCTTTGTTTATTATCGACAAAGATACAATTAAGAAACTATACAACAATTTACGAGGTAAACATTGAAATATGGAATACAGTGAAACCATAATACAGAAAATAGTAAACAGCGGAAAGACTAAAGCTTCCGTTGCAGCTGCTATTGGCTGTAACAAGAGCTTATTCAGCCAGTGGGAAAAGAAACCGACTTCTAAGATAACTCTTGATATTGTAGTTAAAATCGCAAGATACCTTAACGTTACCGTTGACAACTTATTGTTTGATAAAATATCATTATCTGAGAACGACAAAGCATTATTAAATGTCTTCCACTCGCTGCCTGATAATGAACAACAGCGTTTTATCGGTCGCTGTTCTGAAATATCCGATAGACTTGGAGAATCTCAAAACAAAAGACGAAAAATCTCTATGCGCAAAATGGATATTGCGGTTATCGCTGCAGGCGCAGGCGTTTCTTTCCCCTTTACGGAAGATGATTCTTTTGAAAAAGAGTCGTTTCCTATTGACGAAATCCCTGTCGGTGCAGATTGTGGAATTCCGATTGACGGAGATAGTATGGAACCTGAATATCCCAATGGCTGCATTGTTTGGGTAAACCGTAATTGTGAGATCCGATATGGAGATGAAGTTATTGTCATAGTTGATGGCTGTCCCCTGTTTAAAGTCTATCAGGAAGATGGTCTTCATTCTTACAATTCCAAATATTCGGTTATAACTACAGACCACAAGATCGAAATTTTTGGCAAAGTCATCGGGTACTATATGAACGAAGAACCTCAGATGCTTGCCGCCCGCAGTTACAGTTTACGCAACATTTCCAAATCTACTAACAATTACTAACGCCCCTCCTTAATAATCACCCCGGCAGTTACAAACAATAACTGCTGAGGTGATTTTTTTGTATGAAAAATACAGACGAGCCAGAAATGCAGCGTGGCAATGTTTGGTCAACTGCAATATTAAAACGCTTCCCGTCAAACTGTCTCAGATTTGCAATCATTACAATTCCGAAGTAATAGAAAATTCTGTTCTGCCGACTGACAGTCCTTATGTTTTGGCCGCCGAGCAGAGAGGAAAAGCAGTTATCGAGAACAACAGATATTATATCATTATAAGAGACACCGAAATATACCAAGCACGACGATACACTATTGCTCACGAGCTGGGTCATATTATCATCCCCACTGATGACGAGTACGAGGCAGAAAGATTTGCGATTGACATTCTTGCTCCTGCGTGTGTGCTCTGGGGTTGTGATATTCATTCAGCAAATGAAATATCTGAGATTTGCAATATATCCAAAACGGCAGCCGAAATAAGAGCAAAGAGAATGGCAGTGTTATATCGGCGTAACGTTTTTCTTAAATCATCTTTAGAACGTCAGGTCTATGGACAATTTGCAGATTTTATTTGGGAATATAAGCATAATCACAGTTAATCATATGTACCGTCGGCGCACATTTCATCAAAGGTTTTGACGTTAAGATAGACGCCGTTCCAAGGAGTGCCAAAGTGAGTCACTCCCCATACATAAAGATCCAGTTCATCGCAATAGTATACAATTTCATCGGTTGCTCTTGCCAAATAATCGGCAAAGCCCTGGTCGATAAGATAATACTGATAGATATTGTAATAATCATCATTTTCTTCATCATAATCACTGCCGCAGTAAAGGTCAAGTCCGAGATTAGTGATATTATTGCAGAGAATGAGATTTTCGTTTTTAACAAGTTCGGCATAAGATATCTTTTTCATACACAACACTCTTCTTTTGTATTATCAAGTTTATGAATTGAAATTATACAGTCCACCTTGACAGATTGCATGAGTTTAATAATGGCATCAGCAGGTGAAATTGCAGTTATGGTTTTCTTAATTCCACACCTGAATGATGGAGCTCCGCTATCAAACACGATTATATATTCGTTCATCATTACTCTTCCTTTCCATATTAGCATTCATCACAATTAGGACAATAGTTGAGATAGAACATCAGGCTAAAACAGTCCGGCTCTAATTCCTGACCATCAAAACAGAATTCCTCATGCTGAATCAGTTCGTCAAGAATAGCCTCGGCATTTGCTGATATAACCGTCTTACTTGTTCTGAACCTTTTTGCAAGATCATCAAAGTAAAATATGTAATTGCCGGATGTGGTTTTTACAGTTCCTGTTTTTATCATGTAATTTGCGATTTCCTTTATGAACTTATTATTCATATTGCTGCCTCCATTTCTTTTCTGTACCTCAGCTGATCATAAGCCTCGCCTTTTGCAATCAACTTTTCGTATTCCTGCAAATCATAACTCATCGGGCACTCTTTAGTGAATTTCAACCGGGTACCCGAAACTGAGCAAAAGTATTCTCGATACTCCTTGCCTGTTTTGGATTTCATCATAATGATGGAACGATTCATGCACTCGCTGCACAGTTTCATATCCATAGAAAACATCTCCTTATTGTTGACCGTCCTATTTAATATGTAATTATTGGAATTTTGGGATTTAGCTGTTCGGAAACGCCCCGTTTTATGCACACTTCAGCAGTCCATAGAGGGTTGTTCAAAATATCTTTTCATGATCGATCGTGAATTTATGAGTAAACTCATCGGAAGAAACGTCTTCATAGCAATAAACATCGGTCTGCTTATAATCATTCTCGGATTTGCTTTCCACAACTATGATATCTGCAAGCGTTCCGTCGTCTGCTTCAAACATAATAGTTATTCCATCATAATCACGATTGTTATTGCGATGCGCAATTATATATCCGCCGTTGACCTTAATTCTTATATCCGCTTTACACATACTTCATTCTCCTTTTACTATATTATTTATATACTGTTCTGCCTCTTTCAGTGAAATGACTTTACTTTGTCTGTCGTAACCGCACTTACCGGATTCAAAATAGCATTCTGCAATTATCTGATTGATAACTTCGGTGTCGTAATTATACACTCTGTAAATATCCTCGAGTGAAAATAGTTTGAGTGTTTCCTTTATTTCTGCAAGTGTCAGCTCATCGACGTTAACTATACCGTCAACCACGATATAAGTATCTGCATCATCTTCGACAGCTGCCCCTGTATTGACCCATATCATATCGATTATACGAAAGCTATTATCACCAAGATTTTTTACATGCTGCATTGAGCTATCATCTGTGCGGATCCAGTTATTGTTCATAATTCATTCCTCCCAAAAAGATATTTTTCCGTTATTCATTGTCACACGTTTCAATTTAGAAAAAATCATTCTAAGTTCATCCTCAGACAAATACGAAACAGCGTCTAAAATAATATCGTATTCTCCGGAGTCAACCAGGTCTTCTAATAATTCGCAAGCTGTGTCATAAACCTCTTCCAGTTTAATTTGATATAAATGTCCATTTAGATTAACATCTTTACCGTTAAATACGTCGGCATAAGTTGCCGTTTTAAGATCCCACTCATGGTCTCGGCTCTCTTCTTCCACATCTATTTTTAGCAATTCGTACCAATCGTTTTCATTTATTTCTTTGCCGTCTCTAAATCTGTGGTAAATATAATCCATATTTTATTCCTCCAATTATCAATCGTTCCAGTCAGGCTGGTCACAGTATGTAGTGTTCTCAAAAATCTTTCTCGCTTTTTGGACGGCTCTTGTTATGGATATTCTCTTCGGAAGTTTGAGCTGAACAGGAGCGAAGCAGCCGTCATAATGGAAGTCGATATTATATATCCACTGTCCATTTTCGTTTTCGAAATAGTCATAGCTATGAAGAGTTCCGTTTGGCTGATGACTCCACACATCTGTCAGTTCCCTTATTATCCATTTTGTACCCGGTTTTATCATAGACTGCCTCCTTGTTTAATCCAATTCTACATAATGCTTTCCGTTTTCTTTGCGTTCCCAGCTGCCGATTTGAGCAATAGCAGCACACGCTCCGTTGTAAAATATCATATTTGCACTTCTTACAGGCATAGACTCATTGATATCAAGCGTTAAAGAATATCTTTCGTCTAAATATTCTGCAAACTTCTTTTTCATTTGACTTCTTGTCATTGTTATCACTCTCCTTCTGTTTTAATGAAATCTTCTCCATAGTAAAGGCTGATATCCAAATCGTAATTATCAGTTACGCCCCAGCCGTTATGATATCCTTCGTCTCCATCTACAAACCAGCACTCAATATCACTCAGAATATCTTCTGTATCGGGTATCATTGTTTCGTTTGCTGTGTCTTTGCCTGCATCGAGCAGTTCTTCTCGGAACGCCCGACATTCAGAAATGAAATTATCAACTTTACGCTTGCCACCCTCAGTCAGTTTGAAGTCACACATAAATATTTCTTTTCCAAAGTCGTTGTCGGTCAGTTTTCTGCCGCACTCGGGACAATATTTAAATCTGTTTTTACTGTTAGAATTATTCAGGTTTCCGTCGAAGCAAATTTCTGTTCTGCCCAAAAAATCAGCGATCTGCATTTTTCGGAAATCAAAATTTCCATTGCAAAGTTTACATGTGTTCATATGCCTCACCTCTTATTTAACATCATTATCGTTTGCTTCTTTGAGAATAATGACACCGATATACCAGTTATTTCCTCTTAAATAAATATTTCTGCCTTCATCGTCCGCAGTATTGATATCCTTTTCGGTAATAAGATCAATGCCTAAATCGTATTTTGCAATTAAGCCATTGATATGCTCGGCTACTTCATCTGGGCCGTCAAAATAATCGCCTTCGTAATCTTCGTCTTCCCCAATACTCCATTCAACATGGTAATAATCAGTGCCGAACCAACCTATATCATCGGTCATATACAGCCCGCCATCCTTCTCCTCGGCTATCCAATGTATGGAAATACGATTATCATAATGCCTTGCAATTATCTCACGCCACATTTTGATCATTGGTCTCCATGCTGTTTCGGCAAAGATATCAAAACTCGACTTATCCTGTCTGTCGGTTACATTTCCGATGTCATCGATCCATCCACGGCAGCGAATAATGTTTTCGGGATTATCGATTCTGTCGCCGAAGCCGAACCCGATGAGCACATTACCGAGCCAAGGCTCACCAAAGCCTGAAGTTTCTGCATTTGACGATGTGTACTGTACTATCTTATCGTGCAGATCTGTAAGGTCTGCGAAGTTTCCTGTAAATTCTATTTTTGTTGAGCACCAGTTTGGCATATGTATCCCTCCTTAATTATCTTCAATTTCAGTTACCGAAACCCCACTGATACTTCTGATCTCGGGATAGTTGTTAGTATCTATTGCGTAATCGATATGATGCTCCCAGCTGCGTATGTCGTCAACATGAGATTCGTCAACTTCGATTATCATTTCGACCTTGACAAGCTTTGTGAGATCAAAACCAAAATGACAGAAGCCTGTTGTATTTGACAGATAATCGGAGATCTCGTCTTCATCAGTCATGCCCTCGGGTATTTCGATCTCGGTAGGCAATGTTTTTCTGAGCTTTTCATCACCATCGGTATCCCACATAATATTTACTGCTTTCATATCTACATCTCCTTTTTCAGTTGCGAAGTTCGTTGATCAGATCCTCGTCTCCGTTTTCCAGAGCATCGATCGTCTCCAAGTCAAGGCCAAAACAGAAATCACTGTCGTCCTCAAAGTATTCATAGTTTTCATTAGCATCAATATCGAGTGTCTCTTCTATGTAATCCAAGACCGCACGTCTCAGCTGCTGTGCTCTGTTAAAGCAGTCATAGAATTCCTTTATCATACTATTAAGCTTTTCGTTATCCATAATAAAGTCTCCTTTTCAAATTACAATTTACCAAACTTATCGTCGCTGTTTATCTTCACTCTGAGCTTACCGCCGCTTCTGAGGCTGTATTTTCAATTATCCATTACAAACTCCTCCTTAATCAAAATCGCAGGTATCAAACAGTTCAAGCTTGTGAACTGACATAAACCAGTCTTCGTTGATTTCAACTGCCGCTTCCGCTTCCGCAAGAGACTTGACAGGCTCAAGTCCTGCTTTTTCGAAAACCCTGTTAACCTCTTTGAGTACCTCTTCTTCTGTGGCGCCGTAGAGGTAATCTGCATCGCTGCCTATATTATAGTCAATACAATAAGCCATGTCGCCAAATTCATTCATGTCGTTTGTGCAGTAGATATCGCAGCCGAACTCCTCTGCGCACCAGCTGAATGAAATGAGCTGTTCATCATCTTTGGTGTAGTATTTTGCAATTATCGCACTCCATATGCCAAGGCGAGGTGTCCACGCAGTTTCAGTATATATTGTTGCGCAATCCCTATCATATTCGATGCCTCCTCTTAATGATACCTTATCGGAGTCGATTCCGAATTCATTGGCGATGTTGCGGAAGCTGCGTCTTTCGCAGTAGCTCATATCAGGGTGTGCTACATCCGAAACAGCGTGCTCGATCCTGTTGAAAAAATCTGTAAGTGCATCATCATTTCCAAAAAATCTTATCTGTGTAGAGCAAATGTTAGCCATAATTGTTACCTCCAAATTCCATAAGCAGATAATCATAAAAGCTTTTATCAGTGGTTGAATTACCATGTAATGCGTTTGGGTATAAATTCAATTTCTGCATTGCTATATGCAGTTATACAGTCTATCGGTGTATCAGGTTCGCCATCAAAAGCGTTTTGATATTTTGTGCATATTTTTGGCTCATGATCTTTGCGAGGATCAACATCAACAAATAGCTTTCCGTTTTCGTTTTTGTAAACGGGTCTGTTGTAACTGTCGTTTCCAATAAATGTGAATTTTACTATCTTTTTCATTATTTATGACCTCCATTAAACAATTATTTTGTTTTGCAATTAGCATAACAAGATGTTTTCTACAAAGGTTTAGATGTATTGGAGGTGGGTGCCCGTGACACCCGCTGACAAGCGGAGTGGAACTGGGCTGATCGCCTCCTATAGTACAAAACTATTATGCTGATTGCAGTTATCAAAGCCGAGCCCGGCGGCGATTTACTAAAACAGTTTAGATATGAGGGATCTGAATCGACGGGCACTTGTCAGGGATGAATAGTGCCCGTCGGTGTAAGATCCCGAAATGCAGTTTGCCAGACTCGGTTATGCAGCCGGAATATCCATGGTATTGCTAAAGGAATTTAGATATGAACCTTCTGAAAGAAGAGTCATCGACGCTTCAACCAACGAAGTTGGTTGAGGGTCATCGACTCATCTTTCGAAGGAGCAGTGCATATTGGATATCTCGGTTGCCGAATTTAATTGAAGCGCCTATCGTATTACTAAAATGTTTTAGATGTAGTGACTTGAGAAACAGCCTGAAGCTTGCTCGCAATGCGAGCGGCTTCTTGCTGTTTGTCAATCCACTACTGCATTTGAGATACTGCAATTATTAATATATATTTCCTGACCGCCGAATTTTCGCTAAAAGCATTTAGATAATATGTATCACGGAGATGAGAAACATCCAGCAGTGTGCTGGATGGCTCTCATCTGAGGGATTACATGTTTGCATTAGGACGGACAGAAATCAGATCGGCAATTCCGGGCAGCAGTTGTTCGCTAAATTGATTTAGATAATACCATCTTGTCTGAGGAAGAGTTCAGGGAGTATCCCTGACACTCTTGCTTCAGACCAGATGCGTAATTTACAGGTTGCCGCCGGGAATTAAGAAATCATAACACCGAATTGTCGCTAAAGTAATTTAGATATAAAGAATCACGACAGCGGCGTGAAGCGATGGGTGACGCATCACGAGCGCCGAGGGAAGGGATTATTGATTGCATTTTTGTGTTATGAATTAGGAATTATTCGGCTTGTGGAAACATATGCTTACTAAAGATGTTTAGATAAGAGGCAGCATAAACGATCTCGAACTCTGGAGATCTCCAGGATGAGAAGATCGTGTTGCTGCGGACTTGAATTTTGTTTTCACAAGTCGGTTTGCAGTTAGTGATTTGCCGCTATATCGTCCAGCTCAGAGCGGAATTCGGACACAACATATTCGGCGTCGTAATGCCACTGCTCATCGTTGTTTCTGCAGTCCTCATACATATCCAGTATGTCATGCCAGAGTTCTTGATTTGCAATTACCTCTTCCTCTGTCTGAGCACCATACTCTTCTTCGATAGTCATCGCCATATCTTCTGCGTTGTATTCACTCTTGACGAATTTATAAACATCGAAAGCATCGTAAGAACTGAGCACTGTGCCGTTGACAACGTATTCGCCATTATCATTTCGTGTTACCATATGTATTCCTCCGTTACAATTATAATAGTATAACTCTCAATCGCAGCGGTTTACTGAAACTGTTTAGATCAAGAGTCCGTGATTTACGATCATCTGAGAGGAGTGATAACCGTCGCAGAAGATCGTATATCCGGATGATGTACACTTTGCTGACTGAGAGTTTGCAGTTATTTTTTATTCCATATTCGCAAAAGGATCGCTGAGGCTGATGTAGTTTTCCGCCATAGAAACCTTAAGTGCCTTATAGAAATAGTAGTCAGGAGCCTGAATCTCAAGTCTGAGTTTTCTGAGAGCATTTTCTCTGGTATAGACTTCATCGAACCAATGGAGGATAAATCTTCTGTCGAACATAATGTAGTTCTTTAAGGTATAATAGGCACCAGCCTTCTTGAAGCTGCGAATAAACGCATCAGCAAGCTTGTGGTTCTTGAAGTATCTGCCGCCCTTCATGCCTGTGCCTTCGGGGATATCAAACGCTCTCTTTGCAACTACCAGTTCAATAGCCTCTGCAATTACAGCGAAGTCTGAGTATGACCAAGCGGTATTTATAAGGCTCTGAAGACTGGGCTGGAACTCCTTAGCGAAGTTCATAAATATATCGGCGATGCTATTCACATCAAAGAAATGCTTGCGCTCTTCAAATGCAACGGGGTCGTTATCTTTGAGGTGAGCCAGAAGCTTAGCTTCCTTACAGGTATAGAGGATACTGTACTTATAGGTATAGAAATTTGCGATTACCTGATTGATACTTGTGGTGACACGCTCCTGTCTCATAAGTCTAATGAACTGAGCGGAGATCCAACGTCTTGTTGTTCTGGGGTTATAGACTTCGCCGCAGATCGTCTTGCCAAAATACTTACCGTGCGCAGGAACTGAGTTATTATTGTCGGCAGTAGGGATTGGAATATTAGCCATATCGAGCATTGACTTTGCCACCAGTTTTGCGAACTCATTCATATCGAGGTTACTGTTGTTAAGGTTAGCGTTGTTCGTATTGTTGTTAGTCATAATAAATTTCTCCTTTTAATATGTATAGTTTATGGTTTTCGGGTTACTGAATATAGCTGCGATAGATTATGAAACTATTGGTCAGTTTACGGAACCAGCCGGGCGTTTCCCATTTAAGGGTACCGTTAAGACTTCCGATTATAATAGCGGCACAAAGCTTTGCGTGCATTGCATCTCGGTTATCGTTACGGTAAAAGTCGGTCATGCTCAGTTCATCGGCAGACAGAGGTTTAAACAGGTAAGTCTTGCGGCTGTTCTCACTGCTCGGTGACGAATGAATAAAGTCCTCGTAAAGAGTTACCAGATCGTCATAGCCGGACACAGGAGACCCCAACGAGTCGATAACTTCGCCGCCTATCATATCAGCTACAAGTTTGCCGTTTTCCATTACGATACGCTTATCTATCCTGATATTCTTTTTGACCAGATCGAACCTGAGCTTATGCCCCGATTCTGATTTTGCAATTAACGCATCATACAGCGTCATGTATAACACCTCCTTTTATTTTGTTTATCTCGCTCAGCCAGAGTTCGTGGTCGGTATGATAGACTTTGTACATATGATTAAGGCTGTACCAACCAGCAGCCCTTACCATATCTATTCCGTCTGCCACAGTCCTTTCCCTGTTGGCTTTAACGTTTATTCCTTTCTGAAACTGGATCGTGTAATTGGGGTTATTATCTGTAGAACCGAGACCCCAAACCTTATTGCGACCTGTTATCACTGCTCTTAAACAATCTTTGCAATATCTGTCTATCATGTCGATATCGTGTTTGCAGTTAACGGTTCCGAACAGATACTGACACATGCCGAACTGGTTGCTGTTCTCTTCATATGCAAGGAACAGATACTTCTGGAGCCGCCTGCATATCCGCTTGGTCTCTGCTTCGGTAGCCGGTCTTTTGTGTTCTCTGCTCCACTGTATCGTTTCAGATTTTATATGCTGCTCGATACCTCTGAGAGTTTTCGCAGACACAGTTATCAAGTCGCCACGTATCTTAAAGCCCAGAAACTCGAACCAGTCTTTATCTGCCTGCAACGCTTTGACCTTTTTGGGATTAAGAGTTACACCCTTTGGTTCGAGCATCTGCTTTATAACTTCAAGGGCGTGGTCAGCTTCCCTGCCGAGGATTATGATATCGTCAGAATAGCGATAATAGATAACATCCATCTTGCTTACAGCTTCATCAATATCTCTCAAACACAGATCAGCCAGCAGGCAGGCGATAGGATTACCCTGACTGAGCGACTTATACCGGTATTCGGGTTTTCCGTTTACGATTATAGTATCGTCGTGATAATGTTTAATTACTATGTTATCGATACAATCCTTATCGGGAGTTATGATATCGAGTGTTCTGTCAAGCGTTTCACGATTTACGGTATCAAAGAACTTGCTCAGGTCAAGCTTGTATCCTTTGTACCATTTCTTACGGTTCATCTCGCTGACAAGAGCTTTTACGGTCTTGCCGGCTGACAGCCCCCTGCGGTAAGAAACGCAGTTAGGATGTATCAGGTGGTGAAAATCGTCGTAATACATCTTATAGAATGTATTACACAGAACTCGGTCAAACGTTTCGAGAACTGCAAGCTTGCGGACTTCTTCAAAGTTTCGCTTCTCTGCTTCGGCGAATGTCAACCAGTTGCCTGTAAGCTTATCAATGTACATCTCTACAGGGGCTTTGAACTCGATTTTGCAATTAGCGATAAGGTCGCCTGCAAGAGCCCACGCTGCATCTTGCGAAAACGTGGACAGCACGCACATATCGAGTCCCTTGCGGTCGATGTGCGAAAGCGCTCTTTCATGCAGCTCTCGGTCGTTCACAAACCGTTCAAGTTTATTCGGTTTCATTTATCTCTTCTCCTTTCCGATTATTCTTATTACAGTTATCAGTTCATCGTCATGCAGATAATATTCGCAGTCATCTCCATGACGGCATGATGCTGTCCCCCTTGTCATCATATACAGTTATTCTTCTTCCACCTCCCAAGTATCTGTTTCTGCATCGTCAAGATAGAGACTACAGTTATTATAAAATGATTTCTCTGCCGCTTTCACCGCTGCATCTTTATTTTCAGCTTCGATGTGAAGCGTTGTATATCCAGTTACTAAAAGTGTTACACTGTACTTCTTCATCTATAAGCCTCCTCTACTGTATATGTAATGATGTTACCGTCGGTCAGACTTATTGTTTTCAGATTCTCCCCTTCGTCGCACGTTTCATCTACGTGTATGTGAAGGTTGTCATATTCCAATAAGTCAAGGCAGTATTCTTTCTGCAGTTCTTCAACTGCGGCATCATAATCATCGCAGAGCTGAACAAGAAGTATGCCGTCATAAGCACTGCGAATAATTACAGCATAACCTATCTGATTCATCACCTATCACTTCTCCTTTATAGATACGATTACATTCTTTCTAACTTTAAAATTATCGAAAACGAACAACATCTTTGTTTCCTTTTCAAATTTTCCGGTTAGAATAACGTCGCACGTCACCAGCGGTTTCGTATGGACTTTTATTCTTTTGATTATTTCATATGACTGACCTATGTTCATTCTCGTTCTCCTTTTGCAGTTACGATCTTAATGACCACTTAACTTCTTTGATAAATGTTTCCTCGAAATATTTATCAAGATAAAAGTAATAGTCGTTATAAACTTCCCGCATATCATCTTTGCTAAAGCCTGTTTCCGCAAGAATATCTTCTATACTGTCGCTGCCGTAAAAACCGCTACAGCTGTCTAATGGCTCATCGAATTCATACAAGGTGTACCCGTACACCTCGCCGCTCGCATACTGATTGAGTGCCTCTATTTCGCCCTGCAAAACTGTTTTCGCAGTTGCGATTGTAGAATCGTCAACCTTTCCGTATTCTTTTTCGATCTCATCATAGGTAATATAGATAAGACCGCATATTCCGCTGTCCCATCTGTCACCAAAATCCGAAAGCGAGAATGTAACTCCACTATATACGTAGGCATACACAGGATACTGAACCCTTTTGATACCGGAAAGTGCAGTTGTCAGCTCCTGAAATGATTTGTAGTTATGCTTGTCTCCGTAAGCTCTTGTATCTCTTCCAAAGAGAATCAGATGTCCGAGACTGTCCCATTCTCTCGGTGATTCGCAGTCGTAATCTTTATAAATCACAAGAGTGTTTTACCTTTTGTACCTACCATAACAATTTCATTATTGCATACCATATTGAATGCCTCCTATTACCACCAAGGACAAAATACTGTCTTGCCATTTTCCCATTTTTCCAAAAACTCTTCACTTAAACCACCTGTCTTACATAAGGTCTCTATTACCCTCTCGTCTCCACAATAAGAACAATTTTCCGGAAGTGCATCCCACCCCGCATCTGTCAATCCCTTACGCTGATAACAAATCTCTTCAAGATTTACAGCATAAACCACCTCATACTGCTCCACTATGTATTTACCGTTATATTTTCGTCCGCCACTTTCTGTGAAACTATTTTCGAAAATTACCTCTGCTCTGTATGTAGCAGTTTCAACATCCTCTTCCTTTAATTCCACATTACATCTTATTGCAAAGCCATCATCTTGCTGTACAACAGTTGAATTGCCTGTTTTCACTTTATAGTCTTTCTTAATGGTTATGTATAGCATATCAACTGTTTGATTATCACAATATTTTACACCACCACGTTTAGATGCTATAACCATATCGCTTGTAAGACCCATAACATCTATAAGTATCTGCTCGATCTCTATATACCATTTCTTTATTTCACCTTTTACTAAATACTCTTTATATGGAAATGCAATATATTCCTCTTCGTTAAATAAGACCAGTCCATCTTCTTCTCGGGTATAAATCTCATCTTCCGTTAAACTAAAACCCTCTGCTATATCAGGTTTACTTACTTCATATAAATACATATCAAGTCCCATAGTTATTTTCTCCTTTCAAATTATGCAGTTCTTATCAGTCCACCGAATATCGGAGTCACTCTGATGCTTCCCATATCGGAACACCATTCGTCGTCAAGATTTATGACCATTGCGATCGGGGTGTAATTTCTAATGTCCTTTCTGTCGAGTTCCCACTCATCTTCATACTGTCCGACAAACAGCATTGAAAAACAGCGCCCGAACTCGGTGGGAGTATAGATTGCGTGATATACAAGTGCATTGTGCTCGGCTTCAAACTTTTCGATTATCTTCTGTTCATCTTCATTCGCCCAATAAAGAGCTCCCATCTGTTTGCTGACGTTGACTGTCCCCTGCTTTAAGTCTGCGATTGTGTTTTTATGAAGCTTCAATGCTTTCATTCTTTCGATTGCTTCTGCGAGCTGCTGTTCTTTTGTTACCATAATAATTTCCTCCTTACTCGGCTTCGATAAGATTTACAATGAGCATAATAATTGCAATTACAAAACTCAAATTACCACTCCCTTGATAGTACATCTCCATGAGGAGTTCTTTTCCTCCTCTTGCAGATATCTTCGGCTATCTCCCGCATAAGCTCATAACTGTAATTCTCGGGACAGCTTTTTATATATTTGACAGACGACTTACAGATAGAACATCTGCCTTTTGTGTTATAAGCACACTCAGTGCAGATGCCGTTATCAAACCCTGTTTTCGTAGGCATCACTCCTTTACTTTTTGTAGTAATCAAGTTCATCATTGACGACGAACACGTACTCAGCTTCAGTTTCATCATACCTACAGATGGTATTGTTCTTAGTAAAGGCAACTGCGTCAATTGGAGTTACAATAGGATTGAACTCATCATAATCTTCATTGTAATTATGGTCAATAACCTTGTAGATCTTATTATCTTTACCGATATAGAAATCGTCAGTACCGTCTGTTTCAATCATTGAACCGTCTGCAAGCATAAGATATTCAGAGTTGTAGAGCAGGGTTGCCTTTATCATATTGTCCCAGAGCGGCTCATCTTCTTCATAATCAGTTTCATCATCCGGGAAAGGATTGATAACAGTTTTACCGGTCTTGTCCTTGCCGCAGCATCTGCCGTAATCGAAGTCGTCATATCCGTCATCGCCGTCCCAGCCGTAGTATCTTTTACTGGCATAACCTCGGTAACTGTATATAGCTTCAATGTATTCGTACTTGGCAGTTTTACCCTCGGCTACGTCCTTGATAATTGTATTTACTCTTTCGATAACGTTATAAAGCTCATCAAGAACGATATACTCGCTTGTGGTATGAGCATTGTAATATCCGCTGCTGAAGTTTACAGCTGCAACACCGAGAGCGGGAGCTACATATGAGATGTCAGAGCAGGAACCATATGCAGTCTTAAAGCCGTATGTGTCAATGAACTTCTCAAATTCGGGATTATCGCAGTCATAGTACACGCTGTCGTTTGAGCCTTTGCGATCCACTTCAATTATGAAGTTGACGTTTATGTCTTCGAGATTGATAATGCTATTACGGATATCGTCTGCGAAGTAATCAGCTCCCACACAGCCTATCTCTTCGTCTTCGGTAAAGAGAATGTAAGGCTTAATGCCATCTCTGATACTCATAAGTGCAGTATAGATACCGCATCTGTCATCGCCGCCGATACCCTGTGGAGACCAGACACAACCCTTATCGGACATATAAATGTCTCGAACGGGTTCCTTATGAACAGTATCCATATGAGCACACATCATTACGGGAACATTGCCTTTTGCGAATAAGTATCCGTCCGCATAGACAACATCATAACCGAAGCCGATGAGTATCGAGTAAAGAAAATCTTTGAGAGCATACTGCTCAAGTCGGATTATCTTTTCAAACAGAGATGAAAGAGGTCTGAAATCTCTTGTGCTGCCGATGATAGAATTATATTTTTCGATCATCTTATTTACGTTGTCGAGATCGGGTGTTTCGGGATTGAGGTTTCTTATGTGCTTTTCCGGTTCGTGGTTCTTTACCTTGAGTGATAAAGTATTAAATGCGGAAATATTTGCGGTTGCGGGAGTGGTAGTAGTAGTAGTTGTTGTTGTTGTAGGCATAGTCATTTTCCTCCATTAAATTATTTGATTAGAAGCGGTCATAATCATCATAAGAATCGACATCGGGGGCATCGTCATCACAATTATCATTTGCAATTGACGAATCGCAGTTATCACAATAAAGCGAACTGCACATTATATCATTAACATCTGATGTTGAGCGGTACTTCTGCGCCCCGCATTCTATACAATATGTACTGCCGCCGACTGATATTGTGTTGCTCTGCTTCGGCAAATCGGGATTATCATATTTAAGTACCGTATAAAACTTCCAGTCGGGGTACATAAATGTATCGGGGTTGCTTTTGATTATTGTGTGATTTGGCGTCCACGAGCCGGGGACACCTTCGCACTCCGAAAGAATTTTCTGGACACGGTTTCGATATATGAAATACGGATTGCTGTCGCTCTCACAATAGTCTATTGACTTGGGGTATATTCTTTCGTGAACTATGTGGGGCGACTTATAGAATATCACTTGTCGGGTTATCTTCGGTATCTTCCACAATTCTCTTGACTCGAAGTCCTTATCATCAAGAGTGTAGAACAGAAGTGAGACCCTGTCAGTCAGATAGGACATACAACCTGCTTTGTGCTTTCCTTTATACTCAAAGCCATCGAAATTGCGGCTTGGAGTTAAACACATACAGTTGCTCCATGAGTTGCCATGGCTCATTGTAAGGTAATCCATAGGATTGACTGAGAGAACCGCAGTTCGCTTGAAGGCTCGGGGTGATATGCAGTCGCTTATCTTTGCGAAGATGCGGTTATACTCCGGGTGTTTTGTAAAACCGAAGTATTCATAGACTTTGTTCAGAATTCGTGTCGATTTCTGACCGCTCTTGAATTTAAATTCGGGAGCTATCAGATTTATTATGGACACGATATCGCCATCAACAGTTTCCGAAAAGCAATGCTGAGTTACAAATCGGAGAGCAGTGTCGTTATTGTTACTCATTGAAAAGAACAGCCTGAACTCATCGGGAACGTTTCCGCCGTGATTATCGAAGATGTACTTTTTCAATTTTGTAATTATATTATATGAAACATCGCTGTTTTCAAAAATCAGCGCCCGCATCTCATTGCAGAAACTAAAGTAATTGCTGTCAAGTTCTCGCTTCTCGGTTATTGTAGTAACGATTGCGAGCTCGTCCTCTCGCCACATAGGGTGTTTGCGAAGTAACTCAAGAAGCGGAGTTTTATTTTTGCTCCACTCGTTTATGTTTTTGGCAACACCAAGCTCGGAGCAGGATATTCCGAGGCTTCTGAGATAATTGACTGCGGTTGTTGTTATGCTGTTTACCATTATGCAGTTACCTCCTCAGAGTTTTCGGGTTCTTCTGTTTCCTCATTTTCCATATGCTTGTCATAGCAATCTTCGCAAAAACAATCGCTACCAAGGTTAAATATATTTCCACAGTGGAAATATTCTCCGCAGTCATCACACTGTATGTAATATTTCTTAAGACAATCATCACAGACTTCAATCTCATTATCGTATCTGTCATAAACAGTTGTAGTCGGTTCAGCGTAATGCCACTCCCCACAGTGATCGCAGCAACAGAAATCACCAATATAAAGACCGTCTTCACAAACGTTGCCATAATTTTCGACGTATGTGTAATTGCCTGTTTCATATTCCTGATGATATTCACAATAGAAACAGCAGTTATCACAATACCACTCGCCGTCTATGCAGTGCATATCATCACGATCGTTGTAACAACCGCATTCATTACAACAAGTTGTTTCTTCATCGGGGTGACACTTGTGACAAAGAAGACCGTTATGAGAATTATCTCTGTCTTCAAATTCATCTTCACATTTTTCAGCTCCGCAGTTTATGCAATAGCTTGTACCGCCCACGGCAATATGCTTTGCAGAACGAATAACGTAATCAAAGTCACAGTCTTCAGTATCGCTGCCCTCTTCGACCTCGTTTTCGGAAACGGCAATTTCCTTTTTCAGATGTACAATGTAGTTAGGGAAATTATTCCAATCATCGTACATAAAAGTATCATCACGGTTATATACACTTGCTCTGTTGCGGTTCTCCTTGACCCAAAGATTCGGAGTTTCAAGACAGGTTGCAAAGATATCCTCAACTACAGTTCTGTACTGCTTAACAAGGGCTTTTCCCTGTTCCGTGTCATCGTTACACTGCGGGTAAAGGCGTTCCTGTACGAGCACAGGATAACTCCAGAAGAAAATCTGGCGATTAATTTTAGGTTCAAAGCAATAATCTGTGCCGTGATAATCCTTATCGACAGTATAGAATATCATTGATTCGAGATCATTGGCATAGCTAAGTGTTCCGCCCATATAGCAGCCACCGTAATTATCGGGACCACCTGAGAGGATAGTATGGCAGGAACGCCACGAGTTGCCGTTTGACATCAGCAAAAAGTCGATGATGTTTGCAGAAAGAACTGTAATACGTTCTACGTCAAACGGATTCATGCTATCCGCAAGCTTTGCAAACTCACGGTTATAGTTTGGGGTTTTATCAAAACCGAATTTGCAGAACAACTTATTTGCAATTCGGCTTGTCTTTTGACCAACGTGTGCTCTGATATCGGGATAGATTCGATTTACGCAGTCGGCAACTTCTTTGGACATGGTATTCATCGGCTCTTGAGAAAAGAGTGCTGAGAATACGGTGATAAAAAGCCTTTTACTGTCAACACAGGAATCTGATATCCAACTCCAATTGCACACATGTGATTCGCTTATCATTGTCTGCCAATCTATCTGAGACATTTCAGAAAAGCAGGTGTAAACATTGTCCCAAGGAGATACACCAGATTCAATGTAGCCGCATCCACAAAATTCTATAAGGTGATCAAATGCGGATTCTGAATCTGCCGATGATGGCATACGGTGCTCGGTCTGATGATAGACGACCGCCTTGGCTTCTTCGTTCCAGTTAGGGTGTTTACGAAGAAGTCTGAAAAGCGGAGCCTTCATGCTGAGCCACTCTTCGACATTCTTACGGATGCCATCTTTGGTAAACTTATTCGCACGGTCGATAAGTGCGCCATTGCGAGCAAATCTGTTGAACATATCATACACCTTGTTGGTGTAGTAATCGACAGAGAACTCGTTGGGCTCTTCGGGTTCCGGTTCTGCGTTTTCCATCAGTCGTGCTGTTGCTTCGTGGTCGATCATATCGTCTGACCAATACCATACCTCCAAGTCTTCTTTGAGACTATAGGGCAAAACTTCGCCATTAACAGCGGAAATTGTTACAATATGACCTGCAAGTCTAAGCATTGGACATGTAATACCCGGTGCTTTTCTGAGGATTTCCTCACTGGCGATTACGACCTTCTGATTAACTTCATATCTTGTACTCATAATAAGTACCTCCTTTTAAAATTTTGATACTCAGAGTATCAGAAAAGTCCGCAAACGCTTTGTTTACGGACTCATACTCATATTCCGAATATTGGATTAGTTAACATTTATTCCTGTGATTTCTTCAAATACATCTGCATCGAAGTTGGGTAACTGCATTACAGCCGATTTTTTCATCCTTGATATCTGTACTGCATATCACACAAGTCCAACAACGACAGTCAGTAAGAAGGGCATAAGTACCATTTAACAGGCGTACAAAATTACCATTTACTATTGCTTTAAAATCAGAATACACCATTGCCCCGTATTTTCCATTTGGTCTTTTGATTTTAATGAACTGTATATTACCAATGGAATCCTTGGAACATTTGTGAGTGAAAACGGTGCCAACCTCGACATCTTTAAAATTCTTAATTACTTCTGCCATAATAATTACCTCTTTCTGCCTTTCGGCGTTAAAATTTATTTGATAGTTCAAGCTATCAGAAAAGCCCACCAGACAGGCTGATGGGCTTGGACTCATAGTTTGAAATATGACTATTAGAACCACTTACTTGATTGCGTATCTGTTGCAGAAGTAGTTGACTACTTCGGACACGGGTTTCTTGTAGTAAGGCTGGTTTTCACCGACCCATTTGCGGAGTTCGGGTTTTGTGGTCATAGGCTTCTTCCACGACTGCCCGTTCTGTATCATATCGAGCTCGGGCTGGAGCTCTTCGATAAAGTCACCGACTGTCCAGCCCTCGTAGATGTGCTTGTTAAAGTCGATTGCCATTATGCGTTCACTCCTTCCTGAGCATTTCCGTTCTGGAAATCTCTGTAGTTAGTCGGGCAGTTATTGTCCGCACAAAATTTTAAGAGCTGAAGGAAAGCATTAAAGTTCAGTTTGTATTTGTCAAGTCCTCTGAGCTTGCCCTTATTGATGCAGGTCAGAGTCTGCGATTGAACAGACTTGACGTTTTCAGTTATGTAACTGTACTTGAACCTCTTCAGCATTGGAGCAAAGAAGTGCTGAAGCGTAGTCTCATTCATATTTTCAAACAACCGGCGCATTTCCATATACGCCTTGAAATTAGTGTCTTTCTCAGCTGCCTCGTTCATAGCGATAAGGCAGTCTATCGGAGAGGTGTATTCGGGATTTTCGGGATTTGCGGTTACGGGTTCGGGAAACGTGATTTTGCGTTCTGTTGTGTTATGAATGCTGTCACGATAAGTATTGAGAGTTTCCACATTAAAAAGGCTGGGACGTCTGCCGGCACCTTTTACATCAGGAATAATTGCCTTTGATGCAATAAGCCGTCTCAGATAATCACAACTAATTCCGAGATAAGCTGCCGCATCTGCGGTATTGAGCATATCGGGGTTGAGAGCTTTGTAAATTCGGATTATATCCGAACTTGTCCACACATAGCTATGACCGATAGTCTTGGGATTTAAATTGAGATGCCGGAAAATATAATTTTGAAGTGTTTTAAGGGGAATATCGATGATTGCGGCAACTTCCCTTGTCTTGAAGGTCTCCTTGTTTGCGGTTGCGAGAGCAGACTTGATTTCTTCGATTGTTTTCATAATATCATTTCCTTTCAAATATCTAATATGTTTAGGCGATTACGCAAGTTCTCTTGCAAGATCACGTTTGCAAAGAACTATCTCTGCCTTAACGGTTGAGATGTTATCTCTTATCAAGGCAGCCTCATATTTGCTGTTTGCAGCTATGAGGTCGGAATTAAGGTCGGCGAGCTGTTTTGTTAGCATCGCCAATTCCTGCTTGTAGTATTCAGCCAATGTACTTCACCGTCCTTTTTAATATGTGTTCGCAACCGTATTTTACAGTTGTGAAAATGACTGTCTTGATAATAAACAGCCAGTCATATACACATCTTGTAATGACCCCGCAGAACAAGGCGGGAAAAACGATAATTCCTGTCATATCCTGCTCCCATGGAGAAATCAGGGAAACAAGAATTATTGTTGCCGCAATAATGGCAATGGAAAGTACATGCCATTCTGCAGGGGCATAATGGTGTTTAGTTTTCATTCAGAAAACTCCTTTCAATATGTATTTTGCAGTTGCCTGCATGGGGTGGGGTGATTGATAAAGCAGCACCCCACTAAGCTGCTGTGGTGTTAGGGCATTGGAAACACCTAATTTCTAATATTGCTTGGCAGTTATAACCTTTAGACGATGAGTGTCAGGGGGCACTCAAAATTCAAAATTCGGAATTCGTCCCAGTTTGCAGCGTAGGTATGACCTGCGAACTTGATGAATGCAATGGACGAATCCATAGCGTCTCTGCGAAGCGTAATGTCGCTCCGTGACTTGCAGCCCAGTGAAAAGAGGTTTAAAACAAGATTAGACATGATTATTCACCTACCTTTCTTATGATGGAAATTGTACCATCGGAAATTTTGCAGGTGTATTTTTCGAGACTATGGTGGATGGTCTCATCCACTATGTCGAGGTCGTAGGTTTTCCACTCCTTCCCCACTTCTCGATACATTATATCGCCGAGGTCGGCGAAGTTTCGGTATTCAGCAAACGCCTCAAAAAAGCCAGCATCATTACGGTAGTACGAATCTACCATATAAACATAACTACTACCCTTGTCGTCAGTGAACACTGGGATTCCCCTGAGGATACTCCCATGTTCAGGCACAACTCTTGTGCGTCCGCCAATATTGGCGAACTTGCAGAATGTTACCTCCATCTGATATGGTCTTCTCTTATAAATAGCTTCTATAGCTTCCATAGTAGTTTCCTTTCTGCTCGGTTTAATGACATGAGCTGGTCGGTTGTCTGACCTCGACTGTTACCAAGGTCTGTGAGCGATAAAATTACCCCTGTCGGCGCTCATCTCCGCAGAGGGTTAGTGGGTTGGAGCCATTTGTTTTAGGTCGTTGACCCCAACAGGACGACCTGCGCCCGTCGTTGAGGACGGTGATATTTGGGCATAGTATCACCTACTCACATTTAAAAGGATGCCTTGGCAGCTCTTGCTTTGGCTACAAGCTCCCTCGCTACTTCGGGAGTAAAGCCAAAATTGACTATATATACCTGCTCGAGGTCATCAAAGGTTGATGCCTTAACAGGCGAGGACGACTTGGATGATTTAACATCACACCACATTCCTGTGGTGAGTACGTGGTTAGTCATGTACAAAGCATACTTAATAAACGTACTCTTTGTAGTATACCCACCTTTAGCCGTACCCTTGGTAGTCTGACGTTTTGGGGCAAATATAGCCGTGAGCATAGCTATATTTCCTGTGCCGCTGCCGAGACCTACTGCCTTGAGGTATTCACGAGCAAAGTCGTGAGCCTTGTTGACCGCCTTGTCACGCTGGTTGTCAGTCCGTGACAATGACGCTACTTCCATGTACTCATACACCTTGACAAGGTTGTCGAGAGCAGACTTGGCGGATTCATCTGTGCAGTCCTTAGACTTTGGACAGTGCTTGAAATTATCCGTGAGAGCTGTCGTAGTAATAGAGATGAATTTGCCGTCAGTACCTTTCTTCTTGTAGGTTACAGGTGCGTTGATGATAGCGTTGAACGTAGAGTTAATAGTCATAAAGACCTCCATTTTAAAGTCACGTGGACTATATTTGAGTGTTTAGCACTCTATAGAGCGCACAAAGTCCGCACGGTTATCCCTATGCAAAGCGGCGGAAATGTTGGCGGTATGCGCTCGAACAATGCTAAAATTTACAGATGTACAGCAACACCCCTTGACAAGAGTTTCGGGGTGTGCTATACTTATGATGTTATTCTGCTATGTAGTCAATAGCGTCGGATAGAGTAGCAAACAGAATCCAACGCTTCTCGGCTACAATATACACTTCTACCCCGTAAGAGGTATAGCGGTACTGCATAACATCACCTCCCTTCTGTCGGGAGTTTCCGCCACGTATTGCCAGTACGGGCGGATTTTTCTATGTATAACTATGTGTCACACCCCAAAGACATAGAGACTTTGGGCATAGTTTTTGTGTACTTGTTATTTTCACCCTTTATGTATAGACATATGCAACGTTGCCAAACGATTGATAATATTCTACACGCTTATTCAGCTCTCCCGCTTTTAGCCGTGTATAAGCCCTATCAAAAGCGCCGTGCGCCCATTTTATCGGTGTTTTATAGACTTTACATATGCGTACAGTCAAGCCCCATTGGCAAGCCGTGCGTAAAGTCATTCAGTACGTATTCAGTTTTCAAGGTACGCCCCTAAGAGGGGGATTTTTACCCACCGCTTGGCGGTGCAATTTGAATGTTCAGCCAAAAGCTTTATTATTTTTCTTTGCTGTTGTTCCCTTGACTGTAGCTATAATATATCTCACAATATCCAATATGTCAATAGACAACTGCAAAATCCCCGTTTTTGGCTTGCCTACGTTGTCCCTCTACTCGAAAAAGAGGGACAAAGGGGTGTATTTTACAAGAAATTTTCGGTTAAAAATTCACTTTTCCTCGTAGTCACTTTTTGCTCATCACCCCTCACAAATCGCCCCATCAAACCGCTCCGCACGGCCCCGACTCCACTCAAAAATCCCACCCAATCGCACTCAACCAGCTCCGATCCGCAAATCTCATTTTGTCCCTCTTTTTACGTCCAACAGCTCACACTTCTTTCGTTACAATCCACAAACTCTCCCCACATTCCTTGTCACATTCTACAAAAAATTCACACTCAAAGAACTTCGTCACATTGCACAAAACGCAAAAAATCCCTTGCAATATCCAAAAATGCTTGACAAATCCAGTAAAAAAGCCTATAATTAGAGTATTAAAACACATTAGAAAGGGTTGACCAATATGTACGCAATAGCCAATTCGCCCGTAGTTTCTCTCGCCAATGTTATCAACATAGATCGTCGTCCGAAACCTGTCCCCTCTAATTACACGGCCCGAGGAAAGCGCAAAGCAACACCGGGAGACCCATTCCGAGAGCTCTCAGACATTCAGCTTTTCAAGAACTACTTTCACGAGCACTCCCTCCGTAATTATGCGCTCTTTGTCCTTGGCATTTCAATCGGTATAAGAGGTAAAGACTTACTCCGCCTGCAAGTTCGTGATGTAGTAACCAACGACGGGTTCGTTGCTGATGAGATATCAACTTTCGAATCTAAAACTCACAAGATGAACCACCCAATCATCAATGCCGAAGCCAAAGCAGCAATAGCTGAATATTTGAGCAGTCTTGCCGTAGTCCACCCCGATGACTATCTCTTCAGAGCCTCATCTGACGAAAACAAGCCTCTTGAAACTAACTCTCTTCGTCGTCTTCTGGTCAGAGCAAAGGAAGCGCTTGCCCCTCAGCTCTCATGCAACTTCAGTCTCAACGTTCGTTCGCTTCGCAAGACGTTCGCATATTGGATAATTGTTCAGCATTATGATGATCCCCACGTAATGGCTTCACTGCAGGAAATGCTCAACCACGACTCAATGCTCACAACGCTCCACTATTCCGGACACACTCGTGATCATCTGTCCGTCATGTACCAAGACATGGGAAACGTTGTTGCTGGCACGGCAACCAGAGTTCTCCCTCAAACAGAAAGTGTCGAAGCGATGCTCGAAAAGCTGCTTGATGCCCTTAAGCTCGATGCCGAGTAACCCCGGGGGTACGATTAACACGAAACACAACGTCACACACTCCGCATGGCGGGGCTCAAAATTCCTGCTATGCAATATTAGAAAGGGTTAGCAATGATATACACTATATTCCAATGCCCAGTAACGATCCCCTATTGTTTCATGCCTTATGATGAAACCGAATTCTCGCCTGCTGATTATATTCCGGTTTACGAGGGAGAAATCTCGGGCGATGTCAACAGTCGAACGCTTGAAGCGCTCTACGAGGCTCTCAATATACACCATCCGAATGATTATCACGCCCGTTCTCTCTCGGTAAGCGATGTTATTGTGTTTGATATTGCCGGCAATCGCAAAGCATACTATGTTGAACCTATTGGCTTCAAAAAAATCGATTTTCCGACCGCTATTTCATTCCAGAAGCGCCACTAACTATACTATATATAAAGGAGTAATTAACCATGAACAAAATAACCATCACTCTCACGTCCGCAGAAATCGAAACTCTCATCTATGGCTGTATGGCAGCCACTTCCTACTATTGTCACGAAGAAAACGAAGCCCTACCATATCGGGAGCTTATACGTAAACTCGAAGCTTTACAGCAGACAGATAATACATATTTAAAAAGGAGTATGACAGATGAGTAAATTTTATATCAGCGACCTTCATCTGGGCCACGAGAAAGCAATTACATTCGATGAACGACCATTTAAGGATTTACAGGAAATGCAGGAAATCATCATCAGTAACTGGAACAATGCCATTGGACAAACTGACGATGTTTACATTCTGGGAGACATGTTCTGGAATAACGGCGAAGCTCCCGAAGTCCTCAGAGCATTAAACGGCAACAAATTCTTGATTTTAGGAAACCACGACAGAATTAACTCCGATATGAGAAAATACTTCGTATGGATCAAGGATTATGCTGAAATCAAAGACAATGGCAAACACGTTGTACTTTGCCACTATCCCATCGCACATTGGAGAAATTGTGATTACGGCACAATCCACCTATATGGGCATATTCACGCCGGTCGTGATACCCGCCCATTCGATGATTATAAGACTATGATGAAACAGCGTGGTTTCCCATACGAATGCTATAATGTCGGCTGTATGATGCCGCATATGGACTACACGCCAAGAACATTAACAGAGATTATAGAAAGGTCAAGGTAGTTCAAATGAGTATGTGGACTTATATCAATGGTACTATTACGGTCAATGCAATCGGCAGAACTCAGGCGGAGAAAGAGTATATTCTCCGCACAGTTCTCGATCATCTGCCATTGGTCACGGGCTCAGAAAGAGATATGGAGACATATCTTATTCAGACCAAGGGTTATAACTCCAGTAGTTCAGTTGATGAATTTGAAAACTGCTCAAACCAGCTCATCAATTCTTACGGTACTCACGACCAAAAGTATGGCTGGCTTAAAACACAGAGCGAATATATTATCGTAGTCGATGGAGCGCTCCGTGACCGAACGTTTGACACAACTTTTGCAGAGTTTAACAAGTGGCTTTGCAGACTGGCTAAAAGAGCTCGCATTAACAAGGTTTTGGTTGAGCTGACCGGAGAAGACAGAATCTATGTATTTGACGGCCACAGCGGCATTTACAGAGACATGTTTGAGTATCCATCGTGGAGCTGCCTCAATGATGACGGCGAACCTGCTTGGTGGGAATACCTGTACTGGCAGCCAGATTCAGTCGGATTTCCAAGACAGTTGGCTTATAAATATTACATTGATCCCGACAACGACAAGCGTGTTGAGAATTGGATACAAGATACGAAAAGGAGGAGTGGCTTTGAAAGACGCCATTGAAAAACTAAAGCAATATGCTGATAATTGCCCAAAGATGTACCCTTGTAACAATGAACTTCGCAGGCAACACAAAGCTACTATTGGTCGCAAACTTCGGTGCAAAAAAGCGGAAGAAATACGACACTATATTTTAAATTCCCATAGTTTTGAACTTCTTGAACTCGCAGCTGAAGAGCTAATGAGACAAACACTTAGCGGACTTTGCTCAGATTTTATTGACTATGAAAGTCTTAACTTGGGAACAAGAAACGAGTTTTTCGTGGACCAGACAAAGGAGGATTAAACAATGATTGTACTTCTTGTGATTATACTTGTAGGCATTTTTGTTACAGCTTGGATAGTTATAGTCTACTGCGCAGAAGACCATTTATGGATATTTAGCCCAGATCATTACGCCAAAAATAGAGTATTAAAAGAGATCCAGCAACTACGTAAAGAGATTTCAGAACTCAAAGCAATGATGAATGACAATGGATTTTGAGAAAGAAGTGACAAGAATGATTGAAATTGATCTTTATATTGATGATAATTGGGAACATTTTGAATTAGATGACACATTCAAAATAATTAAAATAAGCAACAATACGAATAATGCAGACGATGGGGACATTGAATATGCGACAGAAGCTCTTAATAGCCCTTGGAGTGAAAACGGTCATTGGTTTAAGATAAGATATGATCACAATAAAAAGCGTTGGGAATGTAAGCGAATAGTGGACTTTTACGATGGCTGTCAAGCGACTTTAAGTGTTTGTCGCAGCGATTACTTCAAAGCGTTGAGAGAAAATGAAAACGTTTTTTATAGGCTTCAACAACTCTATAATCCTGAAAATATTTCGTTTTAAAGGAGACGATGAATAATGAATAAAACAAATATGCTTGGCGCTTATGACATATATCGCCAAATGTTCAGGCAGATAATGTGGTGGGATCTGAGTCCTGAAGAAACCGGCAATACATACTTCAAAAACGGCACCCACAAAGTGCTTGGCAATGAGGACGGTCATTATCTTTATAATCTCAGCTGGTTAATGGGTGATATAGGGTATCATGGCTGGTCTGGTTCGGCTGCTGAAAATGAATGTAATATTTACAACAAGGTTGAAACTGCATATTTCTATCTGCTTAAATCTCTTGCCGAAGCTATCGGTTTTGAATATACAGATGAAGACGTATGGAATTACTACCTGAAAGATATCGACACGGATGATATGTTGAAGCTGTATGAAGCCAACAAGCAGAAAAAGGGGTGATGGCAATGACTCCACAAGAAGCAATAGATATGCTCAAGATTGCTATAGCTGGGGAAGAATAAAGATTATGTGAGCCTAAATACGAATATACGGTTGATAATTTGACAGAAGAAGAATATATCTTTTTAATAGAATTATTAAAAGAAAGTGATGATAACAATGATTTATTACGAAGTGCCAAAAGGTATGTTTCTCGAGACAGCTATTAAAACTATCCGTAAAATAGCCGAGCAAACATCTGAGGCCGTTAAAATGAAGTTCAACGGTGTAGAGCTTGATTCTACTATGACTAACGATGAAATAAATAAAAGATGTCCGTGGGGTGATCGAGATGATTGAAACTGATATCAGGTCACAAATTAAAAATAAAATACATAAAATCTGCATAAATAGACTGCCTGCGTATAACAGTGACGGAAGAGTTCAACTTTATATGCGACCAGACCTGTCTGAATGGGCAGCGAAAGCAGCAGCCGATGGTGAAAGATACTTCTATGTTGAGGCTGTAAGCCCTAATATCAATGGTGGTAAGCTTAGACTATGCTGTCCTAAGTACGAGTACAGAGTTGATAGTCTCACGCAGGAAGAATATGATGTTCTGAAAGAACTGTTAAATGGAGGTAAATAATAATGACGACAGAAGAAAAAATTGCAGAACTTGAAACCAATTACAAGGCAATGTCGGCAGAGCTTGAAAAGCTCAAGGCTGAACTTGCTGAAACGCAAGAGACAATATGGACACCAAAAATAGGCGAAGAATATCTATATCTCGCTACTGATGGCAGTGTTTCTACAGAAACAAATGACGAAACGGCTTACGATACTGGTATACTTAATATGAATAGTGTATTTAGAGTAATGAAAGATACAGATAAACATCTTGAATGGTATCGAGACAATATTCTCCGTGTTCAGAATAAGCTGATGCAGCTTCACGAGTTGTTGTGTCCCGATTGTTTTCCTGATTGGGATACAGGTAAAACAACATGGGCTATATATTATGATAATACATATAAGTGTTTTAGTTATACTCTTCAGTGTTCTTGTAATTGGTTTGCCGTTTGTTTTACCAGAGAAGCAGCAGAAAAGGCTTGTGAAATTCTCAACAAAGAAATACTTATGATGAAAGGATAATGACATGGGCGAATTGGAAAAGGTGGTCGCAATAAAAGGCAACAATTGAAATGGGGCAGTAAACAATGATAAATAAAATAGATGTAATAAAATGGTTAAGCGATAACCATAGGTTTCTGCGTATTCAGAATAAGCTAATGTATCTTCACGAACTGGTGTGGCTTGAAGATGAGGATAAAGACGAATGGTTTGTCTATTATGACAATGATTATAAATGTTTTAACTGGACTCGTTGGTATTGCTTTGAACATATTCTTACTTATTTTACCGAAGATAAAGCAAAAGAAGCTTGCAGAATTCTCAACCGAGAAATTTATATGGAGGAATGATACTATGACAATAAATGAAATCAAGTCTGCGCTCCGCAGCTCTGAATACAGCTTCCTGTCGGATAATCCACATCTTGGCTCTAATGTCATCTTGTTGACAGTCGGCGGTTCCCACGCTTACGGAACGGATACTCCCACCAGTGACTTGGATATTCGTGGCTGTGCCCTGAATACTCCAAGAGAGCTGCTTACCAGCGAAAACTTCGAGCAGTTTGTAAATGAAGAGACCGACACCACGATATATTCGTTCAACAAGTTGGTCTCACTGCTCGCTAATTGTAACCCCAACACCATCGAGATGCTGGGAAACAAGCCAGAACATTATTTCTATGTCTCCCCTATCGGGAAGGAGCTTCTTGACAACGTTAATCTGTTTCTTTCCCAGAAGGCTGCATACAGCTTCGGTGGGTATGCAACCGCTCAGCTTCGCCGCCTTGAAAATAAAGCCAACCGCCTTGTTGGTCAGGAACAGCTGGAACAGTATATCTATAACACACTGTCTCACGTTGCCGAAAACTTTGAAGAAAAATATGGTATTCCTGCTGGTCAGCTTCGGCTATATATTGACAAGGCTGTAAGTCCCGATATGGAAACCGAAATTTTCATGGATACTAACCTGACCCACTACCCTATCAGAGACTACGCCGGAATGTGGGATGAAATGAAGAGCATTATTAAGTCTTACAATAACATCGGATACCGCAACAACAAGGCTATCGAAAACGGAAGGCTTGGCAAGCATATGATGCACTTGATTCGTCTGTATCTCATGTGTATTGACATTCTTGAGGGACGAGGCGTAATAACATACCGTGAAAAAGATCATGACCTGCTGATAGACATCCGCAACGGCAAGTACCTTGATGAAAATCAGCAGCCCACTCCCGAGTTCTATGAGATGATAGACGAATATGAAAAGAAATATCAGTATGCGAAAGAGCACACCGAACTCCCACCTAAGCCAAGCTACAAGGCAATAAATGATTTCGTTCAGAGCATCAATGAAAGAGTGATAAAAAATGAAGTATAAAATTGATATGCCACCCAATGCAAATGTAATCATTCATGCACTTCAAGATGCAGGTTACAAGGCATATATCGTTGGTGGCTGCGTCAGAGATAGTCTAATGAACAGAGTTCCTCACGACTGGGATATATGCACTTCTGCGAGACCGGAGCAAATGCTTGAAGTGTTTAAAGATCACCGTGTTATCGAGACGGGGTTGCAGCACGGCACGGTAACAGTAGTTATTGATGGCGAGCAGTATGAATGCACTTCGTTTCGTATCGACGGGGTGTATTCTGACAATCGCAGACCTGACAGCGTGACGTTTATTGACGACCTTACTGAAGACCTAAGACGTCGGGATTTTACAATCAATGCAATGGCATATAATGACGAGGAAGGTCTTATCGACCCGTTTGACGGAATGGGTGATATAAAGCATGGCATAATCAGATGTGTTGGAAATGCAGCAGACAGATTCAATGAAGATGCTCTCAGAATACTTAGAGCTATTCGATTTGCTGCACAGCTGGATTTCGCTATTGAAAACAACACATCTTCTGAGTTATGCAGACAGAGAAAGTCTTTAGCAAATATATCCGCTGAAAGAATTACCAATGAACTCAACAAAATCGTTATATCCGATCGATTTGCCGGAATGTTGATAAAATATCTGGATATATTCGAGCAGTTTATTCCAGAGCTTGAGGATATGAATAACTTTCCGCAGAATAACCCCCATCATATATATGACGTACTTATTCATACGTTTTATACAGTAATATCCTGTCAGAACGATCTTATCCTTCGATTAGCGGCATTATTCCATGATATCGGGAAACCTCATTCATACCAAGACGAAGCTGACGGTATCAGGCATTTTGTAGGACACAATATTGTCGGGGCGGATATGACAGATAAAATCATGAGGCGCTTGAAGTATGACAACAATACCCGAAATGCTGTTGTCCAGCTGGTGCTATATCACGATTCTTCGTTTATTGCAAAACCATCAGCTGTTAAACGCTGGCTGAATAAAGTGGGAGAAATCCAACTAAAGCGTCTCATCGATCTTCGCAGGGCTGATATTGAAGGTCAAAGAGTTTTTTATGATAGGGAAAAAATGAGAAAAATTGATGATTTCGCAAATGTTTTAAACCAAGTTCTTGAAGAACAGCAGTGCTTTTCTCTGAAGGATCTCGCAATCAATGGGGATGATCTTATTGCCTTGGGTTTTGTTCCGGGCAAGGAATTAGGAGAAGTGCTCACAGGGTTGTTAAACTCCGTAACAGATGACGCTCTTCCAAACGATAGGGAAACGCTTTTAAAGGAGGCTCAGAAATGGCTCAAGTAACCACATTTGACAACATTTATATCACGGGTGATAAGCACGGGGATTTCTCGGGGCTTATGCGATTCTGTGACCAGCAAGGCACCACCCGTAACGACCTGATAATAGTTCTTGGAGATGCGGGCGTTAACTATTACCGAAATGGACGTGATCAGAGGCTAAAAGAAATGCTCGCCCAGTCCCCTATCACACTGCTATGCGTTCATGGCAACCACGAAGAGAGACCTGAGAACATCTCTACATATACCGAGACGGAATTTTGTGGGGATACGGCTTACTACGAACCCAAATATCCAAATCTGATTTTTGCCAAGGATGGCAGCATTTACAAGCTTAACGGCGCTAAGACATTGATTCTCGGCGGTGCATATTCGGTGGACAAGTATTACAGGCTGATGAAAGGCTGGAACTGGTTCGAGTCAGAGCAGATTACAGATAAGCGTAAGGCTGAGATAGAGCAAATACTCGACAAAGCCGGATGGGGCGTTGACTACGTGCTGTCTCATACCTGTCCTTATGATACGAGACCCACACACCTTTTCCTGAGAGGTATTGACCAGTCCCTCGTGGACAGCTCTATGGAAGTCTGGTTTCAGAAGATTGCCGACAGGCTTGACTTCAAGCACTGGTATTTTGGACATTATCACGACGACTGGGATAATGGAAAATATTCAATGCTTTACGGCGATATTGAAAAGTTTCCGTATGAGCCGGCGGATGAATGAGGTAAGATTTATGCGCACGAAAATACAAGAGTTATTAACGGAAAGGAGTGGCTGTATGACAAATAATGAGATCGACAATCTCATAAGCCTTTTGCAGCGAGCACAGGCCACTATAAATCATATGGCAGCTGATCTCAATGAGCATGACCTCGACTGTTACTATTGCGCTCATTTTCCAGATGGCGGAGACGGCAAGTGCCCTATGTATTCAGACGATGGCAGTAACGGTTGGTGTCATTTCAGATGGAGACTTGACGATGAGATAGACAAAACTATCGAGAAGCTTCAGGCAGAATTGTAAAGTCCCATAGTAACACTACAGTAATAAGAAAGGAATGATTTTATGGCTATAATCGGAGCAATTTTAGGAGATATTGCAGGTTCTCAGTACGAGTTCGACAGACCCCAAGATCTTGACTGGGAGCATTGTGAGCTTTTTACAAACAGATGTTATTTCACAGATGATACCGTTATGACACTGGCAGCAAAAAAGGCAGTGCTTAACGAAGAGTCATTTGCAAAATGCTACAGAGAATTGGGTAAAAGATACCCTTACGCCGGATATGGTGGTATGTTTGGCAGATGGCTAAGACACGATGACGGGGGTCCATACGGTAGCTTCGGAAATGGTTCAGCAATGAGATGCTCTTACATTGGGGAACATTATAAAAACGAAAACGATATAAAAGAATTTGCAAGGCTCTCAGCAGTCTGCACACATAATCATCCAGAGGGCATAAAGGGTGCGATCGTAACGGCTATGTGTGTCAATATGGCAAAAAGCGGAGCATCTAAATCGGCAATATACGATTATACACTTAAGCATTATCCATCTTACATATACAAATACGGGGTAGATTTGAGTCTTAATAACTACAGGAACATATACGAATGGGATGTGACTTGTCAGGGCAGTGTGCCGGTAGCAATCCGATGCTTTCTCGAAAGCGAGAGTTATGAGAACTTCATCAGAAATGTACTGTCACTGCCTTGCGATACCGATACACTATGTGCGATCGGCGGAGGCATTGCCGAGGAATTCTACCACGGAACAGGTTTCGATGAAGATACACTACTGAGAAGATATCTTGACAATAATCTGTATAGGATCGTGAAAATGTGAAAGAAACAAATAATACACTACTATAGTAGGAGATGATTAAATATGAGCAACTGTCAAAGGCAATATACTAAAACCGAAGGTCATATATAAGAAGCCTATCAGCACATCAAGCCTTATCTTGACGATGAGACCAGCTGTAAGGCATTACACGATATGTGCCGAAACTGTGAGAGATGGTGCGGCGAAGACCACGATTATGGCGAATGTGAGAATATGAATTGTTTCAAATTTTATCTCGCATACGAATACTTATGCTGGTGCGAAGCGTGGGATGAATATTGATAAGCCGTATCAGTACGCCAACGGAGGTGATTAAATGTTCTGGATAGGTTTTGTAATTGGGATGTTCGCAGGCAGCTGTGCGCTTGCTGCTATAGCATGTGTAATTGCATCAAGTGACGAGGAGGATAATAATGAGACACGTTGAAAATATTGTTATCGGGACGCCTATTGTAGATCCTGCTGAAATATTTGCCGCAAACAGCGACGATTGGATCGGTAGCGAGTCCGAGAAAACATATTATACCGATGAAAGATATTTGCCTAAAATCCTTGTAGAATTAGGCATTTATCCATCGGTCAGCGAGATAAGGCGCAATAAGTCTGAACTGATTCGAACTTTAGACACCGTGGACTTTATAGAAATAAAGCCCAAGAAGAAAATTCCTTTATGGATATTGATAGGAGAATAATAATGATGATGATAACAGTTAACTCAAAGAATGACATTACACTGATGAATATATCTGATGGTAATATATTTTCATATGACAATCAATATTATATCAAAAGTAGTAAGCGTGAGTATGGTATGCGTTACATTTGCGTCAATATTATGACAGGAGAAGTTTTAGAGATAGATTCATGTGCAACGGTTCGAAGCGTTGATGCAAAAATTCATATTTATGAATGAGGTGATATTATGAACACCGCATCCACTCTTTTGCTGATGATATTCCTGCACATTGTTGATGATTACTATTTACAAGGTATTCTGGCAAATATGAAACAGAAACAATGGTGGCAGGATAATGCTCCGGCTTCGCTTTACAGATATGATTATATCGTTGCTCTTATGATGCACTCAATGAGCTGGGCATTTATGATAATGCTGCCAATTGCAATGAGAATGAGTTTCGATGTTAATGAATTATTTGTTGGTGTTTGGATAGTCAATGCAATTATTCACGGAGTAGTTGATGACTTGAAGGCTAATAAACACAAGATAAATCTAATACAGGATCAGAGCACGCATATAATTCAAATAGTTCTGACCGCAATAATTTTTATGAGGTGATATTATGAAATTAAATTACATATTGGCAGGCTGTGTGCTTGCGGTGGGAATGTTGGCAGTAGGAGCAATAGCACTGGGGATATCTACAGTGTGCAGTGAATCACAAAACAACACCATTGAAAATCCTATGGTAAAATTATATGAGGATTCTAATAGCACTATTTGGTACGACAAGGATACAATGGTAATGTACTATGAACGTAACTGTACTTATTGCGTCGAAATAACCGTTATGGTTAACGCCGATGGAACTCCGAAGCTGTATAAAGAAGAAAATTAAAGAAAGGTGGAAATAACAGTGGCATTATCGGTTTATAAGGATCATTCGTTCTTAATTTTTAATCAAGACGATAAGATTTGCAAATATGATTTTGCAACAAAGACTACATATGGATGGAGTGGAAGAAAAGTCAATTCGCTTCAAACACAGCTTCGTAATATTTCAATAAAAGAATTAATTGATGCCTGCTCCGATAAAAATTATGGTTTATTTTTACAGTCTATTATGGAATGGGAAGTAAAGGGCGGATCCAATATTTCAAATATAGGAACAATTTTAGATCGCATTCCTTTATATTCCAATCTTGAACAATATTACAGCGCAGGAATAACAAATATAAGTAAAAATATGTACGCAATACCCTTTTCCGATATTCCTAAAGGATTAAAAAAGATATGTAAAGAAAATAATATCTGTTTACAGCAAAACACATATGAATCCTATAAAAAACACGCAGATATATTTAATTTTGCAGCTTCGGAGCAATTTACGTCTCTTTCGTTTGGAACTATCGTAGAATATATACTTGCTCAACATGATTATCGAAATAATGATTTTTATATTGATTCTTTTATCAGATATAATTATCAGCCTAAAGCTCTCCTTAGATACATAGACGACCTGATAACTTACGAAGCGTGTAATTTAAATATCATAAGAGAAGTGCTCGATTATGCAACTATGATGTCAAAAATCAGTCCTAAATTTGATAAATACCCTCGACATTTTCTTACTACTCACGCTATCGCTTGTCGAAACTATAATCGTTTAAAACAGCAGTTTCAAGAAGATCAATTTGTAGCAAGAATAGATACTACTCTTGAAGACAAAATTGATGGGTATGTATTCATATATCCCAAGAGCTCTCAAGATATTAAAGATGAAGCTGTACAGCAGAATAACTGTGTTGCTTCATATATTAGTAGGGTTATATCCGGTGATTGCCATGTCATGTTTATGAGATACGCTGCTACTCCAAATGACAGCTTGGTAACTTTAGAGATCCGAGACGGTTATATTGTTCAGGCAAAGCAGAGATTTAATGATCCTATTACTAAAGAACAGCAAGAAGCAATCGACAAATGGAACGTGAAGCATCAACAGTCCAATATATTGACACAGAGAGGTTAAACAATAATGAACGAAATAACAATATGTGATACTTTAATCGGTATCAAGGAGTACAAAGGACAGCGTGTTGTGACATTCAAGGATATTGACGCCGCACACGGCAGACGTACATATAGTATTGTCTATGGAACAATGGGTACTAAAGCGAGCTGGAGCCAGCTTATGAGAAGATGTGGCGCAAGAACCAAGAAGGAAGTTATTCTTGCTCGTCCTGATAAATATGAGCTTTTCTGCGAGTGTATAGAAAAACTGATGAATGAAATATAAGTATAGAAAGGATAATAGTAAATGTATTACATAGGCACAGGCAATAAGTACATTGCCACTAAATCTGATGGATATATGTTTGTAACAGAAGACCTTACCAAGGCAAGAAGATATTCTACTGCTCAGAGAGCAGGACAGGCTCTTGTAACGTTACCTAATAGATTCTACCATATTAGCACTCAGTGGTCTGTAAGACAGGATATTACAGAAGATAATGAGCCCCAAGAAGAGACTCAGAGTAAGGCAAAACAGCAAACAGTTGATCATGAGCTTAATGAAACAACTGATATCATAGAAACATTTGATAACGATGAGATTGATTATCTTACATTGTTTAATGAAATGGCCGAACTAAAAGCAAGAAAGAACGGATGTTTATCAAAGCTTCAGGGAAGACTATCTGAAATAAATGAGGAAATAACAGACATAAAATATCTGATTGAATTTAGCAAGTTTAATGTATCTGATGCTTATGCTGCCTATAAGATGCTGAGAGATACACTGCAGGAGAGACGTAAGATCAAAGATAGCATAATGGCTGTGAAAAGCTTGTATGACAACTGTAACGTAAATAAGTTGGCTGAAGATCACAAGCAGCTTGAGAATAGAGTCTACAAGCCAAGAAGACTGACCAAGTTGTTTGATGAAATCAGTGGCGAGTAAACTACTTTGCAACAGAAAACAAGTTGCAGTGGGGAAACAGCGTAATGAACTTACGTTCATTCCACTGGTCGTGACGTTTCCACGTCCCGACTCTTAAAGATTCTTTTTCCCCCAACGACAAGAGAGGAAGTGATCCCGATGTGGTAGCTGACCGTATGAAGTAAGGTATAAAGAACAATGTAATTTCACCTCAAAAAAGTGCTTTTTTGCCTGTTCCTGCCTAACAAAAACGCAATTTTAAAAAGGCTCAAATTTGACGAGAAATCGGGCAAAAAAGGCTCAAATTTGACGAGGTGAATCTGTCCATGATTATTGAGGAGGGATTTTTATAGGATCGTATATAGATGCAAACACAGGAGAAATATTTGATGATGCAACATTGATCACCAAAGAACAGAAAGAAGTCAGAAAACAATATGCTGAAAACAATGAGCAGGTAGAATGTTTTAAATATCTGACAAAAAAAGAGCAGTTTGTCATGTACTTATTTAATATTCATAAGTCTATGACGGACTTGTCTCCTCAAACGGCAATCAGATTGGTATATCTTTCAACGTTTTTAGAATATGATGGGAAGTTCCTGAAATCAAATGGAAAATATATAACCCGAGAAAAGATGCAAAATTTAATGGTGTTAAAGCCGGCAACATTTAAAAGATTTTTAGCTGAAGTAGTATCAGCAGGATATTTGATCAAAGAGAAAAAGCTTTACAGACTTAATACCGACCATTTTTACAGAGGAGAGCTTTCGATAGATTCGTCTGACAAGAAGCAGAGATACGTTCGTGTTTACATAAATAATTTGAGGAAATTATATTTGTCCGTCCCCCAGAACAAGCACGTATATCTTGGGTATATATTTCAGCTTATTCCCTACATAAATCGTGAATGGAATGTAATTTGTTATAACCCTGAAGAAACAGACGAAGATGCAATAATCCCTATGAGCGTTGGAGATTTTTGTGAATTGGTAGGATATGACAGAACTAATGCGGCTCGTTTCATGAGAGAATATCGAGACATTAAGTTTGATTGGAACGGTTATAATCAAAGTTTCTTAGGATATTTTTATAATTATGAAGATGATAAAGCCGACATGAGGTTCTTTGCCAATCCGAATATCTTCTTTGCAGGACATGATTATAATCGTGTAAAAATACTGAAAATAGTCTTCACGCAAAAAAAGGATTATATAGAACCTACGCCGGATCCTATTCAGTTTGTAGATGATTTTGATTGTCCGGATAGATGGGATCTTTATTAAGGCTTGCTGAACATATTAGAAAGGAGATAAACATCTTGGAAACATCACCATGTAAAGACTGTTCGAGCGCTGTTATAATTGTCATTCTGCTTGTGGTAAGTATCAGAAATATTCTGCCAAAAGGAAGAATATATTGGCAAGGACTCGTTCAGAAGACCTTCGGGCATATTATTGTGAAAAATATGCTCGTATAGGGAAAAGGTAAAAGGAGGTTATTTCTCTGTCAAAACAAAAGACATATCAGAAGTACATTTTTAAGCTACGTAGTGGCAGGATATTATCTGCCCCTCGTAAGAGCTTAACTTTGTCTCTGGAAGACGCCAGACGTAATGACGAAATAATTGCTCTGGGAGATCGTGAAGTTATGCGCTTCATCGATGAAATTAACGGACTCGATGTTCAGGCAACAGAAGAAAAAATCAAAACCATTCGGCGTGAGATACGAAGCATACAAAAAATGCCCAAATCACTGGCAAATAAACGCCGCATAAAAGCACTATATTCTGAGTTGGATCGGCTTCAATTTAAACCTGATTATGTTGCGGTCATAATGGATAGGATGTCAGATTTTAAAAAGTTAAATACAGGATTTAAGATTAACGGATTGTCTTATAAGAGATTGATAGGAACGACCAATGGTGTAAAGAAATCTACGATAATATATGCAAGTGAGATATCTAATCAAGGGAAAATAATACATAAAGAGCTTGCCCGTAGACTTGATAACGACAGAGACCTTAGTATCAAACTGGTTCCTGCAAAATTCGAGGCTTATAAATCACTTTCATGCAGTACGTCTACTCCGGTTTCGATGCCTAAAGATATTCTTGTGGTAGATGATGTTTTTACTCATTTTCGTGAAAGGGTAATAAATCTTGATGATGGTAACAGTAATGAGCCGGTAATGACTGTTGCGGAGCAGGAAGTGGAGTTAAATACTAATGATGGATACGGACTTATTTGTCCTGCTTTAGCTGAAAAATGGAGCTCCGAAATGGGAGAGCATTATCTTGTATCTGGGTTCTGTACAAGAAATGCCTTTTTCAAAGGAATGATGTTTACTTTTGATTTTCATAGTTTTTGCGAAGAATATGGTGGAAACAAGATAATCAAAGATGTATGGGGAAATGAACATAATCTTGATGATGTCGAAATGATAACAACCCCATCGATGCTTAAACTTTGGGATTCATATAAGAGTATAGATGATTACATAGAAAAAAGCACAGCTAATCATTACAGATTTGCGGTAACTAAGGCTTTGCCTGAGAAGCTTGAAAACGAAAGAAATCTTAATTACCAATTTATTCAAAGCTACGAGTTGAATGATAAGCAGATTGAAGAGCTTATCTCCCCTACTGTATCAGAAATTAAAGATGTTATCAGCGGAGATGTGAATAAGACGATTTTATTTCTCAAAGGCATGGGCTTAACTGCAGATAATATCAATTCTGTCGAAAATGATTTCGCTAAGGCAATAATGATAGATCCTCGAATGCTTAAGGACAACTATGTAATAAACAGGCTTAATTATATGCTTAAGAAAAAAATAGATGAAGCTAAGATCGGCGTACTTAAAATACATGGCAATTATGCGACAATTTCGGGAGATCCTGTTGCTTTATGTCAAAAAACATTCGGTATTGAAACAGATGAGAGTAAGCTGGGATTGTTAAAAGCCGGGGAAATCTATTCGGAGTATTGGGCTGATCTCGGAGTGAAAGAAATTGTGTGCTTTAGAGCACCTATGTCGGCGGCAAATAATATAAGAAGAATGAAGATAGCTGACAATCCTGAAATACGTCGATGGTATAAATATATGCACGTTGTAAACGTGTTGAATGCTCACGACTCGTTCTGTCATGCACTGAATGGGTGTGACTTTGATAGTTTGTCATTTTAATCTGTCAAAGTAAAACTCTGTGAACCTGTAAATGCAGGGTGTGGCGAAAGCTGCTAACGGGGAAGGCTAAAGTAAAACTATGCTAATCCCGTGTTTAAGTGATTGATTCTTAAAGAAAGGAGAAGTATTATGGAAAAAGTCATTGAACTTTGTGGTATAGAATATATAGTTGATACCGAAGGGAAAATATACAGCACACATAATAATGGAAGAGGACAATATCACAAAGAACTACATCAAAGGCTTAATCGTGATGGATATTATGAAGTAACTGTTGGTATAAATAAAAATCGGACAACTAAAAGAGTTTCAAGAATAATAGCTGAAGCATTCATAGACAATCCATTAAACCTACCGGAAGTAGATCATAAAAATGATATTAGGACAGATAATCGAGTGGAAAATTTACAATGGATATCTCACGAAGATAATGTCACTAAAATTCCATTTGAAAAGGGTTCGAACGCTCGAAAAGGTAGTAAAAACGGAAGAGCAATATTTACAGAACAACAAGTAATTGAGATGCGACAATTGTATGCAAGTGGTGTTACAATACAAGAAATTTCGAAAATGTATAATTCAAAGTGGAGTACCATTGGAAATATTGTCAATAAAAAGACTTGGAAGCATTGTTAATAACACACATTTCAAATCAATCACTTAAATCTATCGACTATCGAAAGGGTATCGGGAAAGCCGAGAGTAACCGAGTAGAGTACACAGGGCGTGAAATTCGTAATGTGGAAGCGCAGAGCAGTAGAAATACTGAAGATATAGTCAAGTCCCCTAATAAATATCGGGAAACCGAGGGTATGTCGGGAGACGCATTGATAACAACAGATAATAAAGTTCTTCTTGAGAATACAAGAGATTTACCTGCAATAATGTGTGCTCAGAGAAAAGCAGAAAAAAAGATCATAACCGAAGAATTGCTCGTAGAAGCTAATCAAAACAGCTTTGGTGATGAAATAGGTACGACAACTAATCACATAACAGCTATGTATGATCTCTTGCCTTTATTCAAAAAGGATAGTGAAGAGTACAAGACTCTGGAATATAGGATAATGTGTGGCCAGTTGTACCAGCAGAATTGTATAGATCGTACAAAAGGCATAATCTCCAAACCTATGCCTGATTATTGGCATAACATGTCCAAAAACAAAGTCAAAGATAATAGCACACCTGAAGAAACATTGAAAAAGAAATTCAACTCTTCTATCTGTGCAAATAAAAAGCCGTATTTCACGAATTATATATATCCGGACCAGATGACCGAATACAATCAATATATAAAAAGCACGAATCAAAAATGTAGAATGCTTTATCAGATGGATATTGCGGAGTTAGAAGCTCTGCCCGAGAAGACAGAAGAGCAAAACGACTTTCTTCATTGGTATTATTTGTTACTGCCCGTAAGTGATAATAGTTCAACGATGAATAAAATTTGTCATAAAATAGAACAGGAATTTGATGGATATATATCATCTGTAAAGTCATCGTCTGATTTCGATTATAGTATAATGAAAAGCGGCGTAGAATATAGCAAATACGATTATACAAAAATCAAACAACTGTATGACGAATACTTAAAAAGAACAGTCGATTTTCAAATTAGATCGAAACAGCAAAGATTAGATAAGGAAGAAACATCTATTCAATTTTTAGTGATGAGGGATGAGTTCAAGAGGGAATGTCAAGCTATTTGCCCTAATGAATGCGAATTGTGTGATATTATCCTTGATATGTGCTACAAGTCCTCACATTCTAAGCAGTTTGCATGGGAAATATGTGTAGATACGATTATTCATAATCTTCTTGCTAAAAATAATAATGAAATCTCATATGTATATAAAGATAAAGACGGTGAGATTATTTATTGTGGAGAAAATTTCAGCGTTGGGAAAGCAAAGGTGGAGACGAAGAATGATAATACTTAATGAACGTGCAGAAGCAGAAAGAATCATTGAGACGGGGAACGTTGGAGAGAAGCCTTCTGAGACCCTATTACTGCTTGCAAGATACTATTATAATGTTGAAAAGCTCACGGGGAAAAAAATATATAATAAGCTGAATGAGTTTATGCAAAATAATTATCCTAAGTATGATCCTAAATTATGGGAAGCTACTTTACAGAACAAAGTGAAAAAAGCAGATAAATATCCTCTTACAGAAATAAACGATGTCGTTATTACGAGGGCGGAAATGGAAACTATAAAAAATCTAAAATCTCCACCTCTCGAAAGACTTGCGTTTACGTTGTTGTGTCTTGCGAAATTCGGAGATAAAAGAAATATAAACAACAATGGTTGGGTTTGTCGTTCTCATGATGAAATATTCAAAATCGCTGCTGTACCAGCTACTATCAAAAAACAAGCAGCAATGCTGAATAGTTTATATCGAGCCGGATTGATTGGGTTCAGCATGAAAGTTACTAATACAAACATTCAGGTTCTATATATTCAGGAAGAATCGTATATGGCGATAAGAATATCTGATTTCAGGGAGCTTGGACATGAATACATGAATTACTTAGGCAAGCATAAGTATATCAGATGTGCAGAGTGTGGGCGCTTGACAAAGTGTAAAGGGAATGCCCGCACAAAATACTGTAAGAACTGTAGTGTGAAAGTAAATATTGAACAGACAAGAATGCGCAAATTGCAAGATAAAGCTTGATATTCAAGTTGATTTGTAATAGTAAATTGAACACGCTCGAATGGCTATAATACGTTATTTGAGCGTGTTTTTCTTTCGTTTTTGATTGTTGTTTATATAGTAGGAATTTATGCCTTCGGTGGTACCGAGACTTTTCCTAAAATACGAGTAAAAGGATGAACAAAATGATACAAATCAGTAAAGACGAATATTTATTTATCTGCAAGCATGTGCGTGACCCTTATATTACCATCTGTTCGAAGCGTAAACATGGAGCAAAGGGAAGTAGAATGAGCGGCAAGACATATTATTGTCCTGAAAGCAACAGATATCTCGGACTCATCAGAGAGTATCGCAATATACATGAGGGCTAAAGCATGACAGAGAATAAACAGACTGACAATATTGAAGCGGTAATTTCTGAAGAGAAGAGCTGCGAATGTGGTGAAATGAATGTTCTTGAATGTGCATCATCAAATAATTTCAATTATGGACTCGAAGAAATGTTTGTTATGTCGGACATTGAGGACAGGAAACTTTTTATCAATGGAGAAATCACCCCTGAGACCAGAGCCAATATTTCATATCATATCATGAGATATAATGCACTTGATATTGACGTACCCGTTACAGAGAGAACTCCAATCATCATATACATATCATCTACCGGAGGTTCTACGTGGGACGGTATGGGAATCTGTGACTGCATCAAAAATTCAAAGACACCTGTAATTGGTGTTTGCACATCATATGCACTGTCCATGGGATTCTATATCTATATTTCGTGCCACAAAAGATATGCTTCTGAAAACGCATTCTTTTTAAATCATGAAGGAAGAGACGGAGATTATGGCAGTCCTTCTAAGGTTGATGACTATTGGAGATTTGGTCAAAAATATAAAGAGCGCTTGATGCAGTTTGTTGTGTCAAGAACAAAGCTTTCCATAAAAGACCTGAAAAAGACAGAGAGAATTGAAAATTATTATTTTGCAGATGAAGCCAAAACGCTTGGCATTGTAGATTCAATCATCGGCAAAGACTGTGACATTGATGAGGTCGTATAATATGGATAATCAATATTATATAGATCTTTACAATATTCTCTGTGAGAAGCAGCACAACGAGGATATTGAATGGCAGGATGTTGCCGATATGAGAGCCAGATATGGTATAAACGAAACCAGAGACTGTGCCCGTAAAGGTGCAAAGTTCTTCTATGAGTTTATCAACGGTGGCTGGGAAATCAAGCCTAAAACCAATGCTGCGACTATATCCACCAAGGAAACCGTTACGATAAACGCAGACAGATCGGAAACAAGCGAACGTACATTCTATATTGAGGATGAAAGTAAACTTCGTGACGTTGATTATCTTTTGCGCTTACATAATTATGATCCACGTTTCTTTGATGTTTCATCTGCTAAAAACAGCAAATGGAACAGTGGAGACAAGACACTATATTCAAGCAAGATAACTGTAAAGCCCAAAGTCCCCGAACTAATGGACTCTGACATGAAGCAGTGGTTCGATGATTTAGATAGAAGATACAGTAATATTACCATTCCCGTAGTATCATCAGATTACGGAACGGGTGATAATCTGCTTATTTTACCCATATCTGACCTTCACTTTGCTCTCAGATCCAGTATGCTTGAGACCGGAAGCGAATATAACTGCGAGATTGCTGAAAATCTATTTTACTATGTCATTAAAGATGTGATGTCTCGTGTGAAACATATCAAGCTTAGCAGGATTATATTTACTATAGGTGGAGATCAAAGTAATTTTGATAATCTCGCCGGAACAACCACTAAGGGAACGCCGCAAGATAATGCCTGTGGCTATTTTGATATGATGCAGAAGCTGTTTGATATGACTATTATAGCTATTGATATGCTTGCAAATATCGCACCTGTAGATGTTGTCTTGGTGAATGCTAATCATGACAAGACTGTTGGATATTCTCTTGCACAATATTGCTATGCCTGGTATAAGGATGACAAAAGAGTAACGGTAGATATATCCCCTGCTCCTCGTAAGTATCGTGTTTTTGGTAAAACACTTTTTGTGTTTGCACATGACGCTGATATTAAAAAGCTTCCTGCCCTTATCCCCGATGAGTGCAGAAAAGTATGGAGCGGTGTAACTAATACTGAAGTATTTTTACAGCATCTACATAGTGAAATGGTTCTTGATGAAAACAATCATATGAGAATTCAAAGATTACCCACTATCAGTGCGCCATCAGCATGGACTACTGAACAAGGATATCGCTCAAAAAGACAATGTAAGTCTTTTATTTTTGATAAGGAATATGGACTTACAGATGTTTTATATACAAATATTAAAGAATAAAAGGAGTAAAAACTATGACTAAGAAGGAATTTATCGCTGCTATCGCAGCAAACGCTAACATGACAAAGAATGATGCCGAGACCGCACTTAATGCGGTTGTTGACACAATAATCTCAGCCCTGGACAAGAAGGACACCGTAAAGCTTTATGGCTTTGGCACCTTCTCTACTATTGATGTAGAGGCTTGCGAAAGACAGAATCCTCGCACTAAGGAAAAGTTTGTTTCCCCTGCTCATACTGTTCCCAAGTTCAAGTTCAGTTCTACTTTCAAGAAGTCGTTTAAGTAATAGGGGGCGATATCATGTCGTCTTCTAAGAAAAATCAACCCGAAATGATCACCAAGACAGAATTTATAAAAAAGATGTCTTATGATACCGGCTTCACTCAGGCTAACTGTAGAATTGCTTATGATGCCTTTGTCAATATAATGAAGGAGACTCTGCTTGAAGGCAGAGGTCTTTACTTCATTAAGCTCGGTTGGTTTGAACCCTATATCAAGCCGCCCAGAAAAATGTTTCGTCTTGACGGAAACGGAGTAATGCTCGACGAAAATGGTAACAAGGTTGAGTATATATTTCCCGAAACAAGATGGGTCAAGTTTCGTATCACTCAGAGTTTTAAGAGGGATATGAACCCTGGAATATATGACAAAGACGAAGAAGAAGATTAACGATGGTGCTGCCCCAATAGGGGCGCACTATTTTGGTGCGATAGTCAAGTGGTTAAGATGGTGCCCTTTCACGGCGTCGGCTCGGGTTCGAATCCCGATCGCATCCCCAATGAGCTTTCAGAGGCTTTGTGCTCCGAACAAGCCTTCGCCCTTGTGGCAAAATAATATATATAATAGTATATCAGAATGAAAGGAAGATTTATGAATGTCATATTCAGGATACCGCACAATTTATTTACCATCTGATCCTGAAGCTGATAAACGTGGCTTTGTTCCCGAACACAGAGTTGTGGCAAGGAAAATCCTTGGCAGACCTTTGAAGCCGGGCGAAGTGGTTCACCACAAGGATCAGAATCGATTAAATAACAGCGAAGATAACATAATCGTGTTTGTCTCCCGAGAAGCTCATACGAGATATCATCAGGGAGGCACTTTGGTTGAGACCGACGAACCTAACGTTTACACGAGTTATTTTTATCGTCCCGAAATTCCCTGTGCTTACTGTGGACAAATGTTTAAACCCAAAAGAGCTGATGCTAAGTTCTGTTGCTCTGAATGTAGCTCTTTAGCGCAGCGTAAAACAGATCGTCCAAGCAGAAGGGAACTTAAGAGATTATTATTGGAATACAATATTACTCAGATTTCTCATATGTATGGTTTGACTGATAATGGCATCAGACGTTGGTGCCAAGCAGAAAAACTACCATATAAGAAAAAGGAACTTGATAAAATGAGAGAAAAGGAAAGACTTAAAGCCGAGGAAAAGGCTTTAGAGAAAGAAATGAAGGAACGCATTGCAGAGCGTGACAGAATGATTAAAAGAAATAGTAAATGATATTAGTTCCTTCATAAAAAGGAGGAATTTATGCCGAAGCAAAATTTAGGACGCAAAGTCCCCCAGCAACAAAAGAAAAAAGCTGTAGATACTCGGGTTGAGATGCTTAAACAAATTGCTGCCGGTAACGAGAATGTTCCGTTCATGTACCGCTGTGAAAAATGTGGTAAACAAGTAATGGACGATGACAGAGAATTTATGATCAGCTTCAGCAAGCTTCATGTGGGACATAGATGTAGGCTTCCTATATGTAAAGATTGCTTAGATTCGTTATATGAGGAATATTTCGAAGAGCTTGGCAGCGAAGAAGAAGCGGTTCGCAGGGTGTGCATGAAGTTTGATATATACTATAATAAAGAGATCGTTAATTTGATGAAGAGTGCTTCCAAGCCTTTGAAACGAATGACATACTATGTCGGCAAAACTCATACTGCAAAGTATGCAAATAAAACATATGACACTACCATATTAGAAGAAAAGGCAGAGGAAGATAAAATAACTACATATGAAGATATGTATTCTTCAAAAGAAATAGATCCAGATACGGTGTCTTTCTGGGGTTCCGGATTTAAACCTGAAGATTACGAATATTTGGATAGCCGATATTCTGAATGGATTCTATCCTATCCTGTACAGGCGAAGGCTATGGAAGCAATTATTCAGAAAATATGTTTGCTTGAGCTTCAGATTATGAGAGGTATTCAAAAGGGAGATAAGGTCGATAGTTTATGTAAGGCTATGAATGATCTTATGAATTCTGCGGGTATTCAGCCTAAACAAAGCAGTGAGAATACAATGAGTGACACTGCTTCATTTGGTGTCTTGATAAAACGTTGGGAAGATGAAGAACCTATACCCGAACCTGAAGAAAAATGGAAAGATATTGATGGAATCAGACGTTATATCAGCGTCTTTTTCTTTGGGCATCTATCTAAGATGTTCGGATTTAAAAATAACTGGAGTCAACTCTATGAAGACGAAATAAGAAAATATACTGTTAATCGTCCCGAACTTGAAGAAGAAGATATCAATCAGATCACATATGAAGATATTTTTGGGTCCGGTGATGAGCCTTGAGTAAATATAGACAGTATAATACAGGAATACAGGACAAGTCTGAAAAGATGATGACTACGATAGCAAAGCGTGCAGCATTCTACAGAGAAAATCCTAACAGATTTGTAAAGGATTATCTGGGAATAGAGCTAAAATTATTCCAAGAGATTATTCTTGTGATGATGAATTACTGCACGAACAGTATGTTTTTGGCCGCAAGAGGCCTCGGAAAAACATACTTAACAGCTATTTTCTGTGTTGTCAGATGTATCCTGTATCCCGGCACCAAAATATGCGTAGCATCAAAAACACTTAAGCAGGCCAAGGAAGTTCTGAAGAAGATAACGTCAGAGCTTATGCCGAATTCTCCGAATCTTAGATTGGAGATAAAACAAATAACGCTCAATAGTGTTGATGCTCAGATTGAATTTAAAAATGGTTCTATGATTTTCGTAACCACTACGACCGATACAGCTCGTGGCGGCAGATGTCACATACTTCTTGTGGATGAGTTCCGTCTGTGCAAGAAAGAAGTTATTGAAACCGTTCTCAGACCTTTTATGCGTTCTGAGCGTATGCCTGGTTTCTTCAAGAAGAAAGAATATGCTAATTATCCCAAGGAACGTAATAAAGAAATTTACATGTCTTCAGTGTGGCTTAAGTCGCATTGGGCATATAAAGAAGCGCAGAGCTATGTTGTCGATCTGATGAATCAGAAAAAGAAAACATTTATATGTGGCCTTCCTTATCAGATGTCTATCAAAGAAGGACTTTTGAATCCAGAGCAAGTCTTGGAAGAAATGATGAGCCCGACTTTTAATGAAATTTCATTCAGCATGGAGTCCGGTTGCTTATGGTGGGGCGAAAGTGAAGATTCATTTTTCAGGTTTGACGACTTAATGAAAGCCAGAAGAATCAAAGAAGCAATATATCCCAAAGAGATATATACTCAGATCTCAAACAAAATCATTAAGTATCCCGAAAAAACACCGGGAGAACTCAGATTGCTTTCTGCCGATATTGCCGTAATGAGTTCGAAACGCAATAAAAATGACGCAACATCAATTTTTGTTACGCAGCTGCTTCCTACTAAGGACGGTCAATATATCAGAAATGTTCTTTATTCTGAAAATAAGGAAGGCGGGCATACAGAAGATCAAGCTCTGACTATCCGACGAATTTTTGAGCAAATGGATTGTGATTACATAGTTATAGATACTCAAGGTGTTGGTGTTGGAGTATTTGATAATCTTGTTAAGGATATGACTGATGATGTAACCGGAGAATTTTATCCTGCTTTCACTTGTATTAACGATGCCGAAATGGCTGAGCACTATAAAGGATCAAGCACCAATCCTGCAAAAGTTATATATAGTGTAAAAGCTAACACGAAATGGAACTCTCAATGTGCATATGCTCTAAGAGACTGTATTCGTCGTGGCAAAATGAGACTTCTTCTTGATGAAGAGGAATTTAATGATGAATATGAAAGCAATAAGGCATTTTATAATTTGAGTGCCGAAGATAAACTCACCATTAAAATGCCCTATATCCAGACATCGTTGCTAATCAATGAATTAGTTAATCTTGAATATACGACTGTTGGAGCAGAAATAAAGATCAAAGAGACCGGAACAAATCGAAAAGATAGATATAGCTCGCTATCTTATGCAAATCAGATTGCAAATGAGCTTGAACGTAAATTGAGTAAGTCTAAACTTTTCCAGAGTGCATTTAGGCTTCAATGCAGAAGACCTAAATGTATGTCGATAGGAAGGTGATATAAAATGGCAGAACAAGTAAATTACAATGAACAATGGAAGAATGCTATGAGAGATTTGCGATTTTCTAAGTTGACCGACGTGCAAATTTTAAACTTAGCAAGCAATACTCACACTTCCGTTATTTATACCAAATATACAAAAGAAAACATCATTAAGTATCTTAAAAATCCTGAAACTAATGCCAAGCAGCTGCGCAATGCTTCGATATACTTATATGAAGTTTCGTCACAGTATCGTAGAGTAGTCAATTATTTTGCTCATATGTGTCCGCTTAATTATATAATGTATCCGTTTAAGTTTGACGCCACTAAGGAAATAAATGATAAGGCTTTTAAAGCCTCATATAAAAAGGCTACAGATTTCATGTCGATATTTAATCTGCGTCATGAAATGAGAAAAGCATTAACTATCGCTTGGAGAGAGGATATCTTTGCAGGATACATTTATCAGACAAAAGACTCGTTTTACATAAGAAAGCTTCCTGCTGATTATGTTAAGATAGCCTCAATAGTCGATGGCTGTTATATTGTAGCTTTTGATTTCAGTTATTTCCGTGGAAAAGAAGATGAACTTGAATCGTATGGACAGGAATTTATTGATAAATACGAAATTTATAAGAAAGATTCCTCTCAGCGCTGGCAGCTTCTCGATGAAAAGAAACAGTTTTGCTTAAAAATTTCTGAAGATGTTACTTACCCTCTTATTCCTCTTGCCGGCTGTTTAGTGGGCATTTATGATATTGAAGATTATAAAGATCTTCAGAAGGGCGCCTCCATCCTGAGAAATTACAAGGCTCTTGGATTGAAGCTTCCTACTGATGAAGCCGGAAATCTTCTTATTGACAAAACGCTTGCAGATCAATTTTATGCTCAGCTGACAAACATTACACCTGATAATATTGGCGTTTTTGAAACCCCTATGGATGTACAAGTATTTGATTTCGAGAAGTCCGGAGCAGAAGATCCGGATAAAACCTATGAAGCTATCCGAAATTTCTATAACGATGTTGGAGTTTCTTCATTGCTTTTTGGCAGTGATAAACAAACTGCGGCATCGCTGAATATTTCAATAACAGCAGACGAATGTTTGGCATTCGCCGTCAATCGTCAGATCGAACGTAATGTAAACAGGTTACTTAAAAATCTTAGTGGCACACAGAAATTCCAGATAACCATTTTGGATATAAGTGAATACCACAGACAACAGTTTCATGATTTACTTCTTAAGGATGCTCAATACGGAGTGCCTGTTAAGTCTGCTATTGCAGCCTCAGTAGGCATCGATCAACCTGCAATGAATGCTATGCTATTTATGGAAAATGATTTCTTGAAAATGCACGAAAAAATGATACCTCTAAGCTCTTCATATACTTTAGCTTCTGGGGATGAAGCAGGTCGCCCGACTGCCGAAGAAAATGGAGAAGAAATCTCCGACTCAAACGAAAACACAAGAGAACATGACAGTAACGCATCGAGGTGACAGTATGAAATTTATTATTACACAAAGTGAGAGTGTTGCTGACGCTTTGATTAAATCTGGATATGAGCCGTTACCTAATATGGGTAGCGGTTTTTTCATATTTAAAAACGAGCCATCAATCAGGAAGTTTTGTAAAGAAAATCTCGAAAATGGTGCTTACGTTTTTACAGACAAAATATTTCTTTGAGAAGGGCGGTGAAAAATTTGGCATTAAGCGAATTAAATAATGTTTCTCTCGCAGTAACATATGACCTTGATGAAAGTTTTGACACTGACCGATTCATTAAGATGAGACTCAGAGTATGTCATGATGGAGTGAATCCTAATGGTTCAAATTTCAACGTTGATGATATGAACTCTGCGAAAGATACACTAAAAAACATTCCTATTCTTGCAAACGTTGAATTTGACGAGAATGGCCAGCCCCAGTTTGGCTCTCATGATATGTCTATTGAAAAGGATAAGGTCAATGAGGGAGAATATCGTATGATTTACAAAGAAGTTCCCATTGGCGTTATTCCTGAGACGAACAATTATGAGGTAGCTGAATATGACGGCAAAAACTATGTATTTGTAGATGGATATGTATGGCGAGGATATTCAAATTACGCTGAGGATATTATCGAACGTGATAAAAATATCAAGCTTTCTATGGAAATAAGTGTTAATGAATTTACTTTTAATGCTGCCAAGAAAATCTATAACATAACCGACTATAAATACACCGGTATTACTTTTCTTAACAATGAGCTTGGTACAGGCATGAAAAATGCAATGGGTACTACAGACACATTCGCAGAAAAAGATAATATCAACGAAAAAATGCTTATTATCATGCAAGAGCTGAATGAAACTCTTGTCGCTTTTAATAAGAAAAATACTGAAGAAGGAGGTAAAAAACAAATGGATGAGAATATTGTAACAAACGCTACACCCGAAGAGCAGCCTGCTGCTCCTGCGGAAAATTTTGAAGGAGAGCCTGCTGCACCCGAAATTCCTGCTTCAGTTGAAAGCGGAGCTCCCGCAAATGATAAATTTGTAAAGACTTTTGAGCTCTCTCATGACGACGTTCGTTGTGCTCTCTATGCTCTTCTTGAACCTATCGAGACAGAGAATAATGATTGGTACTATATAGACGCCGTATATGATACATACTTCGATTATGCTTCTTGGTCTGGCAACTCTCTGTACAGACAGAAGTACACAAAGAATGGCGAAAACATTACTTTCGAGGGCGATCCCTATGAAGTATTCGTTGAAAAACTGACTTCCGATGAGAAGGCAGCTCTTGATACAATGAGAGCAAATTATGAGTCCATGCAGGCAGAGGTGACTTCACTCAGAGATTACAAGGCAAAGATTGAAGCTGAGTTTGCTCTTGCAGAAAAACAGGAGATCATTGACAAGTGGTCTGAGAATCTGAAAGATTCTGCTGAGTTTGCAGCCCTTAAGGACAAGCTTAATGAGTATTCCAAGGAAGACCTTGAAAGGGAATGTAAGTGTATTTTTGCTGATGCGAAAGCAAGCTTTACATTTTCAGCAAAACCTAAAGATGATGGAGTAGTTAGAATACCTATCGTAGAAAAAGATTCCGTACCTTCCAGTCCTTATGGCGACTTGTTTGATTTGTACGGCACAAAGTAATATTAGAAAGGATGAATAATATGGCATATACAATTGTAAATCTCGATCGTATGAGCGGTACAGAAGATAGCACTCTTCTTGTATCTCTCAAGTATTTTGTTTCTGAGAACCCTGCCGAGATTGAAAACGGCGGAATTGTTGAGATTGGCGATTTTATCGACAATGAGAGAGAAGTTAGAAAGGCAACAGCTCCTACCGCTTCCACTCCCATTACCAAGCTTGTACTCGTTGCGAATCCCGAAATAATTTATGATGAGACCAGACATCATGGTCTTGAAGAGTATGTTAACGAGGCTGGCAAGGTTATACGTGGCTATCGTTTCCACAGCGGAGATGGTTTTTCAATGACCGCTGAAGGCTTCTCCGGCACACCCGCTAAGGGTAAGTATCTTAAGGTTGGTACTACCACAAAGCCTGTAATCGCAAATGATGCAAGCACTGGTACTATTATCGGTAAGATTACAGATGTGTACACCCTTGGTGCACATACTTTCTATTACGTTGATCTTGCACTTTAATTTGAGAGGAGTGATTTTTAATGGCTACAGTAAATGATATTGTAAAGCTTGCAGTTGATACATATAACGGCGCCCCTGCCGGTCAGTATTCCCTTGATGAATCTCACGAGGTTGTTTATAACGCTATCGTTGCTGCAAATAATGGTAAGAAATATCTTGATAGAAGAGATATCCGTGACGGCAAGTGCGGCGAGCTCTTTGCTATCATCGAAGAGACTATTGTTAAGACAGTAATTGATGGTCTTCAGGGTAATGAGTTCTTCATGAATATGGTTGAATACAAGAACCTTGCTCTTGGCGATACTAATGAGTTTTATATTCCTGATGACTCCCTTTTCTATGTTGACGAGGTAGCTCGTGGTACTCAGGGTCTCAGACGTCAGAGACTTGGCGGCGGTAGTCGTATTTCTGTCAATATGAAGACTTACGGCGTAAAGGTTTACGAGGAACTTGACAGAATGCTGTCTGGAAGAGCTGATCTCAACAATATAATTGATAGGGTTGGCAGATCTCTTGTTAAGAAGCAGTACGATGATATTTTTACTGCATGGACAGGTCTTGTTAACAATTCCGGTTCTACTTACATTCCCGCATCTGGTTCTTATTCTGAAGCAGCTCTTCTTGAGCTTTGCGAGCATGTTGAAGTAAATAATGGACAGACACCTGTAATTATGGGTACTCGTGCAGCTCTCAGAAAGGTTACTACTGCTACTGTTTCTGAGACCGCTAAGGAAGATATGTATAACATGGGTTACTATGGCAACTTCAATGGTATTCCTATGGTAAGAATCAACCAGATCCATAAGACAAATACTGATTCTTTCCTGCTTCCTGACAATCAGCTTTATATCATAGGTATTAACACTAAGCCTATTAAGTACGTAAATGAAGGCGAGGCACTTATTGTTCCTCCTACTTACGGTATGAATGCTGATTTCTCCGAGGACTATCTGTTTGTAAACAATGCAGGTATTCAGGTTATTATTCCTGATAAGAAGTTTGCTGTTTACACAATGTCTTAATTACTATTGAGAATTTAAAGGAGAAGAATATATGGCATATTCAAAAGCTAAAACTGCCGATATTGAGAAAACACAGGGTTCGGGTACTGCTGAAACAGTGCCCGAAACTGTTTCTACCACTTATGTTCCTCGCAGAAAAATTCCCCTTGACGCTCAGGTTATGGTTAAAAATCTAACCGGAGGCAAGCTTATTTATGTAAGTAAAAGACTTGTAGGTTATTCCGAGGAATGGCATGAGTTTGGTGAGGAAATTCCAATGGAAATGGCAGAACTATATTCTATGAAGAATACTGATAGACGTTTCTTTACTGAAAATTGGATTGAAGTTGACATGGCTGTTCTGCGTGATTTGCAGATGGATCGTTTCTATGAAAATACTATTACTGCGGACGAGATTGAAAACCTTTTCAATATGGATCAAGAAGAACTTATAACCAAGATTAAAACAATGAGTCCTGTTATTAAGAATTGCGTTGGTATTAAAGCTATGGAGATGATTAAAGATGGTCGTCTTTCCAACATCAATACTATTGCAGCTTTGGAAAAAGCTTTAAAGTGTGAGCTTTATGAAAGATAAGGAGGTGGGCTATGGCTACCCCTTATTCAAAAATTTATGAGGCATTTGTTTTCAAGGTAAAGGCCTATGACCTTTTAATGTTACTCGAAGAAGACAGAGAAGATATATTATATTTATATATGATATCTGTATGTCGTAAAGTGGCAAAAACCGTAAAGACATATGCCAATCTCGCTGACAGAGACGATGAAGTTAAAGAATTTCAGACAGAACTGGATGATGACATGATAGATATTATTGCTGAATGTATGATTACTGAATGGCTAAAACCTCAAATGTATTCGGATGAACTGCTTGAAAGTCGTTTGAACACTAAGGATTTTACCGAATACTCCCCTGCTAAGCTTATTGAACAAATGCGATATGTATATGAAATGAGTAAAAAGGAGTCGAGAGTTGCTATCAATAATTATACTTTTTCTCATGGCGATATTGCGGAGTTGAATAAATCATGATAACTACAAAATATAATCCAATTCCTGATGAACTATGCGAGAACTATTTTAATATTCTTATCAATCGTCTGTATAAAATTCTCCCTTTGAAAGAAGAATATTCTCCTACCGTGTCAGTTTATATTGAGAGCTTGCTTTCAGAAATGACTGGCGGACAAGATATAATCTTATTTATTCGTAATGATGGACAATATCTTAGTATCATCAATTCATTGGAATACATAAAAGACTGTGAAGATGTCTCAATTTGCAAGCGAGAAATTTTCAGATGTATTCGGATCGTGGGGGCATTGAAAAGAAAGTATTTTGAGGTGAAAGAATGAATTGGTCATTGTATAATCAAAGTCTCACTGTAAAAGGTGATACTCGCAGAGACCGAGCAATTTTTGAAACTCAACGTTCAATGAATAAAAGAATCCCAAGGTCTCCCGGGTATAAGAATGTTCTTATCGATGGAGAACAGCAGAATGTTGTTATTACTTCTTCTACTGAAAAGTATCACAAAAAAATAAATGCTATGCCCGGAGAGCATATTTATGCCGGAAGCATTGTCGAATGGAATAACTCTCATTTTCTCATTACTGACACAGATGTCGAAGATGAAATATATCAAAGCGGCGAAATGTATAGATGTAATATCTATTTAAAATGGCAGAATGAAAAAGGAGAGATAATCGGGCGATATGGATATTCAGAAGATATCAGCCAGTTCGCATCTGGTACAGTTGAATCTAAGGTTATGATGTCTATCGAACAGGTGTTTGTTGTAAAATTTCCCTGCGATGAAGAAACGATTAAATTAAGAAGAGACAAACGCTTTTTAATTGATATTATCAATGATAAGCCCAATGCTTATATTTTGACCGGCAGAAATGTTCTTAGTGGTAACTGGACTGCAGGTGATATTTCAGGAAAGGAATTTAATGGAAAAGATAAGGTTTTGACGCTAACATTCTCTCAGACGCAGCTGAGTGATGATGATAATTTAGAACTTATGATTGCAGATTATTTTGACCCTAATAAATTAGGGGAACAAACTGTAAAACAGGGATCCTGTGTTATTTCCTATACAGGAGAGCCAATCATAAAAGTTGGTGGAAGCTATAAAACTTTTTCTGTAAAATTCTTTGACTCAAAAGGTAACGAAATCGTCACTGAACCGCAATGGAAATTGACCACCGTGAAGCCTGAATATGATGGTAACTTCAAAACAATAATTGCGGACAACAAAATGAAAATAAAAGCTGACAATGTTCTGGCTATGATAGGCGACCAAGTTCTTTTGGAAGTCTCTGATGAGACAGGAACGATATCAGCTCAACTTTTTATAAAGGTGGTGAGCCTGTATGGCTAATTCATTTGAAATAATCAAATATAAACAGCAAATAGGCTCAATGCTGATTAACTGTCCCGAGATTGTTGAACTTATCAATAATGATGAAATCGAAGAACCTGAAGACTTGATAGGAAAAAATATTTTCAACTTTATCAGATATCCGAACGCTCCGGAAGAAGAGATAACATTTATTGCATTTGAAGTCGATGTTCCGGAAGTTTATAGCGACAGAAACTACCTATTCAAACAGTTAACTATTACATTTTATATAGTATCACATGAAAGGCTTATGCCGACAGATGATGTGTCGGGTGGCGTAAGAAACGATCTTATTGCCGCTTACATAGATAAGCTTTTCAATGGATATGAAGGTATAGGCAAAAAAGAACTGAGACTTATCAGTAATACTGCTCAAGCCATAAGTGTAAAACATCGCTGCAGAATAATGAAATTTGTTGCTGATGACTTAAATAACAGCAGGTGTAAAATATGAGTGATATAAGTCTGTTAAACAAAACTAAGTTTAAAGTTAACGATAATATTACAGTACATATTCCTACGCTGAGGGAAATCAAAGGCGACTCACCTAAGCTTTACGGAACAGATGAAGATGAAGCAAATTTTTATTCTTTAGTTAGCTTATTTACTTCGACCTCTTCAGATATCATGCTTGAATTGGATGAGGCGGGAATGGATTTTACAAAAATAACTGATTTTCAAACTTTTTTGATACTTTTTGGCGGAATGCCTAAAAAGGTTTTAGATGAAAAATCTTCTTTAATGTTTGAAAATATAAATCTTGCTGATTTCAAAGTTAGTTTGAGTACAATAAATGATTTACCTATACTGTACGATGAGGAGCATGATATCACGATTGACGAGTTGATGTATATGCAACTTTCAACGATCTTTTGTACCGTGTATTCGATTGAAAAGAGACATCGCAAGCCTGGAGACACAACTGCTAAAGAATATATCATAGAACGTCAAAAGGTAAAAGCTAAAAGACGAAAGAAGCAAAAATATCATTCTCGACTGGACAAGCAGGTAATTGCGTTGGTTAACAATTCCAACTTTAAATACGATTTTGATACAGTTGAGAATCTTACGATATATAACTTCATGTGTAGCTTAAAACAAATCGTTAAAAAATATCAAGTCGATAATTTAAACTCCGGAATATATGCCGGAACCGTTAATGCTAAGGGCTTAGGAGATAAACTTAATTGGCTTGATTATGAGTAAAAGACGGCAAACGACCGTCTTATTTTTTTATAAGGAGGAAAAAACATGGCTGTTACAATCAATGGATTTACTATCACTTCCCTTGAAACCATTCATGCTTACAACAGAACTACTGGTGTTTGCGAGCTTTATCTTGATGAGCTTCAGGAAGCAACTATTGAAAACTCAGAGGATACTCAGGATATCACAGGTAAGGGTGACAGACTGCTTAAGCAGATCAAGAAGAATAAGGCAACTACTGTAACCGGTACTTCTGCACTTATCTGTGGCGATCTTATGGCTGCACAGACTGGCTCTGAGGTTGAAACTCCCGAGGGCGGTGTAAAAGTAAGAAAGCCTGATATTCTTGATGTAGCTAAGGGAGCTAAGAACGTAAAGACTACATTCAAGGCTGTTGGCGAGACTGGCGCAGAGATTTCTTCTCTCTGTATCCTCACTTCCAATGGCGCACTTGGCAAGAAGTTTACTCAGGGCGCTGTTGCTTCTGCTGACGAATTTACATATGATCCTACTACTCAGGTAATCACTCTTCCTACAGATATTGCCAAGTCCGGGGACCTTAAGATCGTTGCTTTCTACGATTATCTTGCAGATGGTTCTAAGGTTGTAAATAAGTCCGATATTTTCGGCAAGACTCTTAGAGTTTATGTTGATTGCATTGGTACCGATGTTTGCGACAACGAGTATAAGTGTCAGTTTGTAATTCCCAGAGGTCAGTTCTCCGGTGAGTTCTCTATTACAATGGGTGGAGATCAGACTGTTGAAGAGTTTACTATCAATACTCTTGTTGATACATGTCAGAATTCTGCTGCGGAGCTCTTTGAGTTCATCGTATATCAGGACGCAATTGTTTGATTTTAAATCTATAATCAAAGGAGAGGGCTTTAAGCCCTCTTTCTTTGTACTTGTGCTTAGTGGCTCTGAGCCCGAGTACAAGGAAATTATTGAGGTGATTATATGAGTGAGATAAGAAAACCTAATACCATATGCCGCAATCCTAACTGTACTCATGGAGAAGATGGTGGCAGAAAGCATTTTTATGCTTGTTTGGCTTGTTTACGAACTGAAAGCTGGAGAGCGTACTGTTGTTCAAGAGAATGTTATGAAGAGTATGTTCAGCTCGTTCTTTTTAATCGTAGTAAGTCTCGTGAAGAGAAGTTCCCCGAAAGAACAGATATGACTATCCCTGAAATAGAAGCCGTTTGGAATAAGCCAATAAAAGAAGTTGAAAATTATACCAAAGAAGTTGAGCTGAAAGATTATTTTGAAGAAAATCCTGATATGCCTCTTGGTGATATCATTGATAAAGTTAATGAGGATATTGATTCCGCTCGCAATAAATCAAATAAGAAATATAATCATTAACATAAATTAGGAGGTAAATGTCAAAGTTTATCTCCTATTTTTTTCAGAGGTGAACTAATGAAAAAATTAAAACTGATTTCGCCGATACCTCCTTCGGTCAATCATTATCTCGGATATAGAGCAATTATGAAAAGCGGCAGACCAATGGCTGCAAGCTATGTTACGGCGGAGGCTAAAAAATACAAGACGAATTTTACTTTGTATGTAAAAGATCAAGCTCGGAAACAAGGATATAAAATGTCCGAAAACCCATATCAGCATTATTATGTGGACTGTGTGTTTTATTTCGACAGAACAGATCGGGATAGCAACAATTACATGAAAGTAATACTTGATGCCATCACTGAAAGTGGCTGTGTCTGGATTGACGACAACGTTGTATGTGAACGAGTACAGGCGGTTTATTATGATAAAACCAATCCAAGAATTGAGCTTGAAATATATCCGGTGGACTATATAGGTATTTTTGATAATGCCTCAGCGTTAAAGAATTTTGAAAACCGTTGCGTCGGGTGTGTAAGATATACACGAAATTGTAGTCTGCTGCAGAAAGCAAAAGAAGGCAGAACTCAAGATGAAATTCATGATGGATTGTGTTTATGTTATAGAAAGAAAGGAAAATAATTATGATAAAAGAAAGAATAACATTCGCAGAAATGAAAATTTGCATAGATGAAGTAACAGATCTGTGCTTTCCCAATGGAGAATACTTGCCATATATGAAGGATTTTGCTATTTGGTATGTTCTGATGGAGCATTTTACTAATTGGGTAAAGCCCGAAATGAGTCTTGATCAGAAGTATTCTAAAACCCTTGATTTTACTTTAAGAGAAGAACTCTTTCAGAATATTCAGGTAACTTCCATATACGAAACAATGGAAAATACTATCGAAACAAAACGTCAAAAAGAAGTACAAGCCGAAGCGCACAACACTAAGCTAAATAAGCTTATTGAAGAAATTTTTGAAAAGCTTGATAATCCTGAAACTGTAGAGCTACTTTCAAAATGGGGCGAAGAAATAGGAGTAAAAGAAAATGAGCAAACAAATTGATTTGCAAAAAATAATGAAAACAGCAGTAAAAAAAGCTTTGAAAGAAGATATTGAACCTGCTGTAAAAGAAGTTTATAAAAAACATGCTGAAACGTTGAAAGATATAAAACCGGGAAAAAACGCTGAAGAGGTTACAAATGCTGCTGCTAAAAAAGCACAGAAAAAGACTGCAAAGCATATAGCTCGCAGAATGTCTGATGAAAAATACATTGTAAGTAGTGATAAATACTTGGCGCCAGAATTCAAAAATACTGGCGCCTTTAGTGTTTATAACGATAAACCGCTTGAAACTTTGATGGGCTGGAAGGATCCTTATTCAGGACAAACCGATGAATTGTCCTTTACCAGATTAGTAGTTGATGGTAATATTCTTATCCACCCTGCTCTTACAGACCATAGAAACAAAGAAAAAATGGATGAAAAGCAATGGGCAATGTATCGTGAAAATAATCGTTTTGAAAAAAAGGCTTTTATCAATCGGGCTATGCACGATCTGAAACAGAATTATAAAGATGAATTTCAAGAGATGATTGCTAAACGCTTATTGGAAGAATATAAAAAGAATAAATAAGGTGTGTGTTTTATGGATTACAAAGGTTATACAGAATATACTTTTGCAAACGATGTCGAAATGGCAAATTTTTACGAGAATATGGCAGAAAATTCTTTAGGCTTAATGGTTAACGAATATTATTTATTGTATTCTCATGATGGAGTTTTGGTTGATAAAATTAAATGGGACGGTATGAAGAATATTGCTGTTACATATAAAGCCATCAATAATGATTGGTTTTCAAAAATTAAACCGATCAACATAGAACAAGAACTTGCCTTTGATATGCTTCAAGATAAAAATACAACAATTAAATTAGTTACTGGAAGGATGGGTAGCGGTAAAACATACTTAACTGTTTGTCATGCTCTGCAGGCATTAAAACAAAATAAATTTGACAAGATTATTTACTTGAGGAATAACGTCTCGGTCAAAGATGTCCCTGAAATAGGATATCTCCCCGGTACAGAATTGGAGAAAATTTGTAATTTTGCTCTTCCTGTTGCTGATGCGCTTGGTGGTAAAGACGGTTTGAATATTCTTATGATGCAAGGGAAACTTGAAATTGTGCCTTTAGGTTTTATAAGAGGTAGGGACTTCAAAAATTCTGCCATTATTGTATCGGAAGCCGAAAACCTCACGGCCCAGCACGTTCAGCTTATTATAGGACGTGTCGGCGAAGGTTCTACACTTTATTTTGATGGAGATATCAAGCAGGTTGATAAGAAGATTTTTGAAACCAATAACGGAATTACAAAGGCTATAGATGTTTTGAAGGGCAACAGGCTTTTTGGATATATTCAGCTGCAGAAAACAGAACGTAGTGAAACCGCTGCGCTTGCAGATCTTTTTGATTAAAGGGCGGTGAGCAGATTTGAATATGATAAAAACTAAAATGACTTTACATAACGACATAACAGGAAGAAAAGCAGCAAACTTTGTTCATGGAGTTACAAGCAAACCTTACAATATATGGATTTACAAGAACGACAGAATGATAAACGCCAAAAGCATTCTGGGATTACTTTCGCTGAATTTACAGAGTGGAGATGAAGTTGAAGTACAAATTAGTTGCGACAACGAGAATGAGCTTTCAATTGTATGTAACGAAATTAATAATTAAGGGCAGATGACTGCCCTGTGTTGAAAGGAGTAATAATACATGGCAGGAAATATGCTTATGTTAGATGTCGGCATAAATTCTAAGAGTGCCGAAGATGGATTAGAATCTCTTGAAAGGACTCTTGAGAAAATAAGTCAAAAGAATGATAACCTTAAAATAGGAGAGCAGTTGGCTAATGATGCGAAACTTGCTCAACAAAGATATAATGATTTAATTCAACTTGTTGAAAATGCAGAAAGCAAAACCAAACAGGTTTTTGCTATGGCAGGTTTAAAATATGTTATTGAAGATATAACTGCGCTAAACCAAAAAATTAAAGAGACCGGCGCAGAGATAGATCAGATCGAGTTAAAGTCTATTAAATTCGATGGTAAGGAATTATTTGATATAAAAGGTATCGACAAGTCAATAGATAAATTCGCTAAGGAAATTGATAAGTCTGCTAATGATTCTTTGAGCAAAATTTTGAAAACTCAGTTGGGTGATAAATTCTTTGCGGAGCAGAAAAAGAATTTGCAGGATCAACTGGAATACGACATGAAACAGCTTGCTAAGAATTTTTCACAAGATAAGCTTGAAGCATATATAAACAAATACTTTAAAACGAAAGCATTTTCTGCGGCAAAAAATGGAAGCGACACAATCGCTCTTAACGGCCGTTTCCCTAAAGAAATCGAACAGTTGCTGAACAATAAAAAGATCTCTGAGCAGCTTAATGCTAACAATATTGATGTTAAAGCGATTTTGCAGCAAAAAGCAAAGGACGTTGCTTATGTTAAGGATATGAAAGAACAAATAACTAAAGAATTCATAAGTTTCTTAAACAACAATACTGATGCAAACACTTTTGGTAAGAGTTATACCGACTCTGACATTAAGGCTATGACCAGTGGTTCAAATATTTCTGAAATAACAAATGAAACGCAGAAGTTAAAAGATGAACTTAAAGAGTTAATCGATCTTTATAATAATTTTAATCATAACACAGATGAAAACGAAATATATGATACCGTTGCGCAAATAGAAGCTCTCCGAACAGCGTTAAAAAGTTTGGGTGAAGAATCTTCAAAGGTCGAGAAAATTGACGATATGGAGATGTATAAAAAGTATCTGAAAACTGTTAAAGATACTCTATCTCTTTCAAGAGATATGAACGAACCGGGTAAGACTGATGATTATAGCGAAGAATATGCGGCGCATGCACAAGCATTATCATATGACATTGATACGTTAAATGAAGTAAATATGCAGGCAATTATTGATAGTAGCGCTAAAGCTGAAAATAAAATTTCAACTTTAAAGGAACGCTTGTCTGACATTGATATGCTGATAGCAAAAATAAATAGTTATAATTCTTTAGCTCCGGGATTCGTTGAAGCAATATTTAATACGAAAGATATCAATAAGCTGAATGAACAAAGAGAAATTATTATTGCTGGGTTGAAAAAGATGGGGGTTGACACATCAGGTATTGGTTCTATTTCAGGAGCTTTAACTGGCGGCAACGATAGCTTGACAAGTGGTACCGGTGACGCCCCAAATAGTGATGAAATGCTATCATCTGAAGAAGCTGAAAAACTTAAGAAAAATTATGCCGATATTACCGCCGAAGTTGAAAAGTATAAGCAGCAGATTACGGAACTGACCGCCAAAATAAAAGAGTATCGCACAACTGCCGATCAGCCTGATGATATCAAAAATAAACTTCTAACTACTGAACAGGCTCTTGAATCTGCCAAGCAGAAGATTGATGAACTCAATCAAAAAATAAGTGACTTAAATGATAAATTAGAATTCGATTCAATAGTTGGCTCCGATGGCTTTGTAATAAACCAAGAAGATTATGATAATCTTACCTCTGCTCTTGAAAAAGTAAAAGCGGAGGCACAAAGTGCCAAAGACGAGCTTGAACAACTTAAAGCTACTTCTGTACAAGTAGGCGAAGGAGAACAAGTTGTTAAGGCTGGCAGCCCTGAAGCTATTAAGGAACTTGGAGAAGCCGTTAAAGCACTTCAGGAAAGAATGAATAAGGCAGAGGAAATTCTGAAAGATATCCCCGAAGGTATGAGTGGGTTAAAAAGACTTAGCGGACAGATTGAAAAAATGTCAGGGAACTTCAATGAAGATGGCAGTCTAAAAAATCTTGGCACCACTGCAGAGGAATTGGCCGAACAGTTTAAGCAACTTGAAAATCAATTCGATGCAAAAATAGATAAAAAAATTGCTGAATTTGAAAAGAACTCATATAAAGGGAAGATGTCAAATAAAAAGTTTAATTTGGCAGGATCGCTTAAAGACTTAAAGGTTGGGAACGATAAGTCTCAAAATGACATTACTGACGATAATCCACAGGAATCAACTGCTAACACTCAAGAACTCTATAAGGAAACGGAAGCATATAAAAAATTATCTGAAGCAGTACAAACTTTTAATGAGCTTACATCTCAAAAAATAGATAAAACCGATTTCGATGCAAGAATAAAAAGGCTGCAAGACATGCAGTCCTGTGTTAAGGATATTATTGCTACCGTAGAGAACTACGAGGGTAAAGCTAACGAACTTTCTGCTTTTGCTTTAAAGAGTAAGAATGGAGACATATCAATTCAGGATAGTACAAAACTTGACGCATTGATGAATAAATTGCAGTCTGGAATCGGCACGAATATTGAAAAGAAAACCCAAATGGCGCAGGCCAAGGAAGATGCAAAGAAATATGAGGCAGTAATTGATGAATATAATCAGAAGTTCCAGAGAATGATTTCGCAGAAAGTAACGTCTGGACAGCAACTCAATGTTTTAAAGCAAAACTTAAAGTCGATGTCTAATAGTGTTGATGCTATTATGGAAAAGTATGACAAATTTAAAGATCAAGACTTTTATTCGTCTGATTTTGCAAACCGTGGAGAGGCTGTTCGTGGGAAGATAAAGGATGCTTATTTAGACCTGAATGATATTTCTAAATATAAAAACTACGAAGAAGATATATTTAATATTCAGGCAAAATATTCCGAATCTTTGAAGAAACAGAAGCAGGAGCAGGATGCTATAGCTGAAGCAGCTCGTAAAAGAGCCGAAGTTGAAAAAGAAGCTTCCGATGCAGCCAAGCCAAAAGAAGTACCTGTCCCCGGAGATATATCAGTTGCCGAAAAATCCAGAGAAGAGCAGAAACGTAAAGCTTTAGAAAGGCAAGCCGCTAATAACAATCGATTAGAAGTCGAATCTCCGTCATCTGATATCCTTGCTTCAGAGGTTCAAAACTTTGACGAAATTGATAAGGCTGTAACAAATTTAACTCAACACATCAATGAAAAAACCGAAGCGATCAAAGCTGAAGCTGAAGAAATGGCTGTAGCGTCGGTGTCTGAAGTTAAAGCTGTAACTTCAATCAGTAATGCTGTAGATGATCTAAAGACAAAGGTTGAAAAGCCATTTAAAATCAGTATTGGCAATACTCCTGTTGAAAATAAACCTTCTGAAGACACAACTAACAGCACTTTGGCAGAAAGTTATAATGTTCTGGATGAAAATCAGGTTGCCTCTATTCGTGAGCAAATTGTTGCTGCGCTCGGAGAAAATAATCCTATTCCTATTTCTTTTACACCTAATGTTGAAGGACTAAAAAAGCAAATCGCCGACGAGTTGAAAAAGGTTCCTGTTGAAATAACCAATAACAATATTAAGGAAACTCTGAACATACAGCATTTAAAAGTCGATCCAAAAGCATTTGGTCAGGGCATTAAAAATGTTAAAATCCAATCATTTAAACTAACTAAAGAAGCCAAGAATGGATTGAAAACTGATCTTGGCGAAGCAATGAAAAACGTTGGATTAAGCTTAGATACAAAACAACTTCAGGCTGATGTTGAGGCCGCCATTACCAGTGCTCGTGCAAAGGCTGCTCAAAGAGAAGTAAGAGAAGCTCAAAGACAAGAAGAGCCACAAGTTCCTAAGCCTTCTAAATCTCAACTAAATGAATATGACAAGATTCAAAAGAGCATCGAGGACGCTTATAATACTGCATCTAAGATGAAAGAGAATGTTTCCGGGGCACTTTCCAATATTTCCAGAGATCTCTCATCAGAACTTCAAAATACAGTTAACACATTGGGCGAAATAAATCCATTAGAAAATTTTGATGATGCGAATGTTTTGGGAGAATGGTTAAATCAAAATAAAGCTATTATTGATAGTTGGAATACTCTTGAGAAAAAAATACAGGACGTTCTCAAGTTAAGCAATAACACAGCAGAAACTTATTCGGCTACAATGTCAAATACAGACTTCGCTTCTAAGATGAGTAAGGACTTAGACAAAATAAAGAATAAGTTTAATGACGTATTTAGTGGAGATCAACTTGTAGCTTATAACAGTCTAATAGAAGCACTTGATAAGAAAATTCAGAATATTAATAGCGGTTCATTGAATTATAATGTCGAAAATATTCAAGAAATCATCAATGCAATGAAGGCTTTGAATGAAACTACCGATAGGTTTACCAATATCAATAAATCTGTCAATAATTTGGATAAGCTTTTAAATACACTTGAAGCCGCCAAGAAAAACACAGTTAATCGTGGTGGTCAAGGTGATGAATATTATAAAGACATAACAGATTTAATTGCCCGAATTGAGAAATTAAAAAATGAACAAAAGGATCTGACAACTGGTTCCAATGAGAAAATCGATGAGTTTCTTGATAAGATAGAATCTATTTCTAAAGAAGTGGATGAGCTCAAGAAAAAAACTTCTGATTTCAAAGGTATAGATAATATTGCCGGTTCCGCTGAAAAGCTCGGCTCTAAATTTGATGATTTAATCTTTAAAATTCAGGATTTTATAGACAAAAACAGTAGGATCAATCAAGATAGCGGTCTTTCTGCCGAGTTTAATAAATTAATGATGTCGGTTCAAAATGCTGATAGATCAGCAAAATCATTGAATGAACTTACTGCGAAATTTAATTCTCTGAAATCTGTTGTTATGAGCAAGGGCTTGACTGGAAGGTCTTTAGGTGACGAGCTTAGCTTTATTGCTTCAAAGATTGGACTCAAAGCAATGATTGGCGGAGCTACGTATCAAGCATTAAACTATCTTAAACAGATGGTTTCTGTAGTCAGAGAACTTGATACTGGAATGACGAATCTCAAACGTGTAAGTGAAGAGACTGAATCTACATATCAAAAATTTATGACTTCTGCGGCTAATCAAGCTCGCAATCTTGGATCAACTATGCAGCAGGTAATTGATGCAACTACTGATTTTAGCCGTTTGGGATACAACCTCAAAGAAGCTTCTGAATTGGCTAACAATGCTTTAATGTATTCAAATGTAGGAGATTTGGATATCAATACCGCAACAGATGACATAGTATCATCAATGAAAGCGTTCAATATTGCTGCCGAAGATAGCATTAAGATCGTTGATACATTTAATACTTTAGGTAACAAATACGCTCTTGCTTCTGCAGATGTAGGACAGGGTCTAAGAGAGTCGGCATCGGCTTTAGCAACAGCAAACAATACAATGGAAGAATCAGCAGCGATGATTACAGCCATAACAGAAATTACACAGGACAGTGCAAGTGCGGGCAATGCCTTGAAAACTTTGTCAATGAGGCTTCGTGGAGCATCTTCATCTCTTGAGGCAGCAGGCGAAGATACTGACGGAATGTGTAATTCTGTTTCTAAATTGCGAGAAAAAATCAAAGGACTTGCTGGTGTAGACATCATGCTTGATGAAGACACATTTAAATCAACATATCAAGTTATGGACGAGATAGCCGATAAGTGGGCCGATATGAGTGATATTAACCGTGCAAGCTTACTTGAAACTATTGCAGGCAAGACAAGAGCAAATCAGGTTTCAGCTTTGCTGAATAACTGGACTACTGCGTCTTCGGCTCTGGTGGATTCTTTAAATTCAGCGGGTTCTGCATTAGACGAAAATACAACATATGTAGATTCTATTGAGGGTCGTATAGCACAACTCAAAGCATCATATCAGAAATTAAGCAACGATGTCTTTGATTCTGGTCTTATAAAATTCTTTGTCTCCACAGGAGACGCAATCGTAAGAGCAACCGATTCACTTCTGTCCTTTAGTCAGATATTCGAAAGAATTGCCCCAGATAGCAGCTGGGCGGAATATTTCGATGAGATCAAAGCTCTTCCCACTATAATTACAGCTATCAGTGCCGGACTTTCAATAAAGAATAAGGGTCAAAAAGCTGATGGCATTTTAGGTATTAATATGCCCTTTGTTCAGGTAACTGAGCAAATGCACAAACCGGAAAATTGCTGGAAATCACTAACGCCGTTCTACCAAAGCGCAGCCTGAAAAGGCATTCGTCATGGTGAGGAAACTCAGAAAAAACAGAACGGCTCCCCTATGCCAAAAGCTAACGGGGTTAATAATGTGAAATCAGCAGCCAAGCCGCTAAGTCCATAAGGATAAAAATTGAAGGGTGAGACCTTCTGCGGTCGGTTCAGAGACTGTAAGTCGGTTGGCAAATTACCCGTGCGTTGGGTATTTGTCTGAGAGACAGTCCAATCTCGGCGAAAGCCGTCCGTGCTCGAGTGTAAAGACACTCTTGGAAGCAGTACGGAGTTATCAAAAAACAAGACCCATCAAACAAATTGATAGGTCTTATATTATTATATTTCACACATCACAATCATAAAAAAGTTCACTACGTAAATCTTTGGCGTATCGACAAGTGGACAAATCATTATCAACAGTATTTACATATGCGTCAGAGATAGACAAAATAGAACTTTCCTGAACATTGGTATGTCTGACGTCATAATATTCTTGACGTAAGCGTTCGGCAAGAGAATCGTTGCGAGTAATATATTTTGTATCCAAAAAATTAAGCAGAAAATCCTTACGGGTCTTGCTTGACTCATATGTTTCAATTAGTCGTTTTGCAAGGTTCGCAAAATCTGGTGCTGAGATGGTCATTGTATCAATAAATTCGATTTGACCATTGATGATTAATTTTGATAATAAGCTACACAATTCATATGGTTGATACCACAATAGAGTTCTCATAACTCCGACGTGTTTCACAGAAAAATAATCTGCTAACCTATATTCAACCCATAAGACATCTTTACTACTTAATTTGTCATTTGACGCTCTAAGCCTTTCGATGTAGCATACCCATTGTTCTTGCCATGTTCTGAAACGTGGATCCGATGCTCTACTGGGCTTATTTTCAATAATTACGGGTTCTGGTTTTTTGATGGATTCAGGTTTTTCATTAGTTGTTAGAAATTTTCCTCTACGATATATAGAAGAAAATTTTTCTTTTTGCTGAGGAGTTAATTTATTAAAGTATTTTATTTGTCTTCTAAGCCACATTCCTACTTGATAAATATTTTCATATATTATTGAATATTCATAATTTTTATGCTCAGGTATCAAACGTACAGCAAGCTCAAACCATTCATCCCAATATAGTGGCTTAATCATACATTCGTATTTTAATTGACGAAGCTGATCTATATATTTATTTTCTAAAAGGCCACGATAAATTTTAATGTTTAATATACCCTTAACCCACATTCCCAACTGAATTCTGTCAGGAGTGCTATAATAATAATCGATGGCTGTTGTTTTATGAGTATCAATATAATCAAGATATAATGAAAAATATTCATCAAAGGTAAGTTTATTATCGAGACCATCAACTTCCGACATGAGATCACCTGACTTATTCACATGCTTTTGCATATACTTTATGAACTTGCAAATCATACTTATGTGTATGATTGGAATAACTATAAAACATTTAAAAAAACTCCACAAAAGCCAAGATGCAATTAAGCGGAAGCCTTATGTGGGATTTAAATCCTGAAGAATTTGAAAAACTTAAAAAGATACTAAATGAGTAGAGCTTACCATTTATACCCGCAGTTTTTGCACTGGAACTGCTTACCTATCTTATCACTTGCGAGATTTTCCAAGAAAGGAGATAACTCAGATGTCCAATTCAAGAAAAATACTACTAAAGGACATATGTGGTAATAGCATTGCCGTTGATATCCCTGATACTCCAAAACCTTTACAAATCACGGAGTATGATACAGAAGAAATCCATTGGAGAAAAATACTTACAATTACGCTCACTTCAATCATTATTGGGTTTAGTATTTTCGGCTTTTTCTGCTTTATTGTGCTTTAACGAATATTTTATAATTACTTTTGGCTCTAATTACCTGTGAAACAAGACATCTTCTAAAGCTATTTGAGGAATGTCGGTATTGGCGGCAATTAAGGCTGCTGTTTTACTGTATAGTTTGACAAGATTTGTCAATGAAAAGATACCTTCTTTCTCAGCTTGAGCTTTGACTTTTTGTCATATCGTTGAGGATCTTACATTATCAATAAACTCATGCCCGTCCGGCGTAATATCGTAAACGTCACACATGAGGATTCTTCCTCTCCTACCGGGAGGCATATCTGCGTTTATTAGACCTGCATAGACTAACTGAATAACCGCATATTTTACTTCATCAATGGAATAATATTCAGATGGTGTAAGAGCATTTGCAATCACAGCATAAGAAATTACAGTATGTTCAAAAATATTATCACTTGATGTATGAACTTGATTTTGTTCAAGATATAACATAATATCTCTGACGGCTTCATTAACCAATTTCACTTATTATTCTCCCTTTAAACTGAAAGGATGTGTTTATTTATGAAAATTAACATAAAAACAATAGATGCGGTAGTGGATATACTTATGAAATTATATGATTACCATTTTACTTCAGAAGAATACGCTATTCTGCTAAGCATTATCCCTAAATCTATGGAACTTGTAGAAAATGATGTCATAGACGGCTCCGATATTCACGACGAAAATTTTGCCGACACATTCTACAGATTAAGAGACTGTGTACATAAAGCTTGTGTAGAAGTATTCTTGCCGTATAAAGATGGCTTTAAGTAAAAAATCACCACTTATACTTACAATTCTTACAACAGAATTATTTGCCAACTGTATCACTGGATAATTCCAGCAGAAAGGAGTATCGCAATGTATAATATTCAAATCAAAATTGATGAAAAGTCCGTAATCAATTTATACAACACCTCTGGAAGCACCTTGCCGTGTGAAGAGTTCGTCAAAAACATCATTTGGCAAAGCAAAATCATCGATGGTATATATGTCTTTTACGCTGATTCACTTCGTCAAGAGTGATCTAAAAAGTATTGCAATGCCGCACCAGCAAAATCCTTCCATGATTTAAAATGTGGATATAACACATCGACTAAACGTTTTTCCTCTTCTTTAGACAAATTATTAATGTTATGAATATCGACTTCGGCGGTTTCAAACAACTTGTAAATATCACCGTTAAAATGATTCTTGCGAAGGAATTCTTTTGAAAATTGTTTTTCAAGAGAAAGTTTATTGAATTTATTGACTTTTTCCTTGACTATTTTTTCAAGCTGTTTTGCGATATTGTTCATTATCAACACTCCTTAAAACATACTCTGTAGTAATATTGTATCGAAAAGTGAAAGTGAATGGGATAGAATGTAGTTTAATATGAGCTTTGTGCGAATATCTTGTAAGGCTTGCTACAGATTTCAGTCAAGACTACCTAATTCTTATCCATTCTACATCTATCGATTCACCACTCTGTACCTTGAATTGTTTTATAAAGACAAGATCTTCACTCCATTTCTCGACAGCTAAAACCATGTTGTCGTTATTTTCATTTCTACGAATATAATATTGTAGCAAAGAAATTATTTCATTTTTGGATATTTGCCGTTTCCGAACAATCTGAGCGAGTATATCATGACGTTCCTGAGAAGATAATCCCTCTTTTTGACTGACGTTATATCCAAGCTTGTGAAGCATAGTTTCGTAATCCGAAGCAATGACATTCTCATAATCTCTTGCACAGCTTATAATCTTCCCTGTTCTGAAATCTTTAACGTCGCAGATAGGAATACCGCTGATACTGTCATATGTTGAATGTAGGATATAATACACATTGCAAGTTTCACAATACCACGCATCGACATTAGCGATTTGAGGTCTCCCATTGACCTTGATGGGAATCTTTGCAATAACATCCTTAATTTTATGGGAATTATTTGAGCAGGAACGTGTGGAATATAAGCCGATTAAGCAATGTGAATTTAAAGTATGCGTAGCGATACTGCCGTTACTTTTTACGTCGGGAGTTGAATAAAGTTCGAAATCATTTGATATTGCTGATAAAAAAACCGTTCTTTCTTTGTTGCAATTTGTACATCGGATATTAACCATATCCCCGTTAGGTAGTGATGATATCTTCCAATATCGGTTATAACAAGAAAAATGTATAGAACCTTTATAAATTTCCCCCACCCTAACAGTATGCGGAGATATATACGGAGCTTTTTTGATTGCCGTCTTGACTTATGTTTTTTGACCATATATAATCACCATTTATACCCACAATTCCCGCATTGATAGCTCTTTCCAAAGTTGCTACTGAAAATCCCCGCTAAGAAGAAACCCTTGGCTTTCTCCCCTGTTGAGATTGGCTTAACATTTGTGGAACCGCAGGTAGGACACTTGGGAACAGACGTACCCTTTTTCTGCTCGGCGATTTGGTTGCGCTGCAATTCTAAATGGCGCATTTCGATGGCGTGTTCGTCTCTCAGGCGGCGCTTGTAGAGCTTTTCGGAGAACTCAGGGTTTCCGTAGAGAGTGTCGGAATTAGCATGACCGTCTGCATCTTTTTTGCTCGACCAGCTATCATCACGAGGTGCTTCGAATGTATAGGTGATCAAATGTTCATAACGACAATAAATACAATTTTTATTAGCACTCCAAGGGTGATATTTTAAACATCTTGGACATATTTGATATTCGGCTTTAAACATTTCCATATTATCCCCTCCCATTATAAATCATAACACCGAAGAGGCCTTTTGTCAACACTTTAAATAAAATAATTTCTCACAATTATTTTACTATGATAACAGATTGAATATATTCCAACCTGCTTCGGTTATTAAGCAAATAAAAGAGCGATGGGAAAATAAGGGTAATTTGTTTAATATTGTTCTTGATGAAAAAGAGATAAAATCCAGACTTGACCAAGCTAAAGAAGATATAAAAACCTTTTCTTCTGACGCATATAAATACTGGAAGAGCATTGCCGAAGGCACAAACGAAGCAACTGATTCCGTAAACGCTTATCTTGCAACATGCGTTGCCGGCAACAGGGCAGTTTCCGAAGAAGGATATCAAAAATATATTGGCTCTACCTATGTTGATTACGCTCAGAACAATACCAATATTCAAAAGATATTTGACCGCTATATTGAGCTTAAGGGTAAAATAGATGATGCACAGGCAGTTTTGGAAGAATCAAAAAATAATTTGGGACTGTTTAAGCCGTCTCTCGATGACAATGCTTACGAACAGGCTAAGAAGGCCGTAGAAGATAATGAAAAAGCCATTGAGAGTGCCCAGAAAGCATATCGTGAGTTCGATAATTCTATACGAACCGTAAATACCGGCATAGCAGATTTTGCACAAAAGCAAACACTCGGTGCCAAGTCCGGTAAAATCTACGAACATCAGGCTCGTGCTACCGCTGCCGCCAAAACAGTAGAGGCAGCGGCTATGACAGCTGCAAATATTGCTCTGTCGTTTGGAATCAGTTTGATTGTTCAGGCGGGAATTTCTGCGCTTGCTGCGTGGATAAATTCTGAGAAAGACGCAATTAAAAAGGCAAACGAACTTGCTGATGCTTTTAATACTGAGAATGATTCTATCAATGATAATATAGATAAAATAAAAGAACTTAAAGATGCTATAGAGTCTGGGACTTTAACCGATTCTGAAGCTTATGATAAGAAAAAAGATCTTCTGGAAATTCAGAATGATTTATATAACACTTACGGAGAAGAAGCTGCAGGAATTGATCTGGTCAATGGTAAGCGTGACGAAGAAATTGCTAAGCTTAGAGAAATCCAAAAGCTTAAAGCTCAGGAAACATTAAATAACGGAGGGTACGCAGGAGAAGAAGCTGCTGAGAAATATCTTACGCAAACAAATAAAACCGGCTGGAATGCACTTCTATCAGAGGGTGCAATGTCAAAATTTTCTCTTGCAGGTTTTACTGAGGCGTTACCTGGAAATTCAGATGTAAAAAAAGGACTACTTCAAGAAGCTAAAAGACTTGGAGGACAGCGTGATCTAATAACTCGAACTACAACATTTGATGATGTTACATATGAAGAAATGATTGAAATTTATGATTCATTGATTCAATACATCAACGATAATTTCGAGGCCAACGATAAAGAAGCTGCCAAGTGGAGAAATAAACTTTCAGAACGCAGGCGAGATTTAGCAGAATCTGAAGATTATAAATCAAGCAAAGAAGGTTATGAGAGTAGTGCAAAAGAGCGAATTATCGCAAATGATGATGCCTACAATTATTATCTCAAAATTCAGCAAGCCATCGATGATTACAATGAAGCTGTTGTTTCCGGTGATATTGATGAAATCAATAAGGAAATTGAAAGCCTAAGTAAATTAAAAGATGGAATATTAGACATCGAAGAAGCTGCAAATCATCAGAATGTTGCCGATTATTTCAACGAAATGTTTAGTGTATTTGATCAAGACATATCTGAACGAAAACTGCGTGATGCAATCACAACCGGCATTAGTAATAATGGAAAATGGGGAACTATATCTAAAGCACTTAACGGTAAAACAGACGTAGAAGCAAAAGCTTACCTAAGCAATGCTGAAAATGGCCTTACTGACTTTTTGACTGTTGCACAAGAGACATTCGGTACTACAATAGATGGTATCATTTCGACATTTGCAGATCTCGGCATTATTGAATCTACAACAGCCGGCGACACTGACGCTGTAACCAAATCGTTCTCTGTACTTGTAGAACAAATGGATACTACGAGAGATAAAGTTGATAAATTCGATACGGCTATGTCAAAAATGATGACCGGCGAAACAATGGATAGCAGCGAAGTAAATGAAATACTCTCATTTGCTCCCGATCTTTTAAGTTCAGTTGAAAAAACAGCCAATGGATATGTTATAGCTTATGATAAAATGGCTGAAGCAAGAGAAAAGTTTGTTTCTTCCGAAAGAAAAGATATTTCAGATGAAATAAAGACAAATAAAAAAGAAGAAACAGAGATCAAAAAAGAAATAGCTGAGCTTCAAAATAATTTATATACAACTGACGATCCCGAGGAAATGCTGGCATCCTGGAAAAGCAAGCTTAATAAATATACTTCTTTAAACGATGAAGTCGGCATTAAGCAAGCTACCGAGAATATTGATAAATATGAAAAGATCATCGAACAGAATAAGCAAATCAACGCTAAGATTGACGACAGAAAAAATAAAATCAAAGATATAAATGCCGAAACAGCACAATATCAATTCTTGCTCGAACAACTGGAAGATTCTACTCGGGACTGGGTGTCTATACTTAATAGTGCGGCAGATAAATTTGAAACTATAACAAGTAAAATACTTGAAATGCGTAATCAAATGGCTGCATATGGTGAACTTGATCTAATTACTGCTCTTGATTTTATGCAGCAAGTTCCTGATTGGCAGAATTATCTCAGTGTTAATAACGGAAAAATAGTATTAAATAATCTGGATAACACTACTCTATCTGAAATGATAAAGAAAACCAGCGGACTGGATGATGCGTATAAAGCACTGAAAAACACTACTGATAAGCTTTCAGTTGCTCAAGAAGCATTCGAGTCAAAACTTAAAACCCTTAAAGAAAAGCTTGGCGGATTAAATAGTGAAGGAAAAAATTCTGCTCAGATTCTTTCCGATATGCAAGCAAGTGGAAAATATACGACAAAACAACTCGAAGAAGCCGCAATGCGAATGGGCAAATTGGAAAGTGGAATAAATGCTACAGGAGATGCTATAGAAGATAGCAAGGAAGAATTGACATTCTTAGATGAGATTCTAAAATCCATTATTGAATCGTTCAAATCTTCTGATGCCGTTAACAAGTTCAATAAGACGGTAAAGAATCTCAAACATCAATTAGCTACGGGTGAAATAAATCAAGAAACATATGACCAAAGTTTTGCAACGGCTGTTACCACTTTGAAGAATACGGCAGCAGCTAATGATTCAGAAGCTCAAGATCTGATCGACAGTGGCGAAGAAGAGATATATAATGCTAAGCTCACTCAGCTTCAGAAAAATTTTGATGACGCAAAACTTATCATTGATAATGCTCGTGAAGACTTGCAAATAAGTGTCCTTGAATATCAGAAGCAATTTGCTGCTCTCAATGAACAGTATTACGCTCCGGGTACAAAGATTGGCAATACAGAAGATGGTAAGAAACAGTATGAAGCTAATCTTCGTGAAATTGAAAAGCTCGCAGGAGACGCATTCAGTGACATTACTTCCAGAATTCAAAGCTCTATTGATTTTGGTAAAATAATCGATTCAAGCATCATTGATGATATCAAAGAAGTATTTGAAGGTCAAGAGCTTCCTGATGCAGTTGCTCAATCAATTCAAAAGGGCATAGAAACGGGCATATGGAATGCTACTGATTTAGCAGCTATGGCTCCCTATCTCTCGGAAGCCCTGCTTGGCAATTCTAAACAGTTGACCGGCGCACTTCAAGATGCGCTTGAACAACAGAAGAGTTACGTAACATCGGCATTTGAGTACGAAAAAGAGCAGCTCGACAATCAGCTTGAAGCCGGACTTATCTCATCTGACGACTATATTGACGAATACACTAAGCTCTGGGAAAAGTATTACAAGGACAAGAAAGAATTTGCAAAGGAAGATTTGCAGACACAAAAAGACATCCTTGAAGCCTATAAGAGTGAAATTCAGAAACAGATAGACGGCTTAGACGCAATGTCCGAGCTGCAGACTCAGCCTTATCAGGACGAGATCGATGCACTGAACGATGTCCAAGATGAATACGACAAGATGATGGACAAGCGCATCAAGGCTCTGAACAAGGAAAAAGAGAAGCTCGAAGAGCAGAACAAGGAACGTGAAAAGGCAAACGACATACAAGACAAGTATCTTGCGATGCAAAAAGCAAGTGTTAAAAAGTATATCGTACTGACCAACCACGGCTGGGAAGCTCAGGCAGACAGTGAAGAGTATGAACAGGCTAAAAAGGAATACGAGGACGCAAAGCAGAACTCCGTAACAGATGCTATTGAAAAGCAGATCGACGCCCTTGAAAAAGAAAAAGAAGCCCGTGACGAGTCTATCCAGACCGAGATCGAGGAACGTGAAAAACAAATCAAGCAAATCGAGACGCCCATCAACAATCTGACAAGGGTTCTGACGGCGCTCTTAGCACAGCAATACAATCTTGATCCTGACTTTATAGCCCAGCTTTTGTCCAGCGCCGATGGTACAACAGCGCTCGAAGCTTTGAACAAGAAGATGACTTTCAGTCAGTCTCAGGCTTCCGCTGCCGGCGTAGATGTTCCCGACGACACGCTTACCACTTCCGATGCTCAAAGAATGGTCGATGAATTGGCGGAAGAGAACAACCGTACTACGGAAGAGGCTGCCAAGAACATTGGGCTTGACCTGAACAGCAGTAATTCTACAGCTACAGGGACCACTAAATCGAGCAATACCACTGCACCTCAAAGTGACGAGGTGACAAAACTCATTGCTGAGTGGAATGCGTTCTATGCAGAGCTTCAAAAGGTTCCTTCCAACTATGGCGAAAAGGAACACGAGGGCAATGTAGATATTAACCACAGGACATCTGTTGTACATGATACCGAGGGTAATTACGGTACTATTTACGGCTCGACATTGACATACAGCGATCTCGCTGACTTGTTCGAGCAATATCTTGTCAGTCAAGAAAAGCAAGGCAAAATAATAAGCGAGGACATCTGGGCTATTTCCGAAAGCCTCTGGCAAAAGGCTGACCAGCACCCCGATGGAGCGTTTAATGTATCTCCCTTTAAGCCCGATGGAAAATCCGTAGTTGATCTTAACAGCGAAACCTATGAGGACGACCTGTATAATTATCTCATAAGCCAGTTGGCTAAGGGTATCAAGCTTGAGAATATGGATATCTTCATGGGCGGCGACTATACAACCGTTGACGAAGCGGACGCTGCTGCTCAGAAGGCTCACGAGGACAGCGCTGAACTCTACAAAAAGGGTGCAGAGATACTTACTCAGCTTCTGTTGCGGGGCTATGATATCAATCAACTCCAAGGTGCGGCTTATGATGGCGAGGCAATAAAAACGAACACCCAAGCCACCGAAGCTCTCACGGAAGAGATGAAAAAGTCTAACGACAATGCCGAAAAGCAAAATGCCGATAGTAAGAGCGACGACAATAAAGCTAATGGCAATACTGTCGGAGGATATAACCTCGTTGCTGACCTCAAGACGGGTAAGCTTACAAAGAAACCCGTTACAATCAACGGTGAACCTGTTGAGGGTCTGGGTCATAAAGTCAATGCGACCACAAAGGCTGAACATGATAAGCATAAGTCTGACTATCAAAAGGCGCTTGAAAGCGGAACATTTACCGGCTCTTTTGCAGACTACATGAGGCAGCAAAGGGTTCGCAAAAAGGGCATCGTTCCTATAACCGAGGCAACCGGCGGAGAAGCTAAAATTGTTGCTCAGGCAATTCAGGCGTTTACGGGAAGTGCAAACATTCCTGTTAACTCGAACATTAAGACAAATCAGCTTATCGAGCCTGCAGATGTGGTTCAAGTCAACACTCAGCCTGCGTTTAATTGTACGATTAATATTGAAGGCAGTGCTGATAAAAAGACAATATCCGCTATTGAAAACAAGCTGGACGAACGTTTTATCGAATATACCGACGCTTTGAACAAGTCAATCAATCTGGCTTACAACAAGCAAAAGGGTAAACGTTAATTTTACAAAGGGAGCTCTTTATGGGCTCCCCTATTTCTGTCTGCGAGACTGCATGAGGTCAAGTAGGCACTTATGATAAGAAAGGAATGTATTTATGAAGAAGGATTTGAGCAATCGAATTAGTGCGTTAGGCACAAACATTATACAAAAACCTAATTCTTTGTCTGCTGATTCACTCAAAAAGGCAGGCTACGACAAAACCCTCATCGGTTTTGTTTCAGATCAGCAAACCAAAAACGACGGCACGGTTCAGTGGGAAATCCAGACCGAGGGCGCCGCTTATATGATAGATGCAAAGAAAAGCAATATTACGACTGTGGGTCAGAGGGTAAGGCTGTATCTGCCGAATCATGACTACAGGAATAAGTATGCAGAGGTTATAACCGACTATGAGTTTGACCACCCATCGAAAGCTGTGTATGACTCCGAGAAATGCACCGTAACCGAGACTTGGCTGCTTTCCGACAAGACGGAAGAGACAAGGGTATTTACTCTGACTGTCAAAGACAAGGGCGGTTCATCGGAAGAAGTCACGGCGATCACGTTTCCTGACGGCACTGTAATGAGCTTGGAGGGATTTTGATGGATGTTAAAGAGACTTTGACAAGATGGTCGAGGGCGTACATGGAGCCGAGTTTGTTTTATGTGCCAGCGAAGAAGAATGATGAATATTACAATATCACATTTCATATGATGGTGGATTATTTTGACACAGTTGATGAAAAGATATTGACGAATATGACTATAGAACAATTATGGACTAAATATCGTGAAGAAACATCAGATTGGGCTCATGCAAAATATGGTTCTATTGGAGGAAACGTTAATACAGAGAGTTCATTTTTCGTTGCCTACGATACTAATGGAAACATTGCAGATTGTTCATTATGGCGTGATGCTATGTCTTTTTCTGAAATAGCTGAAACAGAGGAGATTGATGGATATGTCATTGAAACATATCGTGTTACTAAAGTACCACATATGTCTTATGGTTGGTATCGGCGTGTTATTAAAAATATCCCTAATGAAGAAACTATTGATACTCTTCTTGAAACATATCAAGATTATAATATAAGTTTGTATGTGCTCCATTCAGGGGAAGTATATATAAAAGTGTTTGATAGATATGATACTGAAACAAAAAAATATTATTACAAGAAGCAAAAAGTTGGAACATATAGCTACAGTAATGATAAATTTAGTATTGATGACGAAAATGTTTATTACGATTATATGATATTAGGTGACAACTCTAAATGGAATAATTATGATGGCACACCTACTGTTTTTGGTTATACTTCATCAAACGATTATAATACAACTGCCCCGATGCTGATGCTGAAAAAGGGGGCTTATATTATAAAACAAATTGTTTCCGCTGCTGGGTGTGAACTCATGACGCCTTTTACAATAACCGTTGATGGGGATAAAACAATATATTATAAAATCAACCTTAAGGGCTTAATTCAAAGAGCAGAACTTATAGATTGTAGTGACGGATATCATAAATTATATGACGGCTCTGACACTTCTGGGTATAACGATAAGTGGACGATTGATGCAAATAAGTCTTATGGCTCATTAGAAACAATAAATTATACGTATAGACTTTCAGACAACAAACTTTTAGTGAGACAAAGATGTAGTAATGGATATAGCGGGGGCATATACATTGTTCATGGTATTATGGGTGAACAAAATAAAGAAAACAGATGGATTGCTTGTTCAGGAAAATTAGTAAGATATTATTTGACATATGGGGGATATCCACACAAAGATGATGAAACATCTCTGTATGACGATGATACCATTGTTGCATATTCATATACGACTATATTGTCAAAGCAACCGCTTAATGAACAAGAATTACAGTTAATTGGAATAACGAAAAACGAGAGTGGAATACAAATTAGTACAGGTAGTGTGTATTTTTATGACAATAGATATATGACTTTTTCTGTGGAGGGCGGCGTGTATAATCCCTATGAGACAGATATCGGATATGAAGAATATCAAAACATACCAACGGCTGATGAGATAGCGGCGACAATAAATAAGAGGTCACTTAGTGAATGGTACACAACGAGGGACGAAAAGGATGAGCGTGGAAGCCATGGCTTAATGATAAAAGATGACGGTCACTGCAGGTGGTATGTTTTTTATAACGGGACGACATCTTCTTTATATGACTATCATAATCTATCTTACTCACAAAGATTACTTAATGAGACAACTGGTTCAAATAGAGGTTCTCAAATGAATGTCGTACTCGATTACTATGAATCTGATAATATTGATATAGAGAATGTAAAAAAATATATGACCAATAGTATTCCAGCGTATAGTCATAATTATGATGGTAAATCTACAAATAATGTTTATAAAAACTATTTAACCTTATTATCATCAGAAGTAAAACAAGACCCTGACTGGAATGAGGAAAAATTCAACAAATTCCAGACTGAAATGCGTCATAGGCTATATGAAGAACAACTTAAATAAAGGACGGTGAATAAAAATGTCAGAAACCCTATGGGGAATAAAAATATGGGACTCGACAGGCATATACTACTATACCGAAGTCGATATCTCTCAGGATATACAGCATAATCGCCCCACTGAGTCTCAGGTGGGCTTATATAACAAATACCCTTTCCATACGCACAATGGAGAGGGCTTTTATTTTAGCGGCAGCTGCTCGGGATATTCGTTGGAAAGTAATTCCGGCATGTGCAGGTGGTCGAGGGCTTTCATCGAAACAGTGATGTCCGATATTTTTTCGTAGATCCGTTCTTCGGCATCGGGCAGGGGTTTGTAGGAATACACGATACATCCGTTCTGCTTGTCTGGCTTGAAGTAGGCATTCCGATACTGCCCGATGAATCTACCGAGCCGCTGCCCCATATCCAGCAGACGAAATTCCGCCCATAAATCCATAAAACCATTACTGGCAGGAGTGCCTGTCAAACCTACGATTCTTTTCACGTTTGGTCGAACTTTCATCAGTGCCTTGAAACGTTTGCTCTGGTGGCTCTTGAAACTGGAGAGTTCATCAATCACCACCATGTCATAATCGAACTTCGTGTTGTTGACGAGCCAGTCCACATTTTCCCGGTTGATGATGTAGAGGTCGGCAGGGGCTTTCAGGGCAGCAAGGCGTTCTTCCTCTGTGCCGACCGCTACGCTGTATCGCAGCGGTTTCAAGTGCTCCCATTTTTCAATTTCAGCAGACCATGTATCCCGTGCAACTCGCAACGGTGCAATAATCAAAACTTTTCTGACCGTAAATAGATCAAACATCAAATTGTGGATTGCAGTCAGTGTTGTAATCGTCTTACCAAGTCCCATGTCCAGAAAGAGTGCTGCGATTGGATGTTCTTCGATAAA